AAATATACAGCCAGATTCGAGGAAGAGGATTTTTATGATGACCATTATAACGACAGGTCACTGCCATTTTATGTTGAAGGATTGGAATGGTTAGAGGAAGCCCCGGCCCCGCAAGCTATCCCCGAAAAAGAAGAAGGGGAGCAGGAAGCCAGCCCTGTTGAGCAGATTTTGGAATATATGTTTCAGAACCGCTACAACGAAACCAACCCCGTTTTATATGCTCACGTAGCCTCATTTATTAAACAGGATAAAAGTTAACGAAAATCAATTAAATGTTAAAGAGTAAGTATATCTACCTAATTCCATTAAATTAATTTGCATCAATAACGACTCAGCAGTAAATTTATCCATAAATAACCACTGTTTATGGAAACCGCTTTTATCTGCTTTACCCAAGGTGACTCCAAGGATGCTATTATGCAAGAATGTTCTGCAAAAGAACTATTAGGATTAACTATGATTGAGGATGCTCAATTCTACATTGATGATGAATTAGGTGAATATTTTATTTACTGCATGAATTAAACAAATATTATACCAAAAAAAACAAGCCATGCATTACGAATTTAAATTTAACGGACAACAAAGATTAGTACTCACACCTGAAAATGAAGATGAAGAAAGATTTTTACAATTAGTATTTGGAAATGAGAACGTAAAGGTTGAAAAGTTAAAAAATCTGACAACAGGATCACAAGATATAATAATTACAAAATCTCCAAAGTTAGAAACCATCTCTTATTAAAATCAACTAAATCTTAAAATCATGACAACGAAAAATTTAAGGGAGTTATCCCAACGGATTCCTATTGCCTCAACTAAACCTAATACAAATTGTATTACACTATACAATCGTAAAGGTTTTAGAGCATGTGTACACAATGTACAAGTACAGGAATATACCCCTATCAATCCAAAAGATGTAGATTTTTCAGACTTTAAGGATGTGTTGTTATCATTAGTAAGAAAAGAGTATGATTGGAGAATAAATTTGACCAGTTCGTATATTTCTGATACTTTTGCTAGGGTGTATGAGAAACCAGTGAGATTTTCTGATAAAATATCAGACTTAATTATTAAAATTAAAAACTTTATGGTACAAACAGGTAAAACAATTGAACAAGTAGTTGGTGATATTAGAAACTATTTAGGTTATAAATGTTCGTTCTTCCGTATTCAGAATGGTAGAGAAGTTCCTATTAATTCTGACCGCATTCAAAAAGCCTACGAACTAATCAGTAAAAGGGCTTCCTTCCTGCAAGTAGAAAATGCTTTATATCTATAACAGAACAAACCACTTATAAATGCTTTTCCCCACCAAAAGAAAACAAACCAATCCTTATGGATTTATAAGGATGGAAAAATGGGGTAGTAACACATCTGACCTGAAGGTATATGTCGGCTATTGTGAAAATGGTGACATATATCTTACAGGGGATGTGAGAGAACTTCCTATTTTTTCTACAAGTAACAAGCTTGGAGAAGATACAATAACTGTAGAAGCTTTTGAGATAATGAAGGAATTCTACTCTAATGAGGAACTGACCACATGTGAATATGAAGTAATTAATTTAAAAGGTAAATTTCAATTTAATATTGAACGTAAACCTGAAGTAAAATATGACAGAGAAACTGGAAACTCAACTATACATGTATTTGGGAGACTTGCTATACAAAAGAGATAATACACATGATTGGATAGAAAGAGAGAAGGTAATTAGAAAATTAAATGCTGTATACACTCTACTGGATATAGATAAAAATGAACAAACATTCTCAGATTTTGCTAAACAAATAATAAGAGAAGTATGATAACTACAGAGGATATTAGAAAGAATGGTTTAGTATACGATTTGGAAACCATTCGGGGTTGCTTCCTTGGATCATTCTATTCTTTTGAAACTGGAACATATACAGATTTCCTGATTAATAAATACCAGAATGATCTGTATAAATTAGTGAAGTTTTTAGATGACAATAGGTATAGTAAATACTTTATTGGATTTAACAGCTTAAACTTTGATAATCAGGTAATTGAATGGATATATGATAACTACCAAGAGTGGTATAATCTTACAGGTCATGAATTAGCCGCTAAGATTGCAGCATATGCATCAAAGGTAATTGATGATAACAATTATGGATTATGGCTACCCTATAAAGAGGAAAATATGAAGTTTAGACCAGTAGATATACCACGTATATTCCATTGGTTTAATGAAAATAAGAGGGTGAGCTTAAAACAGGCAGAGTATGAACTTAGAGCAGAAACTATAGAAAACTTTGAAATTGATCCTAATAAGGAAGATTTTACTCCAGAAGATGTAGAATATCTCATATATTACTGTCATAATGACGTTAAGTATACAACAGAGTTATTTGATTATGTAACTGGTAATGTACAGCATCCATTATATAAAGGAAAGGATAAAATCTATGATAGGTTGGTAGTAATGGATGAAGTGGGTCTACCTTGCCTGAATTGGGATGATGTAAAGATTGGTTCTGAATGGAATAAGCTGGACTATATGAAGGCTACAAGAAAATCAGAAGATGATCTAAAGCCCAAGAAGGTAGAACAAATATATGGTAAGAAGTTTAAGCTGTTCTTCCCTCCTACAATGAAGTTCCAAACCAAAGAAATGAAGGAATTCATTGAAAAGTTAGGAAATACTTATATTCTTGCAGACAAGCAGGAATTTAAGTATGTATTTTCTCCTACACTTACAGTTACTATAGCCAAAGGTGGTTTACATTCTAATGAAGGTCCACGCTTTCTACAACCTGCTGAAGATGAAATATATCTTCAGTGTGATAAGGGCAGTCAATATCCAAATGCAATCTATAAGTTTGGTATATACCCTCCTCACCTTGGAATTGAATGGAATAATAGTATTCCTGTAAAGATTGAACGAAGATTAGGAAACAAAGCAAAGTATAAGAAAACCAAAGACCCCAGATATAACTCCCTACAGGAAATGGGTAAATTACAGTTGAATGGTGGATTGTATGGACAGTTGGGTTTAAAGGGTGGATGGCAGGAAGATCAAATAGGATTATTAAAAACCTGTATGGGTTGTGAGATTGAAATTCTAATGGTAGTAGAAGGTTTAACCATGAAAGGGTTTAATGTAACTTCTGTTAATACTGATGGTTTTGATATTATCCTGAAAAAAGATAGATTAGATGAATTCTTTACCATGATGGAAGAGTTTGAAACTCTTACTGGTGATAGAGAAAGAGGGAATTTCGAATATACAGTATTTGAATGGATGGTTCAAACTTCAGTGAATGACTATTGTGCAAGTAAGCTTGGAGTATATGAAAAGAGAACATTTTATGAAGATAAGATACAAACCAAAGGCTCTCTATACCCTCACCTGAAGATGAAGGGAGACTTTACTATAGATTTTGATTTACATAAGAATAGTTCTAATAGAATTATACCTTTAGCCTTAGTAGCATATTTTGATCAGAATATAGACCCTGAAGAGTTTATCAACAAACACAATGATATCTTTGATTTTTGTGCAAGGAGCAGTTCTGGTTCTACTTACTATCATGAAGGATATGGTAAATCTGATGTATTTAAATTACCAAAGCTCATTAGATACTATGTAGCTAAACAGGGAATACATATCAAAAAGATTGTAAAACCTGACATAACTACAGGAGCTAATGATCAGAGTGTACAACCTTCTGAATTCTTAAAGAAAGTATGTAATAGGCTTGTTCCTGAAGAGTTTCAAGATCACCTCAAGAATGTAAACAGACAATGGTATATTGACAAGGTTAAAGAAACTATAATAAATATAGAAAGAGGTAAAAAGATTAAAAGAAAACTTCCTCCAAAAGAACAATTAAGTTTGTTTTAAATACAAAATATACTAACTTCACAAAAAATATAAAGTATGCAACAAGTCACATCCGTATTTTTAGTTAGCGATTTCACCACCGGGGAAGTTTACAGAGAATTTATCGAAGGTACTGGTCAAGAAGCCATTTCTCATTTACGAACCTTATATCCACGATTCACCAAATTTGTATTAGAAGGATTCGAAGTAGAAGGAAACATGCAGTACTTAAACTTAAAGTAGTAGAATTATGGTTAATATTGAATTGTATGAAAAGTTGCTAAATAACAGCCTATCACTTGACCATTTCTTTGTTCTTAAATCCCTGTACTATAATGAGGAATTGCCAAAGAATAAAAGAGTACAGGGGTTTTTGAACCTCTTAATTAAGAGGGGATATATTGAAGATGGTATACTTACAGAGATAGCTATTGATCTGGTACAGGAGTTTACTCCAGAAGTAACTACCAGTATTGAGGTAGAAGAAAAAAAGGAAAAACAGGTTACAGAATTTTCAGCTTGGGTAAGAGATGTTCGCCTGAAATGTCAGGATAGAATATTCAAACTCAAAGGAACTAAACAAGTAAGGGATAGAATCAAAGGTAAGGCTTATTCATTCTTACCAAATGAAACAGATTTAGCTAAAAACTTATTAAAAGTTATAAAGCTATACAGAATCACAGATTATCAATTAGTTGAGAGAAAACTATTAGAATATATAGAGCAGTGTAATAGGGATAACAACTGGTTTCCTATTCTGTACTATTATATTTTTAAAGATGGTAAATCTCAATTAGTTACAGATATGGAAAATGATGATATTTCTGAAGTTTCAAATGAAGTAAATACATTAAAACCTACCGATTATGGAACTGAAGGTTAAAGAATCCGAACTTCTCAGGCAGGAGATTGAACGTGGTATGTCAGGTGAAAATGAAGGTATCTCCTTTGGGGAATGGAGAATTGACCAACATTTTCAGATTAGAAAAGGTGGATTATATTTACTTGGTGGTTATCCCGGTAGTGGTAAGACTTCACTTGCTGATGAATTATTTGTACTTCAACCATTTGATTTATTAAAGAAAATGAATCTTTTAAGTAAGTATAGAATAATTTATTGGTCAATGGAACGTCCAAAAGCTCATAAATTATCCAAATGGTTGAGTAGAAGAATCTTTAAGGAACATGGGGTACTGATAGATTTTAAAAGAATTCTTGGTTGGTATAACAAAGTAGCCCCTCTCACTACTAAGGAGTTGGATTATGTAATGCTGGAATTACCATATATAGATGAGCTATTTGAAACTCTTCTTGCTGGAACTTTCCATACAGGTAGAGTAAATCCTACAGGTATTAAGAAGTTTGTAGATGAATATGCAGCAGAGCATGGTAAAACAGAAAAGATAGGTAAGTTCAGTAAAGTGTATATACCTCATGACCCAAGTATAGTTACATTTCAAATATTTGATCACATCGGTAAACTAAAAGGTGAAAGTGGAAAAACCAGAAAACAACTCTTGGATGACTTTTCAGATGATTGTTCTAATGACTATCGTGACTTGTATGGTATCTCTTCATTGTTTATTTCTCAGTTTAATAGGTCTATTGCAAATCCAATGCGTATTAAGAATGGTGATGTAGAACCTATGCCCGAAGACTTCAAAGAAACAGGTGATATCTATGAGGATGCAGATATAGCACTTACTATATTTGATCCTTGGAGATATAAAGTTCCTGATCCTTCAGGATATGATCTAACTAAAATGAAGGATGATGATGGTAAGAAGTATTATAGAAACGTTAAGTTAATGAAGAACAACTACGGCGCAGAAGATATAAGATTTGGTTTTGGTTATCAACCTGAAACTGGTATCTTTAAACTTTTAAAGAAGCGCAGGGATATGACTGAAGGGGATTATACATCTCTTACAAATAATTCTATGTTCTTAAAAGATTAATAATGTATAAATTACGTGATTATCAATTAGCTCCCGCAGATGTGGGAGTTAATTATTTTAATGGGAAAAGTAAAAATCCCTCCATTATTGTGTGTCCAACGGCGTTTGGCAAAAGCATTCTCATAGCTGATATAGCAAATAGATTGAGTGGTAAAACTTTAGTATTGCAACCTAGTAAAGAACTATTAGCTCAAAACTATGAGAAGTTAATAGGTATGGGTGGAGAAGCCTCTATCTATTCTGCTTCCTTTAATACAAAGGAATTTGGGAAAATCACCTATGCTACTATTGGTTCTATTAAAAAGTTAGGAGAAACATTCAAGGAATTGGGTTATGAACATGTAATTATTGATGAGGTGCATCTATTTCCAAGAGAAGCAGATAGTATGCTTGGGAAGTTCCTGAAAGATGCACAGATTACCAAGGTACTAGGATTCACGGCTTCACCCTTTAAATTACAAACCAATCTGGATGTGTTTAGTGGAACCAGTTATTCCAAGCTTGTAATGTTAACCAATAAGAGCAAGAAGGGTAATTTCTTTAAGGAAATTCTTCATGTTACACAGATAAAGGAAATGTTGGATAGAGGGTATTGGTCTAAATTAAGGTATGAAATATATGATTTTGATACAGGATTATTAGTATACAATAGCACAAAAGCTGAATTTACAGAAGAATCCATTCAGAAAGCCTATGAAGATCAGAATATTCATACCAAGATAATTAGGAAAATACAGGAAACAGACAGAAAATCTATACTTGTATTTGTTCCTTCAGTAAATGAAGCCATTATACTTAGTAGAGCAGTTCCTAATTCTGCTGCTGTATATGCAGATATGGATAAGAAGGATAGAGATAAAATAATTACTGACTTCAAGGCTGGAAAGATTAGGGTTATCTTTAATGTAAACATCTTATCAGTAGGATTTGATCATCCTTTAGTAGATATGATTATTTGTGGAAGACCTACAGCTTCTCTTGCATGGTGGTATCAGGCAGCAGGTAGGGGAACCAGAATACACTCCTTAAAACAAGACTGTTTAATTGTTGATTTTGTAGGAAATAGTGATAAATTTGGAAAGATTGAAGACTTATACTACAAGAATGAAAGAGGGTACTGGAAACTGTATGGTACAGGCGGTAAGTTATTGACAGGTGTTCCCATTCACGATATTGGTAATGTTGTTGACCCTGCTACCCTGAAAACAGGGGAATCTAAGCTGGACTTTGGTAAGCACAAGGGTAAAATGATTAAAGAAGTACCTTTAGACTATCTACGTTGGATGTTAGGTCCAGATTATCAATTTAATAGAAGAAATGAACACTTAAGAGCAGAGATTGAAGCTGTAATAGCCGCTACCTCTACCCCTGTAGCTAAGTAAATTTTTAATGTTAACAAATTATATTTGCTATTAGTTCTTATACTTAATATATTTGTATGAATACAGAATTAAAACAAAAATGGGTTGAGGCTCTCCGTTCTGGAGAATACCGACAAATCAGAGGCAGACTAAATGATTATGATAATGGTTATTGCTGTTTAGGTGTTTTATGTAAGGTCGCAGGATATGAAGTAATTGGTACAAACATCCTTGAAAATGAAAAAATTGTAGTCGAAAATTATATAGCTATTGATAACCTAATTAAAGATGATAGTTATGATGTATCATATTTTATACAATTAAATGATAATAACCGATATACATTTGATGAGATAGCAGAATATGTAGAGAAAAACTTATAAATAAAACAGATAATAATGAGTGAAACAACAACAGAATTTAAAAGACTTCCATTAACTCCAGATGGTAAACTAATCAAAAATGCTTTTAAAATCTTATCTCCAAGAAATCTTGTTATTGTAAAGTATCCTAAGAGTGGCGGTACACTGGCAATGTGTAATGTACCTAAGATACTGATTGCAGATAGTGAAAGAGGTACAGATTATTTCTCCCCTGATAACGTAGCTAGATTAATTGATACTGAAGTAGCTGATCAATTTACAGAAACTACTAAATATGGCTGGATTCCCCAAACTATCTTTGATTTGGTAGATGAACTTTCTACAGCTAACAAAATGGATGAGTATTCAGTATTGTACAATAAGTTTGAAAATGAAAGGGATTTGAAGGTTAAGGAGAAGATGTATAATGAGTTGATTGAAAAAATCAATAAAATGCCTTTTCCTATTGTAGCTATTGACACCATCACTTCTATTACTGATATATCCAATCAGGCAGCTTTACATGAATACAATCTGAATGTAAAGGATAGTTCTAAAAAAGCTGATATTAAAAGGGTAGATGAGTACGGTGGAGTTCAATACATCAGACGTAAGTTTTCAAATATCAAAAGATTTATTGAAGACAATGCTGCTCCATTTATTCAATATCATGGTCACGTAGGCTTTAAAAAGGAAACCTTAAAGAAGAGAGAACAGGATATGAATGCTTTAGATATTGCCTTAGAAGGTTTACAAAGTTATAGCTTTACTGCTAAGGCTGATGCTGTATGTACCTTCTTCAGGGATAAGGATGGGTGTTGGATGGATTTTGCAAAGAAGGAAGAAACCGACTTAGGTAGCAGACCTACACATCTTTCCAATAAGAAGATTAAAATAGCTGAAATATTAAAGGAAGGTGAGTTATATCCTAAGACTTACTGGAATTTAGTCTATCCTGAAATAGAAGCATTTAAAACCAAATAAAGTACATATATGAAGAAAGTCTATCAAGAGTTATTGAAAGTATTCAAAAAAGCAGACAAAGCAAGAAGAGAACAAATTGCAAAGGAGTGGGGTAAGGCTAATGCTGAAGAAATGTTGAATTTCCTGAATAGTAAGTTAAATTTGGGAGAAACTAAAACTGAAGCTGGAGTTAGTGTAAAGAGTAAGAAGCAACCTAAAAAGGAAATCAATGTGATTATTGATACCCCCGTATCAAAAGTGGAAGAAGAAAAAGTACAACCAGTAGATAAAGTGATTTGCTTTGACACTACAGGTAGTATGGGTGCATATATTGGAAGTGTAAAGAATCATGTTAAGGAATTGATTCCCAATCTGTTCAGAGACATTCCAAACCTAAGATTGAAGATTGTTGCATTTGGTGATTATGAGGATATGAAATCTCCTACTAAATTTGATAAAGCCTATCAAGTATTAGAGCTTACAGATAATCAGAATGAATTGATTAAATTTGTAGAGAATGCTAAAAATACTCATGGTGGTGATACTGATGAGTTTTATGAGTTGGTAATTAAGAAGGTAGTAGAAGAAACAGGATGGAGAGAAGGAGCTAACAAATCTGTATTGTTTATTGCAGATTATACACCTCATGAAGTAGGATACAGACATAGAAATCTTATAGGATCAAACCAGATTGATTGGAGAATAGAAGCTAAAAAGGCAGCAGATTTGGGTATCCAATTTGATACATTAAGTATTCATAACTATCCTTGGTATAAAGAACTATCTCAAATTACCAATGGTGTACATATGCAGTTTAGTTCTGCTAATAAGACCAGTGAGCTAGTTATAGCAAGTACACTGGTAAGAAGTTCATCTTCATCTGCTAGAACATCTTATATGGCAAGTATGGATGCAGCATTTACCTCTGGAGATGAAGAACTGATTGGAATGTATAAGTCTTTAAACAGTAAATTGGATTAATAATGGAAGCAACAGTTAAATCAACAAATAAGTTTGCAAATTTAAAAGAGGGTGAAATTCTTAGTGAAACTCAATACTATACTGTAATTAAAGTATCAGGTAATAGAGTACAGCTACAGAATGATAAGGGTGAATTGATTGTAGTAGATAATGATTATGTAAATAGTTGTTTAAATTCAGCAGATCAGTATAAGGAAGAGAAAATAGTAAGTCGTACTGAACTTACTCAAATCTTCCTGAACCATCCTTATACAGCTATGACAGCTAATTTCAATAAGAAAGTGGACGAAAAGGATGTGCTGAAGGAAATTCTGGATACATATGCAAATGCTTCTCCTAAAGAGGTAGAGAAGAAGTTTAAATCTACCATTAAGAAAGCCTTACAGGGTGAAGAAAGGACCATTAGTGGTTATCATTCTGCTTCTGTAGATGAATTTGGTAGAATTAATTTCATAGATATGAAGATTGAGAGAAGTTCTGCTAAAGATTATGATAATAGAATTAGGTTAGTTGATCCCAGAACTTTGAATTGGGTGATAACAAAAAACACAAAGTATAAGATTAAGTAATTAGGAAATGCTGTAGATTTGTATTTAGTATAAAATAAAATAATTGTACAAATTTAAATTAAATATTATGAATGGCGTAACAGGTAAAGTAAAAGAACAGAAACAGTTTGAAGATTTTAAAAAGTTTATTGGATTATTTAAGAGTGAAGTGGTAGCAGTAAACCCAACAAGAGAAGAGTTGAATGAAATATTAGGATTGGAACCCAAAGATGGTGAAAAAGAGATTGAGTATCTTAAAGAGAAAGAAGGTGTTGATATGGTTACACTTACCTTCTGGTTGAAGGTAGATGGTCAGAAAGATACCTTCCTGCCTTTTAGAATCAACCTGAAGAATGAAATCAGGAGAGATAAAGAGGGTAAAAAGATTGAGCTTGTTAACTCTACAGGTGATACCCAGTGGTTAGAGGCTGATGAAGATAACAATTATGATGAAGGTTTGTTGTGGGACAGTTTTACCCATTTCACTAATACAACCATGTATGAACTGAAATCTGGTGACAGGTCTGAAAAATGGCAAGCTGGAGCTAAACCAGTAGAGTTTGAAAAGCTTGCTCCTAAGAGATATCGCCCTGCACTGGTAGGTGAATCTGAACTGTATGAATTTATGAAGTCTTGGTTGAGCAACATCGATCTTAAGTTTCCCGGTAATGAGGAATATCCACCAGCCAACCTTCTTTTGGATATGGAAGAACTGCTTGCAGGTAGGTATGAACAACTTCAATCTTTGATTGATAGTCCATTGGCTACAAATACCTATAAGGATCAAACTTACAGGATTGGATTTGTTGGATTGGCCTATGTGCGTACTGATAGAGATGATCCCAATAAGCAATATCAGCAAGTGTTTAAGAAGTTTCTTCCTTCAACCTTCATGAAACACATCAACAATAATCTAAGCTTCCCCAAAGGATTTGCTTTAGATAAGTGGAACAAATTTATCAAGGAGGTAGAGGGTGAATATGGTGTGGATGGTGACTACATCTTGGAACCATTAAAGGAATATGATCCTAATATGGATATTGCAGCTTCCAATAAGACAAGACCTGATGTAGAAGACCCCAATTACAAGAAGAGTAATAAGTATTAATTCCTTTTTGCTTTCATAGGCTCTAATCAAAAGGTGGTAGGTTATCCTATCACCTTTTTTAAACCTTTTTATGTTAGAAAAACTATTACAAGAGATAAAAGATAACGGTTTTGATGTGCAATTCCCAACTGCTACCAGAAGAATCATTCTTGTAGACTTGGTTGAAGAGATTATTAAAAAACATATTACTAAAGAAAACGCAGAGAAATGGTTACAGGAAGAGTTAAGCCACAACCAAACTTTATTACAGTAGATGATATCCTTCAGCATACCAATCAGGGTTATGACATTTATCGTTATTATCTAGGAGAGATAAGACGAATAATGAATAGACCTTGGCCGGGAGAAAAGAGGGAAAACAAGCTCTCTTGGGGAGTATACTACTACAACGGTATTTGGATATGGAATGACAGTGCAAGGGAAGAATCAGGTAATGCTATATCTTTTGTACAGCGTTATTTTGGATTGTCTTTTACGGATGCCATAAATAAAATAGCTTGGGATTTTGGTATAGGTGGAAAACAGGTAGATAAATCTTCTATTGTTCATTGGACTGCTCCTACTGTTCAGGAGAAGAAGGAATATGCTCATATTGCCTTCACTCACAAACCTTGGGGAGATGAACATTTTAAATTTTGGGAGAATACAGAAGTAACTGAATCTCATTGTCTTAAGTATGAAACATATGCCGTAAAGGATTGTGCTATCAATCATAGAAAGGTTAAACTAAAACTCAATGAGGTTGTATGGGCATACTATTGCCCTGAAGAAGATGCAGTAAAGCTCTATTTTCCTGAAAGAGAAGGTATGGAACGCTTTAGAACAAATGTTTCTGGTACTCATTTATGGAATTATCGTAACTTAGTAGAGAGTGGTAGAAAGTGTAATAGGCTGTTTATACAAAAATCAAACAAGGATAAATTAGTAACTTTATTATTAACACCTGATGTTATAGCAACCCAGAGTGAAAAGTCTAAAATATTTGATAAAGAGTTTCATCCTGAAATAGTAGAGAATATCAATAATCTATCTCCTAATCCCTGTATATTTTATGGTAGTGATCCAGATGGTAAAAAGAAAAGTAATAAGATAGTAGAACTAACAGGTTGGAATTCAATCTGCACTCCTGAAATATACCTGCCAGAGATTAATGATATATATGGATTTGTTAAAAAGTTTGGATTAAAAAGAGCAGAAGAATTTTTAAAGTATAATAATTATCTATGAAAGAAGAATTCAAAGTGGAATTAATAGTTGGACATGAACTTACTGAAAGACAATTAGAAAGAGTGACGTATAATATAGCAGAAACATTAAGAAGACGGTGTAGAGAGGAAGGTTTATTACCTAGTGATGCAGATAGTTATATAACAGAAATAATAGTGGGCAAAGAGGTAAAAACTATGACCGACACACAAATGAAATATAGAGTAATGATAGGAAAATAATTATAAATGAATGAAAAGAGTAAATGATACCCTACACCAAACATGGCATGATAGGGCAAAATTTCTCTTTGGTCGTTCTGGTACTGCTGTAATAGGAAAAAAGAATCTACAAGAATGTTTATATTTGGATGGAGCTACTGATTTTCAAGGATTAGTACTGGAGTTACTAGAGGAAAATTATAAGGAAGCACTTGATTTAATAAAGGAAGATATAGATTACCGTACATCTGAAAGATGTAAGGCTATAGCTGAGACATTAAAAGATTTAATGAGAATAATTAAACAATTAGAATCACCATGAAAGGAAAATTATTTCAATTACGTGGAAACGACATAGAGGAATTATACTATACTGAAGATAAGAATTTAACTAATGACATGATTAAACAGTTCTATGACGAGTTTCAGGATAGTTCAGGGTATTATGATGAACTATGTGGAGAAATGGTAAATTATGATAGCTTTGATGAGTATATGGAAGAGAAACATCCTGAAGTAGATATAACGAGAGTATTTGTAGAAAATGTATTCATATAGGGGAAAATTTTCCACACTTTATGAAAAACTATAGCTAGTATTGGAATATTAATGCTGATAGAAGATTGGTATATATGTTGCAGAGATTGATTAATAACATTTATTAACAACTAAAAATCAACAAATATGACAACTTCAACAACCGCTACAGCTACGACACCTGTAATTAAGATTGAAAAAGGAATCCCTCTCCCTAAGTACACTAAACTTCCAGCCCAAGCTAAAGATAGCCTATCTGAAGATTTACAGAAGATGAAACCTTTGGAAAGTAGAATGATTGATATAGACTATGACAAGAAAAAACTGAATGCAGTTAGAACAAGGATACATCACATCGTTAAGAAGTATAACCTAAAGGATAGAGTCTATACAGTAAATGTAGACCCTGTAACTCAGAAGAAGCTTAGGGTATGGAGAGTTAGCTAAAATTTTGCTACACCAACAAGAAGCCTCTGTTATAAAACAGGGGCTTTTTTATTAACTTTACAACATGGAAAATAAACTAGATTTTGAATCATTTAAACCGTTATTTGGGGATTGGGCTGATATGTTCCGTCCCTTTATTGAATCTAAAGAAATGTGGGAGATTTATGAGAAAATTCGTAAAGATGCCAGAACAGATGTTATAGTTCCTGATAGTGATGTTACCTTTAGAGCATTTGCTACAACAAATCCAGATGATATAAAAAGCATATGGTATCTTATGGACCCTTTTCCTAGACAGTATAAGAAAGATTTATTTCAGGCTACAGGAATTGCACTTGATTGTTCGAACTCTCCTGAAGGAAAACTACAACCTTCATTAATAAAGTTCTATGATGCCATAGAAGAAGAGTATGGTGAAAAGGTAGAACGTTCTGCTAATCTGGAATACCTGCATAAACAAGGGGTAATGTTACTAAATACAGACCTTACCTGTAAATTGAACAAAACAGGTTCACATATAAGGCTTTGGGAACCATTTCAAAAGTTCTTTCTGGAAGAGATTATGGGTAGTTATTCAGGAATTATATATGTACTTGCTGGAGATGAATCAAAACGTATGGAAAGGTACATCTACCCAATGAATAACTATATATTTAAAATCTCTCACCCTGCTTCTGCTGAACATAATAGAACTAAGTGGGATAGTCAGGGTATATTCAGAACTACCAATAAGTTGATAGCTGAAAATAATGGAGAAGGTTACATGATTTACTGGAACAAGTTTGAATACGAAAATCCCCCATTTTAATTATGAAATTAAATATTTTTTACGAAGACTATCCTGAATATAGAGAGATGGATATACTCACACTTCAATCAGATGGACTTAGTGAAGTGAAGCAATTTTTAAAATCAGCAGGAATTGATTGGTATGCTATAATTTATGGCCCTAATACTTGGGGATGGAGTAGGGAATTTGATTTTCATGTATTTCAAAAAGAACCTGATGATAAAGCCAAAAGTATTATAATGAATTTATTTCCTTCCAAGGAAAACGGTGGAAAAACTAATATAATTACAAAATGAAAATTATAGCATTAGGTGATACACACGGTAGGTCATTCTGGAAATATGTAGTGAATACCCAAACCTTTGATAAGTTAGTATTTATAGGAGATTATTTTGATTCTTTTGACATTTCAGGAGAAGTACAATTGAATAATTTTTTGGATATTGTAGAGTATAAAAAGAACAACCCTGAAAAGGTGATACTGTTAATAGGAAATCACGATCATCATTACTTTCCAGAGGTAGGAGATGCAGGTACAAGTGGTTATCAACATAAGATGGCTCCTTCATTTGGCTATGTATTAAGTGAAAATAAATATTTACTACAAATGGCTTATAAAGAAGGAGAATACCTATTTAGCCATGCTGGATTTGCACCTACTTGGTTAGAATCTTTAAAGAAGTATAGCAATAGCTATATAGGTGATTGGAGTATAGAAGATATTGATTATACCATCAATATGATATGGCAATATCAACCTCATTCTTTTTCATTTAAAAATTATAATGGAAGAAGTAATCCATACGGTGACAATGTTTGGCAATCCCCTATCTGGATTCGTCCTAAAAGCTTAATGCAAGATGGTCAGGAGATAAAGAAAGATGTTATTCAGGTGGTTGGGCATACTCAACAGAACCAGATTGATATTAAAGGTAAATCTACCGGGGGTAGGTACTACTTTATTGATACCTTAGGAAGCAGCAGAGAATATTTAGTAATTGAAGATGATAAAATTTATACAGAAAAAGTGTAAACTTATTGAAAATGGATAAGAAACCTAAATATAATGTCGGAGATGAAGTATATTGGAATGATCCTGATGATGGTGCTTGTTCTGGTATTTACAAAGTAATAGATATTAATGATGATTTTAGTAGATATGTTTATCTCTTAAGAGATTCAAAAGGGAATGAAACCCAAGCATTTGAATTTGAACTAAGTTAAATTATTGAAAATGAATAAATTGCATTTAACAGATGAACAACTATATCTTGTATCCAGAGCATTAGACCTCTACAGTAGAATGGGATTGGGGCAGTTTTGGTATTTGACAGATAATATCACTATACAAAAGAATATTTGGAAGAGAGAAAAGAATATTTGGAAGGGAGAAAAACTGGAAGGTGGTGTTCATGAGAAATTTAAAACAAAAGCACAAGAATTATCTAATATCTATACAGGATTTGTTGGGAATGGAAGCTATGGGATATTTTCTCCTGAAGTAGGAGATGATTGTAAATTAGCTGCTCACATTCACCAAACAATAAGGCATGAATTCTGGAAACGTAGAAGAGATGAAGACCCCGATGCTTCTTATATTAACATGACTGTAGATTCACACCCTGCGGATATATGGAATATGGCAAAGGGTGAAAAATTAGAAATTAAAATTGAAAAAGATGAAAATCAATAGAGTATGAGTCTTACAAATGAAATAAAACGATTACGGAAAAAATTAGAGATTTTTGATATAGAAAAGAGTGCAGAGGTGATGAAAGACTTAATTCAACTCAGTACTGAATATAGTGATGGTGCAGATTGTCATATGATTATCAGAGAGTTAAAACTGAAATATCAAGGGGAATTACGAGAGTTATTATCTAAGCAAAACAATTACAAACAAGGAAAATTAAAGTTATGACAGTAGCCGAACTTATTGAGAAATTGAAACAATTCAGACCAGATGCTGATATAGTTATTGGAACAGTGATAGAAGCTGATCCAAATAATACATTTCTCTTACCATTTAAATCTATTGAAAAAGGTTTTTATTGCCCAGAGCATCTTACTGATCAAGCAAATTATGATGCATGGCTTTATAAAGAGGATCATTATGATAATATTGAACAGTTTATGGATGAGTTTAAAGATGATAAAAACTGTGTGGTAATTACTTTTGAGAATATCAAATCAATTCATGGAAATTTTATTTAAAAGTTATGAAAAAGGAAAGTAATGAATTTAAGTTTAAAGAACGTAGAACTAGATCATTAGGAAGAAATGGGGCTTCATTTACCGAAGGTATCCATATCAGTAGTAGTGGGTTAGATTTAGATATTTACCCCATTAATTCCAAAGGGGATGTGACAAAGTGCAGAATTACGATACCAAGAGAAGATATACCTACATTTATTGAAAAATTAAAAGAAATACTATGATTTTGAACGGAGCTACTACAAGTAACGTAATTATTGTTTCAGATGATAATGAGCCGAAGAAACAGATGAACATCTCTCAATCATCTGAGGTTCAAGCGCATATCATTAAGGTATTAACAGATTATTCCTACAAGAAGAAGATTGAGAGTGCAATTCGTGAGACTGTAAGTAATAGTATTGATTCACATATAGAAGCTGGAAAGAGAGATGAGCCAGTGTTAGTACGTTTGAAATATAATTCAGATAAAAAACAATGGTGGTTTGAATCTGAAGATAAGGGGTTAGGATTGGATGAAGAAGGATTTGATAAATATATCATGGGTATTGGAGAAAGTACCAAACGTAATAATCCTGATACATTAGGTATGTACGGTGCAGGTGCAAAGAGTCCGTTGAGTAAGGTGAATTCTTTCTATTTCATCTGTAGAAAGGATGGTGTAGAACGTAAGTTTACACTCTATAAAACAGCTACAGTTCCTGAAAAGAGAAAAGATTATGAAGTGGCTACCGATCAACCCAATGGTGTAATTGTCCATATTGACATTCCTACATCTGATTCTATCTATTCTTGGAAAAGTGCCATGAAGGAGCAACTTTCCTACTTCCCTAATATTGTATATGATGTTTCTGGTGATCGTCCTGAAGAATGGAACAATTATAAAATCTTCAGGCATGATGATTTTGAGTGGTCTGAGCTTTGTAATAAGAACGTAATGCACATTTCTTTAGGTGGTGTTTACTATCCTATTGATTGGGGAGCTATGGGTAAGGATAGCTGGTATAATATCGATGTACCGATTGCTGTAAAGCTAAGTCTTACAGATGGTGTACAACCTACCTTTTCCAGAGAGGAGTTACAGTATGATGAAAAGACCATCAGGATAATTGAAGATAAGCTGTTATTAATAGCTATGTGGTTTGCAGATCGGTATAATCAAACCTGTATAGAACGTGAAAACTTACTACAGGCTTATGATGAGATTGGTAAAGAAGAAAAGTACATCACACTAGAAGGTAGACTAATAGAGTTTTCTTCACTTCTGGAACATACAAAGGTAAAGGTGGATGAAATTAAGGTTAAGGGTATTTCCTTAAAAGAACCTAAATTCTATAAGGATCATTTTAGTGATTTATTGTATGAATATACACCTGTAGCTTATCTGGATGAAAATGATAACTGGAAGAAGAAGGAAAACAAATTTGCTTCTATCACCAAACAGATTTTTGATAAAAGAGAGGTAGTAGTATTGAATGAAACTCCTGTAGGTAGATTTAAAACCTATCTTAGAGAGAGTTATCCATGTAGAACCCTGTTTGTAGTAAGAAATAGGAAGAGAAAGTTAGGAACTAGTAATAATCACCATTCTTATAGTTCTTACAGATATATATTAGGTTTAACCATTAAGAACAAATCGGAATGGAGAGAGTACATTAAAGAATGGCAATATGTCAGAGATACTATTACTGCTGGATTCAAAGACGGTACAGGATTGGAAAGAGGAGAAGATTTTCAGCAATGGTTGGAAGAGGAAAAGAAACGTCAGAAGGAAGCAAGACAAAGGGGAGAATGTAGTTCCAACTATAAGGCTCTGAACAAGCAAAAGGGTGAAATTACGGTCAATACAGCAAGGAAACATACCTATCAGGACTATGCAGTATTTGATAAGGGTACTGAAATGATTGAATCCTTATACCGCACACCTAAATTGACAGTCTACTTTAAAAAGGACCAGCTTTCAGAAAATGCTGATTTTATCTATAAAGCAATGACTTGCCTACCTAATGTTCGTTTTGTATGGCTTAATGACAGGGAAATAAAACACGTAGAAAACCTCAAAAACTTTAAAACTAAATCTCAATTTATGTTTAGCAAACCTCTTAAAAGATATATTACTGCCAGTTTAATTAAGGATTATTTAAATCTGGTTCCTGATAACGAAGAAATGATCTATGAAGCATTTCCTAAATATGGTGAAATGAAACAAAAACTTCGTAATTATATGAATCAGCATAATGAAAGTGGTAGTACAGCCTTGTATACAGAATTGAAAAGGGTGGCTATTGAAAATAATCTTTTAGATGAGGAAATCTACCCATTGTTGAAAGAGTTTAGGAAGATTATGGACGACTTTGGTTTCTTATCCTATCTGAAAGATACTACTAGCTGGAGAACTTCTGAAGCTGAAAAGAAGATAGTAAAGAATATCATTTACACTATGCTTAAAGCTAAGAAGGTATCCTGTAAACTAGTTGAGGATTATGAATTGGTAGAAAAGCCTAAATTTGAAGTAGCTTCAGATGCAGAAGAAATCAGTTATGACTTCTATCAGCCTGAAATGGATGATGATGGTGAAATAAGAGGCCACAGACATGAATGGGTTAATGATAATGAAGTGTGGAAGAGTAAAGAACAACTTCTGTCACGTTATCCTAATTGTACACCTGTAGGTTTTAATGAAGGGGATATTGAAGACCCTGTATTTATGGATACAGAGGAAGAAGTAGCGTAAGTAAGAATGAGGGGAGGTAACACTCCCCTTTTAAATTTATTTTATGGAATGGTTATTTAAACTACAAAAAGAAGTATACGGTAAGTTAGATAGCCTATACAAAGAACGCACCTGTATGTGGCAATGCATTACAGACAAAAGAGTAGTAGAATCATGGACATGTTATGATGAAAAAGGAAATCCTACAAGTGTAATGATAACTATGAGTAAGAGTGGAGTTAAAGATTATGCATTTATTTTTAAAACAGAATTACTTGGTACAGTTTAAAAAAATTAAATTATGAGTCCTTCAGAATTAACAACGTATTTAGAGTTTGCAATTAAAAATCGTTTTAATGTTTTAGTAACAGGAAAGCCGGGAATTGGTAAGAGTGATATTGGGCATCAGGCAAGTGCAAATGCTGGAAGAGAAGTAATATTATCTCATCCTGTAGTGAGTGACCCAACAGATTATAAAGGATTACCATTTGCAGCAAATGGAGTGGCTGAATTTTTACCGTTTGGAGATTTAAGAAAGTTGTTGGAAGCTGAAAAACCTACTACATGGTTTATTGATGATTTAGGACAAGCATCCTCTGCTGTACAAGCTTCACTTATGCAAATATTGTTAGCCAGAGAAATTAACGGTCATAAAATTTCAGATAACGTAAGTATTATTGCTGCTACCAACAGGAAAGAAGATAAAGCTGCTGTATCTGGATTATTAGAACCTGTAAAGTCAAGATTTGGAGGTGGTATTATTGAACTACAGGTGAATCATGAGGATTGGGTAAGGTGGGCGTTGCAAAATAGTATGCCTGTGGAGTTGATTTCATTTGTACGTTTCAGACCCGATCTGCTGGATAAAGCAGTACCTACTAAGGAGATTAAGAATTCAGCATCTCCAAGAACTGTAGCTGCTGTAGGTAAGGTACAGAATGCAGGAGTTTCTGAATCTTTGATGAATGAAGCGTTTAAAGGTATCGTAGGTGAATCATTTGCTACAGAATATATGGCATTCTTAAAACTGTATAAAGATTTACCAAGTATAGATGACATATTCTTAAATCCTAAAACTGCTGATATTCCTAAAACTCCCGGTGGTAAGTATGCTATTTCAGGTGCTATTGCAGCTAAGGCAAAACCAGATAGAATGGGTGCTATCACACAATACATTGATAGACTTCCTGCTGAAAATGCTGTAGCTTGCATGAAGGATATTAATATTCGTAGTAAAGAATGCACTAGAACACAAGAGTTTATTCAATGGGCATCAGATAAAGGAGACTTTTTAATATGAAAAATGGACAAATTATAGAAAATAATAAGTTGATAGCTACTTTTATGGGATATACTTATTTTCCTTATAATCATCCTGATATTAAGAGTCCGAGAGATGCAGGGTGGAAAATAGATGCTAAAGTATCCAGTATTTCTAAATGGAATATTGGTTATACTAAAAAAGCATTTCTATGCAGAAGTCATAATCAGTTAAATTATGATGGTAGCTGGCAATGGATAATGCCTGTAGTAGAAAAGATAGCTAGGATGAGAATAAAATATCTAAATGAGGATGAATACTTCAGCCCTTATCCTGTAACCTTTGGAATGATTGATGATGAAGGTAATTTTATGGTAAGGTTTCACTCTCATCAATTATTTCAGTCTTCAAGTTTTATTGAAGCGGTGTGGATGGCAGTAATTGACTTTATTAAATCTTATAATGAAGATGAAAGCAAATGATCTAATAACTAAAGCAAAGGCTCAGTTGATAATAACTGAACCTTTCTTCGCTACCCTTGCGTTAAAAATGGCTTACATAGAAGATGAAACAAAGCCAACAGCATGTACGAATGGTGATTATATTAAATACAATCCCAAATACGTAGAGGGGTTAAGCTTGGATGAAATTAAGGGATTATTGGCACATGAAGTTATGCACCCTGCAATGATGCACCACACCAGAAGAGGAAATAGAAATCCTAAGAAATGGAATAGGGCTTGTGACTATGCTATTAATCCTATACTTATAGATGCTGGCTTTACACTTCCCCCAAATGGACTAGTAAACTCTGCTTTTAAAGATATGTCAGCAGAACAGATTTACAATATTATTCCAGATGAGCCGGATGACGATAAGTCGGGAACAGGAGATGGTATGGGAGATGTGGAAGATGCAGATGGTAAAGATGAGTCCAGTAAGACAGCAAAGGAAGATGAGATGAAAGTATCTCTTTCTCAAGCACTTATAGCAGCAAAGGATCAGGGAAACCTACCGGGAAGTTTAAGACGATTAATTCAGGAAGTATTGCAACCTAAGGTAGATTGGCAGGAAGTACTTGCAAGATTCCTTACTGAAGTGGAGAGGAACGATTATACATTTAAGAAACCAAATCCAAGATATATACAATCTGGGTTTTACCTTCCTTATCTGGAAAATCAAACCATTGGTGAGATTGTATTAATAGTAGATACTTCTGGTAGTATTACTGAGGAAATTATCAATAAGTTTGGAACAGAGATGCAGCAAATAACAAATACCTTTAATAAAGGATTTAAAGTGTTGTATGTTGATGCAAAGTTTCAAGGAGAGCAGGATATAGAACCAGACGGAGATGTGAAATTAGAACCCTTGGGTGGTGGAGGAACAGACTTTAAACCGGGATTTAAGTATATTGAAGAGCAAGGAATTTCCCCCAAAGCTGTAGTGTATTTTACAGATATGGTATGCACTTCTTTTCCTGAAGAACCAGAATATCCTGTATTATGGGTAGAATATGGCACAGGTGGCTTTGAAGCTCCATTTGGTGAAGTATTAAAAATTGATGAACTATAAAAAAACAACTTATATGATACCAGCAATTCCTCCTGAAGACTATAAAGGGAGTGTAGCAGATTGGATGATTAAACTACAAGAAAAAGGGTATTGGGATGGTGAAAATCCTGATTGGTATGGAGATGTTATGTTAACAGATGAAGAATGGTGGAAATTATTAGAAGAATGTGAAAATGAATAATTTATGTTAAACAGATTTGTATTAGTAAAAGTATGCTATACAACAGAAATGGAGAAAGAAAAATGGTTTTACGTTAAGTATATATACCAAAATTCAGCATCATTAACTGAAAATGTTAATGAAGCTCACCGTTTCTCATCTGATGTGGATATAGCACAAAAATTAGAAGGTAAATTTAATGGTTACATTTTAAAACTAGAAGAATATTATTCATTATGATAACAGAAAAACAATATTGCGATATAACAAATTGTACACCTTGGTTTAATCTTGAGAGCTTTAAACTTGATGAAGTACAGGCTTTTTTAACTAAATTAGGTTATAAAATAGTAATACATGAGGCTCCTTGGATAAAAGAAGTTGTGGAATGGGATGCAATGGAACCAGTTAAAAAAGGTAAGGAGCAATTCTTTGATCCCAGAATATTAGCTGTTAAAGAAGGTGAATCTCTTCCTGAAAGGAACGATTCAGAGAAGGCAATGAAGATGGACTTTAGACATGTATTTCAAACAGAATTAAAGAAAAGAATATTAGGATTATGAGTAGAGAATATTTGCACATTAAAAATTACTTACATAATGAATTAGGTGTAAGTGAAGAATATATTGAAAAGATTGTTGATAAGTATGTCTCTGACCAATTAACTAAAATCCTAACTGATAAATTAGAAAGTAATTGGATGAGTCGTATAATTGAATCAAAGATTGGTCAAATATTAAGCGGTAAACCTAAAGTTTCTATGTTTCAGGATACTTTAGCAGATTATATTAAAGAAGAGATTAGAAAACAAGTAAAAGAAGAAGTAGTAAAAAGAATTGAATTTAAATCTATTAATGTACAATAAAATTTAATAATATGTTAAACGAAAAAGCATTAACTGTTAATCTTAAAATAAGCTGTTGGACAGCACGTAAATATGATCAGGCAGTATCTAAAGAAGTAGAGCAACAACATGAAGCTCAGGGAGATGCAGGAAGGTATAATAAATTATTAGTGGATAAAGGTAGTATTAGGGAGATTCAGCAGGTAGTGAATAAGATGAGGACTTTCCACCATACGAATACACTTCCTTGGGGGGATAATGGAGATAGATTATTGCCTTCAGAAAACTATTTTGCTTATATAGCTGAAGTAAATAAGCTAAAGGGTGAGTTTGATAAAGCTGTACAGAAGTTTGTGATGAATTATCCAGACTTAGTAAATAGAGCAGCTTCACGTTTAGGTACTATGTTTCGTGAATCAGATTATCCTTCTGCAAGAGAAATAGGTGATAAATTCGGTGTAAAACCTACAATTCTACCTGTAGCTGAAATGGATTTTAGAGTAAATCTAAGTGATAATGAAATAGAGCAATTGAAAAGTGCTGCACAAATAGAGATTCAGGAAAGGTTGAATACGGCTGTAAAGGATTCATGGAGAAGGATTAAAGAACAATTGGTTCATATGAAGGAAAGGCTTACTGAACAAATAGAAAGAACAGATAAAGAAGGTAATAAATATATTACAGATGGTATTTTAAGAGATAGTTTATTCAAGAATCTGGAAAGTTTGGTTGATCTACTTCCTAGACTGAATATTACCAATGATCCAAACATTACAGCTATTTGTGATGAAATGAGAGAATTGGTAGCTATTGATCCTGAAGATGTAAGAAATAGTCAAACTGTAAGAGCTAATACGGCTCAACAGGTAGATGATATTATGAGTAAATTTTCTTCATTCTTCTAAGAAATATAATAAACCTTCTCTGAAATATGGGAAGGTTTATTAATTTTATATATGAAATAACAATTAAAATTTAAATCATGTTTTGGAAAAACAAATTACTGCAAAATACATTAGAGCAATTAGTTAAGAGTTTTAAAGATTTTAAAGAAGAGTTGAAGAGCAGCAGGGAAGATCAACAAAAGAAACATCAGGAGTTGCTGGATAAGATAGAAAAAAGAGAGGAAAAGAAAATTTCTATATTCTATTACCCTGATAACGAATTGTTTGTAGAGATTGGAGATGATAAAGTTGTAAGCAAAGATACTTCTAGAGAAAGGTTTGATAAACTAGTAGAACTTAGAAAGAATAAGGATGTTGAGGGAATTAAGAATTTACTTTTAGGTGAAAAACCAACTCAACAAGAGATTAATTTTATGGAAGAGGAAGATAATAAGATTGAAAATCTGGTAGATGAATTAAGCGTCTTGGTATCTACTGGAGACTTCGAAGTGAAAGGTGATAGCCTGTATGCTACCGGATTAGATAGGAGTATTCCTAAAGCTTTAGCTGATAAGTTCTTAGAAACTTACATGAATGATAATAAGGATGAATATAATGCTTTAAAGAATTTTTGGTACTGGTGTTGCTTGAATCCAATTGCTCCTGTAGCAGATAGTTTATTTGATTATCTAAACAGGCATTACCTGAAGCTTAATAAGAATGGTTTCTTCTATGCTCTAAGGAATGTAGATAAGGTGAGAGGTAGTGTAGATCATGAATTTGTAGAGTTTATTAGTCAATCTTATGCTAAGGTAAAAGCTGTATGGAAGAAGAGTCCTTCCAGTGTATATATTATGAAGCATGAAGGTGAATATCGTTTAGTAGAAGTAAAACATGCAGAAAAAGATACATATCTGGATTGGTCAGTATTGGGTACAGTAAAGGAACTTTATGATAAACTTCCTGAAATGGAAGAAAATAGGTATACTGATAACTATACTAAAACAATGGATATCAGAGTGGGTAAGAAAGTAAGAATGAATCCTGAGGATTGTCACTGGCAAACAGTTAATTGCGGCGATGGTGGTTTACACTGGACCTTAGAATTGGATTCTTATCAATGCGGTGATGCTGAAATGTTAATCTTAATTAATCCAGCTACTGTAGTAGGATTAGGATCAAGTAAAGGTAGGTGCTATGAATATCTTCCATTGTGTGCTATTGAAAGAGGAAGTGCCTTAGAACTTTTAAAGAGTGGAGAATTTGACACTACAGCTATTGAAGATGCTGATTATGCAGAAGAAATGGAGAATCTGGAAGAGAAAGTAAGACGTTCCTTTACAGCAGAAGCTAAAAGGTATGAGTTAATTACAAGACCTTATACTCCTACTACTGTAACTCAAAAGCAAGTGGAAGAAACAGTACAGAAGTTAATTGATGTTTCCCAAAGGGTGCAACAAATTCAATAACTAAAACAAGGGGAGCTAATCACTCCCCTTTCTTATTATTATGAATAGAAATAGTAAACGAAATCAAATACTCATTTTCCAAAACAATCAGACTGTAATTTTTAAGATGGAATGTGTGGGTTGTGGAATTGTATTTGAGCATGAGAGTGATAGTTTTGATGATGAAACTTTAGGGTATATATCAGAAGAAGCAGCACAAGAAGCTTATAAGGAGGGTTGGAGAAATTCTACATCAAAAGTATTTGACCACATAGGTATCCATTGTCCTGAATGTCATAAAAATCGCAATAATCCAAAATATTTCGAATACTAATGAAAATACAATATAAGCCACAATTGATAAAAGCTAACATGGAAGAAGTACTAATTCAATCCACCAGCTATCTATATAATGAAGCAAAGAATTGGTATCCAAAAGCACACAAATTTGCAGCAGATTTTGCAGTTGAATATGATATAAGCATCGTAATTACGTCAGGGTTGATTGCCTGTTTATCACCACAGAAAAATTGGTTCCATAATTTAGAACTAACTGAAGAGTTTTTGCAGAGTGAGGGTACATATTGCCGACATACAGGTAGTCAAGTAGATAAAGCTAGAAGAATTTATGCACAAAAAGATGATAAACAAAGAAATATATTAACAATTTTAGGAGGATTAAAGACGCAAAACTTCTTCCTGAATATCTATAATCCAAAAGATGATTGGGCTGTAACAATTGATAATCATATGATTGGTGCAATGACAGGAGATTTTAATAATAAAGTAGTTACTAATAAACAGTATAATTTTTTAAAAGATTGTTTAATTGACTATGCTAAAGAGTTAAATATGTTACCTAATGTATTACAGTCATATATATGGTTAACTGTAAAAGAAATAAAAAAAGATATTAAAAAACATAGAAGTAATTTGTTGGTTTAAATTGAATCATGTATATTGCTATGGTAATAAATACAATTATGGCAAAAATACAAATTTCAGAAATTATAGTAGAAGAGTATAAATTAGGTAAGAGTATTAATTATTTATCTAAAAAATATAATTATTCAAATCCAACATTAATGAGAAGATTAAAGGAAATAGGTCTTTACCAAGGAGATGATAGTAAAAAAGAAAGATATATAATAAATGAATCTTATTTTGAAATTATAAATACTCCAGATAAAGCTTATTTTCTTGGTCTTCTTTATGCTGATGGTTATTCTATAAATAATACAGTAGGAATTGATTTGCAAGAATCAGATAAAGAATTACTTGAAAAATTTAATAAATATTTAGAAAGTAATAAACCTTTAAAAACTTATCCTAGAAAATGCATTAATAGTCAAAATAGAGTAAGATTAATAATAACAAGAAAAAAGATAGCAAAAGACTTAGAAAAGTTAGGATTATTAAGTAATAAAACTCATAGTATTTGTTTTCCTACAGAAGAACAAGTGCCTTTAAAACTACAAAGCCATTTTATTAGAGGAGTATTTGATGGAGACGGATGTATAAGTAAAGGAAAGAGATTTTATAACGCTTCTATTACAGGTAATAAATGTTTATTAGAAGGTATTGAAAAAGTATTAGTTAACAACACTAAAATTAAAAAAGGGTATTATACAAAAAGACATAAAAATAAAAATGATAATATTTACACTTTAAATTTAAGTAGCAATTCATATGCCTTAAAATTCTTTGATTTTATTTATGAAGATGCTACCATTTTTCTTAAAAGAAAATTTGATAAATTTCAAAAATTAAAAGAAATTAAACCTAAAAGAATAGTAGCATGAACGAATTACAATATATTAGAGAGAAGTTTAAAAACAAAGACTTTATTGAGATAACTCATAAAACACATTTAAAAATATTTGATTGGTTAGTAGGAGATGTAAAAGATGGTCAGACTGATGTAAGAAAAATAGTTGAAAAAATAAGTGAAAAAGGATTTATTAAGTTTCTTAATGAAGGAGTTATACTAATAAAACCTACTTCAATTGATGAAAATATAAGGTTTTATTATTTTGTTTTTAGAGATGATGGAATGTTGCAGCTTTCTATTTACATTAATAATCCTGAGTCTACAAATGTAAGTAGTATAGAATTATTATGTAAGATTGAATGTGGACTTGATACCAGATACACAGTAATGGATGGAACCTATAATGAAGATTTAGCAAAAAAACATATTAGTGCAGAGTTTGAGGCTCAAAGAATAGGTGTATCTACATTAATGCCAATCATTAAGATAATTAATGAAGAGTTCCCCAAATTAAAACCTGATAGTCCTGAATGGAGATTAGAAGTATCAAAGGAATATTTTAGAAGTATTATTAAAAGTCAAATTATTTCTATATTGGGTATTAATGCTTACTTAAGCTTACTTCAAAAGGAAATACTTATCTCCAGAATAGAGCAGGTTAGAGAACTTAAAGCTTCTGATAAGGGTGGTAAACGGTCAAAACGTAATCCATTTTATCGTTATGTAGTAGAACTTCCACCAAATTACAGACCAAGGAAGTTCGATCTTAACTATGTAGCTTCTTATTGGGAACGTTCTGGTCATAGAGCTACCAGATGGGTACTTCCTGAAAATGCAGAACTATTGGCTAAAAGAAAAGGTGGGACAGTAACAAACAGAACAAAAGGTAAATTTGTAGCTATTGAAATTCCTATTGCTCCACAAACTTGTCATAGGAAAGTAGTTACGCTACCTGAACAAATTGGTAATAAAACTTATTTAGAATGAAAAAAGAAGAATTAATACGTATATCTAAATACTTTGATTTAATTGTAGACTTAGATAGATGGGATGAGAAGGGTTGGATTAGGTTTAAGTTGAATAAGAACCTTTCTTTTAATGATCTAATAATTTTCAAAGACTATTACGAAAATGATGTAATTGAAGCATTCCAGAATTATCTTCAGGCATATGGAGAATGGACATTTAAATTAAAAATAAAAACTTTATTTGCATGAGAACATATAAAATTAAATACAAAGCAACGTTTGAAGGTATAATAGAAGTGAGGGCAGAAGATAAGGAAAGAGCTAAATATATTGTAAATCAAGCCTTTGGAGTTAGCATAGATACTCCCTCTAAAACTGGTTGGGATAGTAATGATGAAGAAGATGAAGGTATTGTAGATTGGATTTTTGATTCACATGCAGAAAAAATAACAATAAAATGAATACAGTAAAGTGTAATTATTGTGGTTGGGAAGGTGAAGAAGATGATCTTCAATGGGTTTCAGCAGTAATAGGACAACCTGAAACTGATTATAAAGCCTGTCCCAATTGTTTAACAGATCAATATTTAATGGATATAAATAAGGAAGAATAATTTGTTTCGTATTTAAAATATAGTAAGTTTGTAAAAATACACTTACTATAATGAGTTATAAACGTAGACCTAAAAACAAGCAGGAATTACCCCCTAAAAGAGTAAAGAAGAAAGAACTTCCTAAAAAAACTATTGTGGAATTTGGATTTACAACACAAGACGGTATTAATTATAACAATGGTACAGGAAGGATAAAGATTAATGAAAAAGGAGAAATTACCTGTTTGATTCGTGATGAAGAAGAGAAATGGAAGAATGTTAAAGGGAAGTTAGATTATGTACGAATGAAGAGCATTGTCATAAAAAAGGTAGATACTATTAGAAAAAAGAAAGTATAGCAAGTATATTTGCTATAAAAAGTATGGAAAGTTGCTGGATTTATCAAGGAAAATGTTTAGAAACTCCCCCGGATGGTTACTATGGATTTATCTACATGATTGAAGATGACCAAAATAGAGAATATTATGGTAAGAAAGCCTTTATTCACAAAAAAAAGACTAAACTTAGCAAGAAAGCTAGGGCAGGTACAAGAAAAAGAATAAAAGTAGAGACTGTAGATAGTAAATGGTTGCAATATTGGGGGAGTTCTAAACCTCTTCTGGAGTATATAAAAGTAAGGGGTGGAACAGAAGGATTTAAAAGATACATTTTGAAATTATGCGAAAATAAACAATCTTTGACCTATTGGGAAACTCATATTTTGTTTGAAAATGCAGTTCTATTTAAAGAGGATTGCTGGAACGGACACATATTAAGTAGATTTTATAAAGGTAAAATACACAAATAATGGAAGATTATAAAATAAATTGGACAGAAGAAAAGAAAGAGAAAGTTATCAACGAGGTAGAAAAATACCTTGCAAAATATGGTATATCAGAAAGTATTTCACAAGGTGATGATGCTCAAATAGAAGCTATATCATTAGCCTGTAAGTTATCTGATATTGTTGAACCTGAATATAACGAAGAATATGAATCCTGAGAAATATATATCCATAGAATATAGTGTTTGGAATACCAAATATAAACCTATGGAAGAAAAGGTTAAGCAGTTACAGGAGGAGTTAGAAGAAGAAAGAAATAATAAAATGCTTACCTTAAACATTAATTTCAGTAGATATATGATTCATATGGGTGGTCCTTATTTTCACCCTAATATAAGATGTATAGGTAGTGTGGATTTTGATCTGGAAGGTGTTCCTAAACTCAATCTAAAGGATAGAGAAAGTATATCAAGCATTATTTCTAAAGAGTACTTTGCAGGTATGCGTTCTTATAATGATAAGTTCAGATTTGCATCTGAAGAAATGGTGACAAATGCGCTATCTAAAATTGGTCAGGATAAGCAAGAGGTAGCTATATTAATATCTCAGAATGAGGAAAGAATAAAGAATATTCCTAAAATCATTAAATGGTTATTTAAAATAAAATAATGGAACAGCCTAAAAACTTAGATGAAATAGTAGATTTACTTATTACACAAATCAAAGCTCAAGAAGGTGCAGAAGATTATGTAAAAAAGAATGGTATTGATCATCATGGAGCAGGGACAGCTATTAGAAATGGATTTAATCTATGGTGGAGTGAGAAATTAAGAGATGATGTTTTAGAAAGAGACCCTGATAGTGATTATCCAAAAGAAAGACCTGAATTAGTAGCTTGGTTTAATAGTTTAAATATTTACCATGCAGATGATATGTCAGGTACAATATCTGAAGCTGTAAAGGCTAAGTTAAATGACGAACCTTTTGATATTGACAAACATATCAAAAGATATTTCAGTCATTGGAAAAAACATGGATTTAAAGATGGTATTTTTAAAGAAGAAAATAAAATAAAATAAATGCAGCAATACTTAGACTTACTTAGAACTATTAAAGAAAAAGGTACATATAAACCAGCAGCAAGAGAAGGTATGCCGGGAACTCTTTCTTTATTTGGTCATCAGATGAGATTTGATCTACAGAAAGGATTTCCAGCTATTACAACCAAGAAGTTATACTGGAAAGGTGTTGTGACAGAGCTTCTATGGTTCTTAAGAGGGGATACAAACATCAAGTATTTGGTAGATAAAAATTGTAATATTTGGAATGAAGATGCGTATAATTATTATTGCAAAGTAGTTAAAAATCCTGTCTCATATGAACAATTTGAAGAGAATGTTAAAGGTAAATCAATAGAAGAATTAAGAGTAAATGATACTTATATAATGGGTGATTGCGGTTTTCAATATGGAAAGCTCTGGAGAGATTGGAAATATACAGCTTGGAATCCAGAAGATAGACAGGTTCCAGATTCAGTTCATAATAAAGTAGATCAAATTAAAGATTTGATTGAAGGATTGAAGAAAAACCCAATGGGTAGGAGACATATCATTACATCTTGGAATCCTGCTACTCTGGATAAGATGGCTTTAAATGCCTGTCATGCTTTAGTCCAGTTCAATTGTAGACCTCTTACTAATAAACAAAGATTAGACTGGGTAAATAAACATTCTGATTTTATAACTGTTATTCCCGAAGGAGTTAATATAGAAACTCAGAAATGGGATGATTTTTCAGATATTACATTTCTTAGAGATGGAAAAGAATTCAAAGTAGAGTTTTCTAAGGCTCCTAAATACTATCTAGATTGTCAAATGTACCAGCGCAGTGCTGATGTTTTCTTAGGTGTTCCATTTAATATAGCTTCCTATGCTTTGTTAACTCATATTATAGCCAAGTTTTGTAATATGCAGGTAGGGGATTTTGTACATACTTTTGGAGATGTACACATATATGATAATCATATGGATGCTGTTAATGAACAGTTAACAAGAGAACCACTACCACTTCCTAAACTAGAGATAAATCCTCAATTTATTTGGGATATAGATGCTGACCCGAACCTGTTTCATGCTCTATTGCCCTCTGATTTCACACTAAAAGGTTATCAATCACATTCTGCAATTAAGGCAGAGTTAAGTACAGGTTTAAAGAAATAACTATGACTTATAAAGAAAAAATTTTAGAACAACTAACACTCTCTAAAAGAGGTCATACATGTGCAGAATTAGTTACATGGATTCAACTAAGTTATCCTGAAGATAAAGATAGGGGGAAAAGACAATTGATGGGAACCATTTCTGGTATACTTTGTAAACTTCATATACAGGGAGAAGTACATGTTTCACATGTATTTAAAGGTATTAGAGGTGGTAAAATTTATTATATTTAAATGAATAATATGAAAAAAGAAATCTTACAAGTAGATATGGATGGTGTTATTTGCTGTTTTGAAACAGGAGTAAAAGCCATAGAACCTGATATGCCTTGGGATAGAGAGAATGTAGATAGAGTATGTGAAGCTAACCCTAGAGTATTTCTTACACTTCCAGAAATAGAAGGAGCTAAGGAAGCACTAGATGAACTAAATGAGTTATATGATGTATATTTTGCTTCTACTCCTATGTGGAATGTTCCAGAAAGTTACATGGATAAGAGAATTTATATAGAGAGTAAATTCCCTTGGGCTGAAAAGAAATTAATTCTCACCCATAATAAAGGATTACTGAGAGGCAAGTTTATTATTGATGACAGAACAGTTAATGGAGTAGATCAATTTGAAGGTGAACACATTCATTTTGGTACAGAAAAATTTCCTGATTGGAAAACAATTCTTGAATATTTAAAATCAAAAGTATAATTAAGTAAAGGAACTACTATGACTAATCCAGAATCCGTAAAAGAAACTTTAGATATTAGATTAAAAAAGGTAGAACTTATTAAAAAAATTGATGATACTAAAATATCTAAAGCAGAAGGTTATTTAAATATAGAGAAGAAGAAGTTGGAAAATGTTAAGATTAATCAAGATATCGAACAAGCAAAGAAGAAGATGGGGCATAGTTTATTCGGTGGACCTGTAACTGAATTATTAAGTGTTGCTTGTGCAATCTATGTAGATAACGATAAGACTATAGGTTCTGAACCAGCTATAAGATCATTATGGAATGATGATGAACTTAAACAGATTAAAGAATTAATATTAGAAAAAATCAAAACAATTTAACAATGATAATTGGCATAAATGGGTATATCGGATCGGGTAAAGATGAAACAGGAAAAATCATACAATATTTTGATTGTAAAAAAAGATATAATCTTGATTATGATTTTAAAGATTTCATTGCTTTTAACCATTCTGATTGGGAAATCAAAAAGTTTGCGGGTAAGTTAAAGCAAATAGCTTCTCTACTTACAGGGATTCCTATAGAGAAATTTGAAGATCAGGAATTTAAAAAGAAAACCTTTAAACAATTAGTAGATGAGGGTTATTTAGATAAAGATTTTATAAAATTATTAAGTAATGTTAATTTATAAAATTACTAATAAGATTAATGGAAAAATTTATATAGGTCAGACCACAAAATCTAATCTATCATCATATCTAGGAAGTGGTAAAATAATCAAACAAGCAGTTGAAAAATACGGAAAAGAAAATTTTAGTATAGAAAAGTTGGAGGAATGTTGTTCAAAAAAACACATGAATGAAAGGGAAATTTATTGGATTCGGTTTTTTAGATCATCTGAAAAGGGAATTGGTTATAATATATCTAAAGGAGGAAATGGGGGAAATCTTGGACAAGCTGTCAATGAATTAATAAGCAAGGCTGTAAGTGGGGAAAAGCACAGACTATTTGGAAAATCAAATTTAGCTAGGAAAGGGAAAGGTAGTTGGAACAAAGGTTTAAAGGGAGTTTATTCTTTAAATACAATAGAAAAAATGAAAGCTCCGAAATCAAATGAACACAGAAAAAAACTTTCAGAAGCAAAAAAAGGTAAGCGTCCTTCTAAAATAGCTTTTCATAATTCATTAATAAAAAGACAAAAATCTATTATATGTTTAAATACAGGTGAAGTATTTAATTCCATTAAAGAAGCAGAATTAAAAATGCAAGTTAAGGCTTCAAATATTATAGGTGTTTTAAAAGGACGACTGAATTATATTAAAGGATTAAAATTTATATATAATGATAACTGAAAATACAACTATAAGAGAATTTTTACAGTTACTAGGTACTGAGTGTCTTAGAAATAATTTGCATCCTGACATACATGTTATTTCAACATTCTCGGACTATAAAACTGTTTACACTACAGTTTCAGATAAAGGAAGATTTGAGAGGGAAGACCTAGACATTAAACCTAACTGGATAATTACTGATACACGTTTTCCTAATGAAGCTGAAGCTATTAAAAGTAGAGGCGGTATAGTAATTAGAGTAGATAGGAAAGAAGCAGCAGGAGAAGGAGCTATACAGAAAACTGTGAATGGTAAAACCTTTTGGGTTAAAAGTCATGGTCATGCTTCAGAAACATCCCTTGATGAATACCCCTTTGATTATGTTATAAATAATAATGGTACAATAGAAGAATTAGTAGATAAAGTACAAGAAATGTTAAACCAATTTAATATTAAATAGTATGATAGTTTTAGCCTCCATCCTTAAAATGTTAGGACTCACCTTCCTACAAAATGCATCATTCACTTGGGTAAGTAGAGCAAGAAATGGTGCTTCCATCAAGAAACATGTAATTGCAGCAATAGGTAGTAATGGAATTTATTTACTTGTTTTGAGAAACGTATTAATGAATATAGATACTTGGTATCTTATGGTAACTTATGTTATAGGTACAGTACTTGGTTCTATATCTATGCACTATTTAGCCATGAATTATTTTGAGAAAGATAATTTTAAATTCTCTGAATTATGGAATGATATTAAAACATATTATATTAATCTAACTAATAAGATTAATTTTGTTAAATAGATAAAATTTCTTACTTTATTAAACCGAAGAGGGGCTATATTTGCAGCCTCTCTTTTTATTTAAACTATATTAAAGTATGAACAAACTATTAGAGTATTACAATGGTGATGAATTTGCAGCTAATGTATGGAAAAACAAGTATGCAGCAAAAGGAGAAGAAACCCCAGATGATATGCATCGAAGATTAGCAAGAGAATTTGCCAAGATTAGGGCTAAAAAAGACCCATCTTTAGGAGAAGCAGATTGGGCAGAACATTTTTATGAACTATTTAAAGATTTTCAAAGTGTAATTCCTCAAGGTAGGATTATGGCTGGATTAGGTGTAGATGAAAGTTATCGTAGTTTAAGTAACTGTTTGAGACTCCCACCACCAAAAGATAGTTATTCTTCTATCATGTATGTAGATACTATGATGGTATCTGCTGCAAAGAGAGGTTGTGGATATGGTGTAGGTTTATCTAATCTTAGGCCATATTCAGCATCTACAACAAATGCGGCAAATACATCTACAGGTGTAACTACGTTTGGTAATAGGTATTCTAATTCAACACATGAAGTAGGACAACAAGGTAGAAGAGGAGCTTGTTTAGAGGATTTAGATATTCGTCATCCTGAATCCGATAATTGGGCAGTAGTTAAGCTAGATAAAACTAAATTAACTGGAGCCAATATATCCTTTAAGATGTGGAATGATTTTATGAAAGCTGTTGTTGATGATGAAGATTACATCTTAAGATGGCCTGTAGATAAAGAGTTGAATATAGCTTATCCTGATCCAAAGCAACTGCCTTACAATAAGTTACTTACTGTAAATAGTGATAAAGAAGATGGTGTAAGGTATATTAAGAAAGTTAAGGCTAGAGAGTTATGGAATAAATCAATTCATGGTGTATGGGCTGATGGTTGCCCCGGCTTACAGTTTTGGGAGAGAATTGTTAACTATGATCCTGCAAGTGTATATAAAAAATATGAGATTGATGGCACAAATGCTTGTGGTGAACAACCAAAAGCTATATTTGATACCTGTAGATTACTTGCAGAAAATCTATTTGGTGTTGTAGATTCTCCCTTTACAGACAAGGCAGTTATTAATTATGAAAGGTTATATAAACAATCATATGAACAACTTGTATTAGGAGATGATTTGGTTGATCTGGAATGTATTTATGTTCAAAGAATTATAGATAAAGTATTATCTGATCCTGAGCCATTAGAAGAAAAACAAATTGAACTTACTCTTTGGAGAAATGTTCTGGACATGGCTAAATCTGGTAGAAGGGTTGGTTGTGGTATTACAGGATTAGGTGATATGTTAGCAGCAGTAGGTTTGAAGTATGATAGTGATGAAGCTTTAAAACTTGTAGATAAAGTGATGTTTATAAAAATGCAAGCAGAACTTACTGCAAGTATTGATTTAGCAGAAAAATACGGTCCATTCAAAGGTTGGGATGCTAGTTTAGAATATGAACTTACTGAAGATGGTTATCCTATTTCTGGTAAGAATGAATTTTATGATTTCTTATTAGAGACTTATCCAGAATTAGTAGAAAGAATGTGTAAAGTTGGTAGAAGAAATGTCAACTGGTCTACTATTGCACCTACAGGAACATTATCTATTGTAGCTAAAGCTGTTAAATATGCTAATATTTCTTCAGGTTGTGAACCTCAATTTGGTTTATACTTCTTCCGTAATAAGAAAGCTCAAGATAGTGAACCTTATGATTTTATTGATGAAGTAGGAATCAAATGGAAAACCTACCCTGTTGTAATGGGAGCATTCAAGGATTGGTTTGAAATATATAAAGTAAATAGTAAAAATCTAAAGGATAAACAAATAGAAGATTTATCTAAAGATGAAATAGATGCTTTATATGAACTATCCCCTTGGTATGGGTCTACAGCAAATGATATAGATTGGGGTAAGAGAGTTGAAATGCAAGCTATACTTCAGAAATACACTACTTCCGCTATTTCATCTACTATCAATTTACCAAATGATGTAAAAGAAGAAGTAATTTCTGATCTGTATATGCAAGCATGGAAAGCTGGATTAAAAGGTATTACTTGTTATAGAGATGGTTCTAAAGGTGGTGTTTTAGTTAAAGAAAAGAAAACAGACTCTTTTGATTATCAGGATGCTGCAAAGAGACCTAAGAAACTGGAAGCTGATTTACACATCACTACAGCAAAAGGTAAGAAGTATGCAGTTATAGTTGGTCTTTTCAATCAAAAACCATATGAAATATTTGCATTTGAGGCTTCTTCTGAGATATCAAAGGTTGGTAAACTTAAAGGTGAAGTAGTAAAAGCCAAGAAGGGTCATTATAACTTTACTAATGGACAATCAGACCATGCTATAAAAGATATACATGTTATAGCAGAAAAAGGACAAGAACAAATGCTTACTAGGTTAATTAGTGGTATGTTAAGACATGGTGCTAAACCTCAATTTGTTATGGAACAGATTGATAAATGTGAGTTAGATGTAATTGAATTTGGTTCTGCTATAAAGCGTGTATTGAAGAAGTATGTTAATGAAGATGAATTAGTTGCAAGAGCTACTTGTGCTGATTGTGGTTCTACTGATCTTAAAATGCAAGAAGGTTGCCTTACATGCAATTCATGTGGCAGTTCAAAATGTGGCTAAATTATAGTAAATATGTTAAAAGCCTCCTTTAATGGGGGCTTTTTCTACTATAATTATTATATTTGTATACTAACATATTAAATATGGTAACAGGAATAGTTAAAAAACCATCATTCGAAACAATCAAGTATGACCCTAATCCTAAGGTGCTATTGATTGATGCTGATAGTATTATGTATATAGCAAATCATGGAAATGAGGATGATATAGAAATGGGTAAATTCAGGGTAAGGGAATTAATTCAAGATATTATAATTTCTGTACAGGAAAACTTTAAAATAACCCATATACTTATTTTTATTAAAGGAGAAGATAATTTTAGATATAAGGTAGATAGTACTTATAAATCAAATAGGATAGAGAAGCATCCTAATATTAAACTGCTTTATGAATTTGTATCTAAAGAATTTCGTACAGTTGCATCAAATGGCGGGGAAGCAGATGATTATATCTTCACGGCATGGAAGTTAGCCAATGGTCAAGCTGTTATTGCTACACAAGATAAGGATTTAAAATCAGCCTGTTATGGTGATTTCTATAACTATAGAACTAAACAATTCTCTTATGTATCTGAACAGGAATCTATATATAACTTCAGAATACAGTTATTGATTGGAGATGCAGGTGATGGGGTTAATAAGTCAAAGGGCTTCGGTATAGCAAAAGCAAAGAAAGTGTTAAAGGTTGGTATGTCTGAAATAGCTTTTAAGAAGGAACTTATTAAAGTATATAAAAAATATCATCCAGAAGAGTATAAGAATGTGATAAAAGACGTATATAATTTGTTATGTTTGCACCATGTAAATGACTTAAATACATTAAATATAGAATATGGCAGAAACTAAAGAAAAAAAAGAGAAACCAAAAATTCTCAACCTAGATGACTTTACCAAACAATGTAAAAGTTTATTTGGTAAGAACGTAATTATTGATGCAAATGAAAAAGAGTCCTATGGAGATGTGATTCCTACAACACCTTTTAGCTTATCTAACGCTTTGGGTATTGGTGGATTTGCTAAACGTAAGATTTACACTATTGATGGTGATCTTTCCTCTGGAAAGTCAACAACAGCTTATGATGCTATTGGGCAGTGTCAAAAGAAGTATGGACAGCAATGCCTTTTGATTGACAAGGAAGATTCCTATACAAAGGAATATGGTGCTCTATTGGGTATTGACAACTCCAAACTTACTGTTTTAAATCCTCACACTTTAGAAGACATGTACGAGGCTGTAATCATGGCCTTAGAAGCTAACCTGTTTGGTGTAATTGTAGTAGATAGTGTTACTGCATTTGCTCCTGAAGCAAGATTTGAAGGTAGTGGAATCATGGGTATTGAGGCTAGAGTAAATAGTGATAAGATGCGCTTAGTATCTGATGCTATACAAAACTCCAATACCTGTCTTATTCTTATTCAGCAAATTAGGGAAAAGATTGGTGGTATGGGTGATCCAACTACTGTATCTGGTGGTAAAGCTATCCCCTTCTATGCTCACGTAAGAATTCGTGTAACACGTTCTGAAATTGATAGAGAAAACTGTCAGAACGTAATGAAGTTCACCATTATTAAGAACAAAATGGCTCCTCCATTCAAAGTAGGTACAGTGGTGTATAAATGGGGAGTTGGTTTTGATTTCTTCTCTGAAATTGCAGAACTAGCTGTAGAATTTGGTATTATTCGTTGTGAAGGCAAGTCATATTTTCCACCTGAGACCGATATTAAACTGGTAGGTAAAAAGAAAACCATCCAGTATTTACAGGATAATCCAGATTATACAAAGCAAGTTATTCAACCATTAGTAGAAGAATATTTAAAGAGTAGTTCTTTAAGAACTGGTGAAGTAGATGAATCAGAACTCCAATAACATAATGCATCTATGGTTCCAGTACCTTTTCGACCAAAGGAAAGACAGTAATGGGTATGTTAAGTGTTTTGAATGTGGAAAAAGAATGCATGAAGACACATATAAAACCTTGACAACCTGTTACTCTCACTTACTGGAAAAGAAGAAATATCCAGAATATGCAGGAAATGAGGAGAATGTAGTGATTGTACATCCAGATTGTCATCATCTGTATAGTATGAAACCTAAAAAAGCAGTAAACCAATATAATTTAAAATTAAAACTAATAGAAAAGTATGGAATTTAAGACTTATCAAAACCTAGCAAAAACTACAGCAGTATATCCAGAACAAGTTAAATATTTATACCCTTTGCTTGGTTTGTTTGGAGAAACAGGGGAAATAATTGAGAAGGCTAGAAAGAATATCCACTTCGTTGGACTTAGAGATGCAGTAATTCCTAAAGAAGCTGCTGATAGGCTAAATAGAATTGATGAAATTCTTTCTACTGTAGTAGAACTTGCTAAAGAAGCAGAAGGTATCAAGAAACATATCAGAAAGTACGGTCTTGGTGCTGATATTAGTACAATTCTTAGTGGGAGTTCAGAAGATTTACACGAATTGAAAAAGGAGTTGGGAGATCAAATGTGGTATCAAGCAGCTACCTGTTCTGATTTTGGGCTTGATATGGCAGATGTTGCTTTAACAAACTATAACAAGTTGAAAGATAGAATGGAAAGGAATGTTATCAATGGAAGTGGGGACTCAAGATAATTAAAATTTAAATCTATGCGTTACTTCAGAAATAAATTGTTTAAACTAGGGTATATGCAGGAGAACCAACTCATTAAGCTTGTTTATAGCAAACATGCTGAAGATAGGTTGTATGAAAGAAGTGCGGGTTCTTTGTTTATACTTCCTGAAAGAATACAAATATTAAGAAAGAATGTAACACAAGGTTGGATTGAAAATGGTAAACTAAAGAAGTTTGAATTTAGAATTCCCTACAATAGTAGGGAGTTCTTATTTCTGATAGTGGTAGATGGATATTTTGTAAAAACCTTGTGGTGGGATAAAATAAAATCTGATAGAAATGGAAACAAAATGGATATTCCTACTAATAGTTATAATAGCATTAATAGTTACAGTGATATTAATGCTTGAACCAATACTCGATTTTGATCGAAAGAATGGTCAGTTATTTTTGTGGTTTAATGGTTATGACGGTGAAAGGAAATTTATACTTTTGTGTAATATCGTAAAGGAAGAACAATGACAAAATCTAAAAAAGAGGAAGAAAAAGAACTAAAGAAAGAACAAAAGGAGTTGAACGAAGCTAATAAAGCTATAGATGATTTGGTAAAGAGGGCTAAAGAAAAAGATGCTCTTATTTCTGATACTAAAAGTAATAAAAATGCAAAGTAATTTCTTTTCAAGAAAGGATTTAGGTGGTGTAAATCCAGATATTTTTATGGAATCATTACGAAATGCTAATGGTTATTATACACCAGATATTTCAGATATTAGAATCGGATATGAATGTGAAACTAGAGTTGAGCCATATCCAAATTGGGTAGTCTCTAAAATAGAAAATGTAGAAGATATAGATTTTATATATAATAAAGAATGGGAGGTTAGAACTCCGTTCCTTACAAAGGAACAAATAGAAGCAGAGGGGTGGATTTCTAAGATGGAAAATTTCTATGAAAAAGAGGGTTGGAAAATGGAGGTTTATAGCAACTACATTGAAATTCGTAAAGGAAGTTGGTATCCAGATAATACATATTTTAAGGGTAAATGTCCTTCAATAAATGAATTTAGGTATATTTGTAAATTACTAAGCATTAAATAGGTGTGTATGACAGATAAATTAGGTGTATTAAAGAATGAGTATTGGAGTAAGAGTAGAGCATTCTTACTACCACTTACAGGAATGGTAAAGAGTAATGATTATGAGATGGATGTTACAGCTTATTTATACTGGAGAGATTATTCTATTGAAAACTATAATCTTATAGTAAAAGTGGAATATGGACATAGATATCCAGAATATTTAGCTTTTTTATCCAGTAATGTCCTTACAGGAAATAAAGGTTTCATTACAGAAACTTATGACTTTGAAGGATTTAGTGTTCTCATATATGATATTTCTGAATGGGCATTTGACATAGAGCAATTTATGAAAGGTAAATATTCTAAAATGTCTAAAGAAGCTAAAGAAGTCATAGAAGATTTTCATATATATTATGAGAATAATGAGCCTAGAGTACGCATTTCTATCTATGGTTGTTTATATCCAAACAGTAAACAGAAAATACTTAATGGTAAAACTTCTTTAGAATATGTATGTGAAGAATATGGTTTTGATAAAGATGCTGTCAAAATTATCATGGAAAGAGGAGAAATCTGCTCAATTGTCAATCCAAATCGTGAAACTCTGGTAACTGAAGGACAAATTGACAGTAATTTAGTAGTGGATTAATTTTTGCACTATTAATGTATACTAAACCAAATATTTTAAAGTATGAGAAAATCAAGATTAGAATTATTGTTAGAAAGTCTTATTAGCGGAGGATATAATTCTCTGGAAAACCACGATCTAAAACAAGAGAAGGTGGAATTTAAAAAAGGTAATTACAAAACAAATTTGTATATGACATTTGATAAAACTGGTATTCCTGTGGGATGCTATTATGAAACAGAATATATTCCTTCTGAAACAGAAGTTAAATTAAATGATTTAAATTTGCAGTTGAAAAAGGCTGTAGAAAAAGAAGATTATTTAAAAGCTGCTGATCTGAAGAAGCAGATTGATGCGCTGGAAAAAACCAACAATTAAAACCAACTATAGCCCTGTATAAATCAGGGCTTTATTTTTATTATGAGATTTCTAATGCGTGACACTGACTTGTTACATGAGTTAGTAAATAAACAGTTTGAAATAATAGGTGTAGATACTACACTAGAAGAGTTAGAAAAGAATGGAAATATGGTAGTTATACAGGAAGGGAAGAAAGAAAAGAAGATAGAATGGTGGCATTATTACCATTTTGATAGCTGGATGGAATATGATAAATGGATAGATTGGTGTACTAAACAGCTTGCAGAAGTTTATGAACCAGAAGTTTTGAAATTAGAACTAAATTTCTTAGATTTGGCATACGGTTTAAAAGTAAGGATAAAAAAAGAGGTGGCTTAATGCTACCTCTTTTTCTTTTACTCATTCAGCTACTATGGAGTAGTAGTTGTAGTGGTTGTACTAGTTGTTGTAGTAGTACTTTCATTGATACTATAGATATCAGTCCAAGTATCAGTAGCACTATCATAGTACTCCAATCTACCTAATGCTTTGTTGTACTTTACAGGTACGCTATCAGCCATTGCATCACAACAAGGGTCTGCAAATGGTACATTAAGACTGTTCAAGATTTCTCCAAGCATTTTTTGGAAATTATAATGACCGGGAAGGTCTTTTCTGGTTTTCTTGAAGAAACCAATTGGTACTAAATAACGTAATTTAAGTGCCATAATATAAAAATCTAGTTTATAGATAACTAGTAACTTTTACTTATTTACTTTCCCTGTCCTCTATATTTACTTTGAGGAGCAGCTTTTTTCTTTTTAGACTTTCTTGCTTTACCTTTTTTCCTCTTTCCGAAGGTCACTTTGTAGGATGAAGCAGTAGATGATTTAGATTTTGCCATTATATAAAGTGGATTTGTCCGTTTTGTATATCAAATAATTTATATCTATTTTCCAGAATAGATAATTTTAAATCTGTTATATCCAGAGAAGTTTGTCTTGTTTCTCCTAATCCACCCTTATCACTAACCAAGAATACAAAGTCTTCACATGGAATAACTTTAGATGGTGGATGGAAATGAAATTCTCTGTTTATGTACGATTCATCATTTACAGAGGGTTCATAATTAATCTTTTTATCCATATCCTGATAATAAACCATAGTTTTACAGAATTCCATTAGTTTATTATAACTGCCCCCGAAGAAAGCACCATAATAATAAGTTTGTGGAAGTCTTGTATTTTCAGGAACGAAAGCTTTTGATCTTGGATTTCTATCATATGCCTTCTTATCTTTCATCCAACCTCTGTTACCATAATGTTCGCCACCTACCATATCTGCTACAAACCATTCTTCTGTAAAGTCTTTATCTACATTAGTATCTGCATCAAAGTAGAATAAATAATCATCCATTTCCAGTATAGATAATATATTCCTGAATTTGGAATTAGTTCCATCTACCCAATTATCATGCTTTGTAGGGTAAAAAGTTACTGGAAAATGTTGTGGTAGATAATCTTCAGGGTCTGTATCTGAAAAAAAGTGGAACTGTATATCAGCTTTACCTTTATAATGATGCATGAATTTTCTCATGAATCTTATACCTAAAACAAAATAACTGTTAGTAGCTATAATAACTATTCCAATTCTCATGCTTCATTGTTTGATACAAAACCTATAGGATTTAATTTAACAACTCTTACATTAGCTGGTTGTTGATTATAAATAGGTCTTCTTGCTTGAAATAATCTAGATTTAGCAATTCTTGTAATATTTACACAATCAGATTGATTCCCACCTAAACAGTGATAGTAATTATCATCTTCACCTATATATAGAGTTACGTGACCACCTATTAACTTTCCATTAGCATCAAATCTTTTAAAAGTTAATATATCTCCTAACATTGGAGTGGTAGCTTTTACACCAAAGTTTGCCCAATTTAAAGCCCATAATGGATCTTTTACTACTTCTTTTCCTGCTCTTTTAGCTACTACAGCCATGAACAATCCACACCAACTAGTTTCATCATGTTTATATACACTACTTACACCTACATCTTTAGCCCAAGATAGAATTTGTGGATTATCACCAGCACCCCTATATTCTTCTATTCCATATAATCTTAAGGCTTCAACTAACATTTTAGGTCCACCTTCCTGAAATAACCATTTATATTGTGTAGGGAATATCATATTTATTCAGTATTATCATCTTTTATTTGATTAGGGGATACATTCTGTTCAGGAGAACTCACTTGAACATTTACATTTCCACCAAACCTGTCAATAGCTTGAGCTACCTTCTTTTCAATAGTCTTGGGTGCAAGCAAAAGGATAGCACCCATAGTAAGTCCACCAACTCCTTCCCATATGAAATCAATACTTCCTTTCCAGAGAAGGGCTAGTGTAATAATCATAGTTGCCACACCAATTAATGATGTGACAACTCCTTTTATGATATTTTGTTTTAGTTTCTTCATTTTACAACTTTGTATGTTATAAAGCTTGCAGCTATTCCTACTAAAAGCGGTTTAAATATTCTATTCCAGCTATTAGTTGTATGCTTTAGAGTAATAGCTTGTATACCATTTGTAGTGTATAAGGGATTTGTATGTATAGCTTGAATTACTGTTTCTCTTGGTTTGAAGAACGATGTTTTCTTTTCAGCAAGTCTGAAAGAAGCAGTATCAGGAAGAGAAATTGAATTAATGCGTATTCCTTTAAGTAAAACAGTACCTGAAATATTAACACTATCTGTATTATAATTAAAATCTTTTGGTGGTACTACTACTGAATCTCTTCTTACAAGTCCTGTATCTACTACAGGTGTATCAGAACTATCATAAGGAATAAATACAGTATCTAACTTTGCAGTTTGAATAATTCTTATAAGTGCATTTACTTGTTTAATTTGCTGTTCATCCTTTTTCTTCAGGTTGAATACTTCTTCTGATAACTTTTTGATAGCATCCTTATTATATACTTCAGCTACTTCCTTTTCAGCTACAGTTTGATTGAACTTATTCTTAATGCTATCAATCTGAGTATCTTTGTATTTAACCAGTTCTTTTAAATCGTTATTTTCATTCTTAAGTCTATTTACTGTACAAGTTTCAAGACTAGATAATAAAACAATTATAGCTACTATCAGTACTAAGGGGTTATTCTTTATAAAATTCATAATTTAATTTTTAATATAAAAATACTAAAAATTATATAAAGTATAGATAATATAAGAAAAATAAACTCTTTTTAACAGCTTATTTTATATTTTGTTTGATTGTTGATATAGCTACATCTAGTGTAGAATTTTCAGCTTGAGTAGGGTTCCATTCAGTAGAAGTAGAACAACTACAGAAATAAACTGCCTTTTTGTCTTGTCCTAAATAATAGATTTTTGATTCTACTACTCCGTCATTTTCGTATAAACCTTTAAGCATAGAATCTTTTAAATCACTAGTTTTACATTGCAATACTTTATCTTGTATAAGGTTTAACAACATCTTAACATATTCCTTATCTACTTCTAACTTCTGATATTTCCATTTTACAGCATAAAATGGTTCAGTAAATTCTTCGTACAGGGTACTTACATATAATTCACCTGTAGGTTTTATAATTCCACCACCATTATGAGCTTTAAATATAAGAAACCTCTCTACTGAGGTCTCTCTTAATACCATATTCATAGTATCGTATATACTAACTACTTTCTGGATTTGTTTCTCTGGAGAAACTCTTAGTTTAAGTAGGGTGTTAAAGAACTTAAGTAGTTCAGTTAGGGTAGCAGTCCAAGACATTTACATAGTTTTAGTTTATACTTTATAATATAACCTTTTTTAATGTATTATACAAATTAATATTGTATATTAAACTATAAAGATTTGTCTACTCTTACCAATTCCCAACAGGTTCCTTGATAGCTATTACCTTGTATCATAATAATACTTTTATTATCTGCTGAAGCAAAACTAGTTGGAGCATGGGTTGGTTCATGACCATAAGTAAGTTGGGTCCACGTTACTCCATTTTCGGAAATATAACTACCATACTGATTCTGACTTCCGGTAGTACCTTTAGTGTACATCATTACATTGTCACAGGCTGAAAGGTTGCACCACAGGTAATTGAACATGGCATTGTCTGCTGCAACCGTCCATGTCAACCCGCCGTCCGTAGACTTATACAGCTTCGTGCTGCTCATGTTGCCGCCACATAGATAGATTGCACCTTTAAAATAACAGGCTGTAGCCATACTTACGCCAGATATAGCAGCCGGTAACGACCCTCTTGATTCCCATGTAATCAAATCAGCACTTCTAATGGTAACTGATAAACCTCCTCCAATAGTATAGAAATAACCATCACCATAGCAAAAAGCAAAGATGGAAGCTCCACCAAAGCCAGTCATAGCAGAAGAGATCTGCTGCCATCCACCTGCGTTGGTATATTTCCAAGAATCGTTAAATACGCTACCTGCCTTACCTCCCCACATATAAATCGTGTCGCCAACCGAAGCGTATCCACATTCATTTCTTGCAGCCCACGGAGCATTGGTAAGGGCGGTAAAGCTCTTACCTCCATCTGTAGACTTAAAATGTGAATTGAATACAGAACTGTTATCTGTTCCTGCAAAGACATGAATGTCTGTACCGATCACTCCTCCAGAGCATGAATCCTTACCACCTCCCTGAGTACCTCCAGTGAATAGGTTTTTTCCTTTTCGTCTAAGTTTGTAAATCATAATGGTTATACGTTGCGACCAAGTGCGGTCATTAATGTATTCATTCTGTTTTTAAAGGCTGTACGTTTAGTTGCATCCCATACAGTATTAAGTACAAAAAAACTACTAGCTACATATGTTCCTGATGCTGATACATATAAATTACAAGAAGGAACATTATTAATGGCTACAGTTTCAGAAGTTAGTTCTGTATCTCCTTGATAACTTTTTACGGTAGTACCATTTACCCTAACACCGTATAATAAACCGCTTACTGGTGCATGGGTAACACCATTACTTTGCCCAAAGATATTTACCCATACTTTTCCTATATCACCAAATCCAATAGTATAAATATATCCTGCGACATCACTACCAAAAAAATACTGGTGGTTGGTATCCTGTACATATGCTCCTGCCCCGGATGTTAATGCTCCACTCATCAGAGAAGGATCAATACTAGTTAAAATACCACTACCACCCTGCATTTGAATACCCTTAGCGTGGTTAAGTGGGATTACCGAACCCCAAGTTAAACGAAAAGATGAAGGATCATCTGCGGGGTCTATTAAATTGAACCTTTTGTTATCAATAGAATTACCTACTAAAGGCCAGAATGCAATAAAATCATTATATATACCATCAGCAACTAATCCATCTGTAAAATCCATTAAAGCGGTTTCTTCGGATATAGTAGCCTCCGATATAGTAGAATAATTCTTAGTAATTTGTTGTTCAGCAGTCAGTTTCTTACGACTACTAGATATAATACCTGTTCTTAATAATATCATAGTTAAGCTGTTATATCACCAAATAAATACCATTCATTAGTGCCAATCTTTATAAGTGTAGCTCCTGAATATTGTGTTGAGAGCTTTAGTGCTCCCCCAGAACTACGAATTGTTACACCTGAACCAGCTACAACTGTAGTTTGACCAGTACCATATTGAGCAATAGTGATAGATGTTCCTATAGAAAAAGCAACAGTTGAGTTAGAAGGCACAGTAAGATTATTTGCTGTAGCTACATTCATCTCAACTAATTTTGATGCATCATCTAGTACAAGGATATAACTAGCTGTTTGTCTATTGGTAGTTATTAATTTATCTACCTTTGAACTTACAGAAGATGATATGATAGAGGAAACATACTTTCTAATATCATTATCTTTAAAAAATTCCTTTACAGATGAGGATAAAAAATCACGTAATATTTTCATATTTTAACTTCTTTTATTGCATTTACATAAGCTAATGAAGCTGAATTTATACTAGCAGAAATATCTTGCCCTATCGGAGACCTATTTATCCAAGCACCTTTGTAGAATACTCCGGGTGTTGTATTAGAAGCACCAGCATTATGATAGATTGGCTTTTTATTATATGTTTCCATACTATCTGTAGCCCAACTAAAGTCCAATTCAGGAGTAATTCCTGTTTGTATTCCTCTTTTCCAGAGGGAGAAATTCACTGCCCACATATCAGCACACCAGCTTTGAAAACCGAGAGCTTCTGTTTTGAAATATCTGTTGTTTATAGAACCAGTTATATTATGGAAGAATGACCTTCTTATATCTATGCACATTCCTTCTACATCTTCCCAAAAGTTATAATCTATATTTTTTAAGAGATACTGAGCACCACCAGTTTTAGCATCATAGGATTTTATTGTATCTACAGTAATCCCACCTATTCTTGCAAGTTCTTTTACAGCTTCATTGTTTTCTATATTTCCTTGAAGTTCCTTTCTATGTAAGTAAGAATAATCTAAATAACCAGTGGTGTTTGATTCCCAAACTATATCATCCTGTATTAGTTTTTCAAAATCTGGTAGTTCTCTAAAGATTATATCAGCATCGTGATAGAAAAATACTTTATCCTTTAACTCTTCCTGATACTTCTTAAAGTGTTTCTTAAATGAATGTGGTCTTAATTGCGGGATATATAATCCTAGATTAACTCCTGAATCTTCATAGAAGTATATATTTACTTCAGAGTATTTCCTTTTAAGAGCCATCCATCTTGGCAAATGAGTACTTCCTTTATGATACCAAACAATTATTTGCATCCTATCAGAAATACCAAATTTTCTAAAGTTTACTATTTGGACCTCAGTTTGCCACACAAAATAAGGTTCATGTGATACAGCTTGAAGAAAAACTAAATTTTCAGGAATCATATTGGTTTATTATACATTATGTACAGTAGTATAAGTGTATTGATTTCCAGTAGATGACATACTGAAATTAGCTATATATCCTGCATTATTCACCTTAACATATAAATCTTTTATCTTCCAAGAACAATGATTACATACCCATCTTCCCCAACCGTTTGTAGGGTCAAAACCATCTTGCCCTACTGGAATTGGAGCAGTATAGTTTAGTGTATTTGCAGGGATAACTACTTTGAATGGTGTTTGGCTACCCATTGCATTAGGATTATCATAATACGGATGACGATAATAACCTTGTCCTGTAGGTTCAGAATAAAGATTGTATCCCATATATGGATATCTTAAATCAGGATTAATTGGAGGTCCACCATAATCTAATATTTGACCTATTAATAATGTGATTGGGAAACTGAATGTTCTACTTAAACTTACAGTAAATACAGTATCTCCTTGATGACTACAGTTATCATCTGTACAATTTATTCTTATCTGTCCAGTTATAGGAATTAAAGGAGCTATAGTAGTAGTGGTTGTAGTACTTGTAGTACAAGGAGTAGCGGAAGTTAGGGTGAATCCCGGTGGAATATTTATAATTCCACTACCTTGAAATGTTTTTGTCTCTCCAGCAACTACGGTAAGTGTAACAAGATTATATGCAGCATCTATATATAACACATCTTCAGGTTGTGTAGTGTTATTAGTTGTACTCCATGAGCAACAAGCAAGGCCACAAGAAAGGTCTAATTCTGGAGGAGTTCTAAAATTTACATAAAATGTATCTCCACCACAAGCAGGAACTACTTTTACTATATAATCTGTACCATCACTTAAAGAAGGTATTATTAATGGAGTAGGTGTATCAGAACCATCAATTAAAACTCCATCAGGTCTTACAAGTTGACTACTTGTTACTAAAGTATAACTTCCAGATACATCGGCAGATGTAGCTAACCTATAATAAATAGCTACAGTCTGATTACCAGCAGGAATAGATGAAAAGGTTATATTTGTTATTGTTATAGAAGCCATAATTACGGTGAAGTTGTAGTTGTTGTAGTGCTTGTGGTTGTTGGTGCTAATTCACCACAATTCAATGTTAATACTCTCTTACATGTATAACTACCTGCACCACCAGATGTATCTAAGAACCAACCAGAGCTACAAGTTGCAATATCTAGTGAAGTACCTACTAAATCTGCTGTATCAAATAAGATATTCAGTTGTGAATCATCTGTAGCAGCAGATAATTCTGCGGATGTATTATCGTAAATTGCAGCAGCAAAAGCATCATTTGTTGAACCATCACCTACAGCAGAGAAGTTTAAGTAGTTAGTTCCTGCTAGTAAATTTACAGGAAATAAGTGCCAGTAACGGAAGTTTTCAGTTGGTGGATTGGTATTTCCACCAGCAGGACTAGTACTTGTAACACTAACTATGGTCGTTGAACCAACTTCATTGTTTAGTACAACTTTAAATGTGTTATCTCCCCCTATTCCTATATATACTGTTTTAGGTTCAGATATAATGATTGGAATTGTAATTTCAATATGTGAGCCAGCAGTAAGAGGGTCTTTTACCCCATCACAATCTGTATCTACCCAAATACCTCTTCTGTTGAACGGACCTGTAAGAGTACCAGAAGTATTCAACCATTCAGGAACAGTGCTTAAAAGTGTATATGCACCAACCAATTGTGTAGTATAACCTGCATTATACAATTTAGTACCGTATATTGCATAATTATTTGAAAGAACAGAAGGAGCAAAACAATATCCAGAATGGATAGTTGTCAAACATCCAGAACAAGTTTCTTCTTTTACGCAACCTGAACCATCAGGTTTAGCAGTGTAGCCAGTATCACAAGCACAAGTAGTAGTGGTAGTAGTGGAACTGGTTGTTGTAGTTGTAGTCGTAGTGGGTGCTGTCCCTTGTACAGTACCATTAACTCCAATAATAACAGCACAATCTGGAGGCAAGGAAGGAATTGTAGTAGTTGTTGTAGTACTAGTAGTTGTAGTAGTTGTAGTTGTTATATTTATATCTTCAGGGTAGAAAGCTACTCCACATGAGGGGGCAGCTTCTATGGTAATACCTTCTGTACATTCAGCACTACTATAATCTACAGTTACTGGAGTTATTAAAGTTCCATCAGGATTTACCTGAACATTATCAGAAATCAAGTTCCAATCTCCTGTACTGTTTTTGCATCTCCAGTATAGAACGAATGTTCCACCTATTGCAGGACTATGAACAATCTTTGATATGGTGATTCTTCTATCTAGCATTTTATTTTAAATTACTTCCCCTGTCATTTCTATATCAGTAACAACTGGACAAGGAGGAGCAGTTGTTGTAGTAGTTGTACTTGTGGTAGTTGTTGTAGTTGTAGTTGTAGTAGGAGGGCAGCAAGTACAATGATTGTCTATAATAAATTGTACTTTATCTTTAAAAGATAAACTTGTCCAATCTTCAGGTAAACAAGTAAGACTTACATCTGCAAGTAAATTATCTAATGTAATAGATATATCTACTGTAGATTTAGTTGAAACACCATTTTCATCAATATAAGTAATGATTAATTTACCGTCTTTGTATTCAAAACCAGAAATAAAAGTGACAGTTTGACACTTCTTTATATCTATACAAATATCATCTAATGGGCAATTTATTATTGCATCAATAGCATCAACTATACCCTTTCTCCATTCATACGGAATAGAGCATAATAATTTGTCCAGTTCCTCTTTTGAATTACAAAATATACTCATTATGGGGTAGTTGTTGTAGTTGTAGTGCTGCTAGTAGTAGTTGTAGTTGAATTACAATTACATTGAGCAGTAAGAATTGCTGAAATTCTCTCAGAGAAAGTCATGTTGTCCCAATCAGATTGACTTGCTACACATTTAGGGTCAATATCATTTAAGCTATTATTTATAACCTGTGCAAAGTCAAAAGTTCTGGTGTATTGTACTTCACTTTCATCTTTATATGTAATATTTATAGATGTACCGTCTATCTCAAAAGGTGAAAGAGATGTTAAAGTTTCACAATCTTTAACCTTTTGACAGTCAATAGTATTCCTATCTTCCTGTATTTTAAGAAGTACTTTGATTATTTCATCTCTCCATTTTGAAGGAAGAGATTCTAAATATCCAGATAGATTATCTACACAATTAGACATAAATTAATAGTTTAAAGACCTATAAAGTCCTTATCTTAATATAAGAAAAATATAGGAAATAAACAAATTAATTTAACAGGGGTTGTATAGCATCTATTACATCTGTAGGGGTGATGTTTTTAGTACATTCAAATTGTTTTTCAGTTCCTTCAAACTTAGGACACCAATTCCATGACCCGTTATCTTGAAGTTTAATCCAGTTAAAACAACCTGTACACTTATTTTCAGGAGCAGATATTCTTATACAATCTTTCATTTCTGTATATGGTAGTGAAAATCCAGAGATTAGAACTGTTGGTACATCTAGTGCCCAAGAAAGCCAAGACAGCCCACTCCCTATTCCTATGAAGAATTTAGAGCGTTTCAGAAGAAACATTATAGTTTCTATCCTATGGTCTGGGGGATAAATTACACCTATTGGATTCCTATTTCCATTATGACCATCTTTCTCTTTGGAAAGAAGAATTACTTCATATCCTCTATCCTTCAAATAATCTACTACTACTTGCCAACCTTCAGGGTTATTCCAATATTTTGCTTGAGAAGTTGAATGATTTGCTATACAAACATATTTAGTTGCCGGAGCTATAGAAGCTATTTCTTTTAGTTTAGGTTTAAGTTCTGTATATGGTAGACCTAGAATATCAGAAGCATTCTTCTGCATAGGGAAAGCTCTAGGGTCCAAGGGATGCCTGTTGTGATTTACTCTATTATTTTCATCATAATCCCAACCTATTCTATACCAAGCAAATATATTAGGTAATACAGTTCCCGGTTCTATGAAAGTTATATTTGGATATTGATCTTTAAATAAATGATTGTGAAACGTTATGACGAATAACTGACAATTGTGTTTCTTCTGAAATCTGTCTGTATATGGAAACCAAGCTAGAGTATCTCCAAGAGCAGAACTACCTAGTTCCACTACTACCCTTTGGTTTTCAAGATTCAGGTGATAATCATATACTTTTTTACCGGTTCTTGTATTATGTATAACGATATGATATGGTTGATAATATTCAATGAATGGGTGAGTAAATCCACTCCTTCCTGTAATTACAGAAGAATGTATTGTTTTATTTCCCACTTTAAATTCTACAAAGTAATCATCGTCACTATCTCTTACTTCTACATAAGCTTTTCTTACAAAGTGATTTATTATAGTTTCTGTAGATGTTAAGTCTGCTATTTTCAAGTTATTGTAAATACTCATGATTGATTTATAAATAAGTTACTAAAGGGTTATTGTCATAATCCGAACCGTATGTATGGAGTTTATACATCTTTACAGGAAGCCCGTAAGACAAAGCTTCCTTGACACACAACGGATTAAGTTCAAATTTTGATGTAAATATCATTTCATCACAAGCCTGATAAAATAAGTCAACATCATCTCTTTCTCCCCAAACATAGCAGTTATCAGGTCTATTTTGCATTAATGGTTCCCAATAGTCTTTAAAATTAAGTGCTTGATTACCAACAAAATGATAATGATTGTTAGGGTCTTTTCTTGCAATTTCAAAAAGCTCTCCTTGATTTTTACCGGGAGTAAACAGTCCTACATTTAAATAATGTGTACCTGATTTATTAAATGAAAAATGTCCGATTTTCCAACGAGCAGCTTGTCTTTGATGAAATTTCTCCTTTTCATCATACCAAGCCCATTTATCTTCTATAGGATATTCCCATACATAACAAGGAACTTCAGGAAATTGCTGTTCAAACCTTTGTTGAGACCATTTATTTACCAGTACAAATTCATCTGGTATGAATTTAAGTTGGGAAGGTTCAGTGAGAGAGCTATGAGTGGTGGTTACTATATAATAATCTCTTGGGTGTTTAAATATTTGTATAGAAACTTCAGGTAATAAAAAACTTTCAGGGATTTCCTGAAAGTGAATACAATAAGGATTTAACTCCAATATAGTAGGGTATAACTTATTTTTGTCACCATTTAAGCAAATATGGTGACATAAGTTCTTTATTTTATTTCTCTGTACTACATATTCATCTGAATAGTTGTTTACTTCTATTACAGTTATGTTAAATTGGTTTTTATATGTTTCTATCTGTTTTAAAGTATATTGAGGCATCCCACCTGTAGATAGATGCGGTACTATATAGATTAAATTTTGCATACGCCAAATATACAAAATATATCATTAACTATTAATTATTTCCTATAATAAGCCAATTAGCTCCGTCACTTTGCATAGTTACATATTTCCATTGTGCGGATAATATATAAGAAGTTGCACCATCTATGGTTTGTGATGAAGTTGTACTGACTGTTAAATTATTAGCCCCTGCATTTATGCGTTTAATAGTGTATATTTTACCAGAGTTTCCTACTGCGGTAGGTAGGGTAATTGCAAAAGCAGCAGTTGTAGTATCTCCTGTTATAGTGTTATCTGTTATTAAAGCTGTGTATGTACCACTTTTAGCTAACAAACTACTACCAGTAATTATAACGTTACTAGCATCAGAAGTAACTACTATATTATTTCCACCTTTTATATTTTTTAATGTATTACCTCTTGTACCTGCTGCTGAAGAGTGAGTTGATGTTGCAATTACTCCAGAACCACTACCAGCAGCATCTGTAAGTGTATATTGTTCACAACTTATAGCTCTTACCCATCTAGTACCATCAGATGCAATCCACCATGTTACTCCATTAGGAATAGTGGTTGCAGAACTACTAGCATTGTAATATGCACCTCTACTCAGTATAACATTTAATGTGCCTTGATTTACTACACAAATCACTCTACCCCTGCAAGTTGTGGGGTCTGGAATAGTACAAGTTACATTACCTGAGAATGGTTCAAATACAACATAGTTTTCACCAGTAGCTACTGTATAGTTAGTTGCACCCGGAATCACAGGATTACCAAATGTTGTAGGTTTGGTAAGTACATTACCTGAAGCATCTACACCTAGATCAGCTACTACTGAAGTTCCATTAAAAGAAGTTTCAGAAATATAACTATCCAAAATTAATTGACCACTACCTGTAACAGTTAGTTTTCTGGCAACTGTACCTGAATTAGCTCCCCAGATTTCAAACTGTGAAGTTCTCGTTGCAAAAGTTACATCTGTCCATTTGGATATTATTTGATTAGCTGTATAACCAGATCCATCTGATGTTTTATGCGAAAAATCAATAGAACCACCAATTCCATTAGCTGCTGTACCTGAAGTGCTCCTACTAATTTGAATCATTGAAGATACAGAGTTAGCAGTAGAGCTAAAATTAGAAACAAGTAATGGTAATCCTGTATTTGATTGAATATTTGTTCCAGTTCCAGATGTACTCTTTAGATATGCACCTGTCCCAGAAGTAGATTGTCCATAAAATCCATAACCACTACTAGAACTACCATATATACCTATTACTACTCCGGTTCCTATACCTGCAATAGCTGCTGAAGAACTATTTGTTCCAGTAGCAGTTGCGCTAAATCCTACAGATAGTGCTGAAGTGTTTAACGTGTTGTTTATTTGTAGTATACCATTAACACTGCCATCAGAGAATGAACCATTCAGAATCATTTTATTTGTTCCAAATGTATGTGTCCTATTTGTAGATAAGGTTAAATCTGTATTTACAAAGTTGGTATCAGCACCTGAAGGTGAAACAGTAATGACATTACCTGAAGAGTCCACAGCAAGATTAGCTACTGCGGTTCCAGTAAATGCAGATGAGGATGTATAAGAATCAAGAATTAATTGTCCACTACCTGCTATTGCTATTTTTCTGGCAACTGTACCTGAATTAGCTCCCCAAATCTCATATTGAGAAGTATATGTAGCAGATGTAACATCTGTTAGCTTACTTCTTAAATAAGTTGCATATTTAGTTGTACCATTACTTGATTTTAACTTGAAGGCTATAGAAGCTCCAATTCCATTTGCTGCTGCATCTGAACTGTTTTTAGTAAGAAGAATCATATCATCAAATCCACTAGCATTACCCGCAGACATAGAACCACCTAAAGATAATCCAGAGGTTGTTGAAGTTGATAATGCTGCACCTGTTGTTGAGGTCGCAAAAACGGCAACACCTATACCATTGTTGCTTGCACCAAAAGCGTTATTACCACTATCTATACTTATACCTAATACGGAACTTCCACCACTAGTTGTATTTATAAAGTTAAAAGCATAACCAGAACCTGTATAACTATTATTGATAGTTACCTGATTATTACCTTGTGTATGTATTCTAGCTCCTGTAAAAGTTAGGTTGGTATTACCAAAGTTCGTATCTGTACTACCAGTAATAGTTATATCTGTAGCTCCTGTTGTAGCATTATCTACAGCAGATACAGTAGCTCCTATAAAGTTAATCTTTGATCTTGGTGTAAGGTCTACACCTTCATCCTGAACAGTTATAGTTGCACTTGTAGGAGATGTACCTGAAGTTCCAGAAACACCAGAAGTACCAGAGGTTCCAGCAGCACCATTTATACCAGAAGTACCGCTTACTCCGCTAGTTCCAGATACACCGCTTGTACCATCTATTCCAGACGTACCGTTAATACCTGAAGTCCCATTTACTCCTGATGTTCCACTAACACCCGATGTACCACTAACGCCGCTACTACCAGATGTTCCGCTTAAGCCACTACTTCCTGAAGTTCCATTAATTCCCGAAGTTCCACTAGTACCAGATAATCCTGAAGTACCAGAGACTCCGCTAGTACCACTTATACCGCTGGTTCCATTGGTTCCACTTATTCCTGAAGTACCGTTAATTCCACTTGTACCAGAAGTACCACTCAATCCATTTATACCACTAGTACCAGAAAATCCGCTTGTTCCTGATGTTCCGGCAGTTCCAGTAGTAGGGGGAGGAGGTACAGGCATTCCTTGTAGGCAGATATTATCTAAAAAGAATCCAAAATTTCCATTATTAGAAGATACAGTAATAAGTAATTGGTCTACGGTTGCACTTGCAGGAAGTGAGAATGCAGAGAGAGGAATAGATATATTTTGACAAATTGTTGTGTTGCTACTGTCAAATCCATACAACCCATTAGAAAGATTTACAGCAGCACCTACATTTGTACCAGATAGACGAAATCTAAATACAATCTTTCTTGGATTGTTAGGATTACCGCCCCAAGTACCTTTTGATTTTATATCAAATAATAATATAGTTAAGCTACTTAATGAAAATGCTCCTCCCGGTCTTGTTAATAAAATATTATCACCATTTTGTACACCACTACCTTCTATAGATTTAGCTCCACTACAAGGGCCATTTATAGAATCTGGATTTAATCTAACAGAATTAGAAGATATACTCGTCCATTCTGTATTTTCTTTATATATACATTCACCAGAAACAGTAGTGGGTTGTGTAGTTCCGGCTTCCACTACAGCAAAGGATAATTGTAATTGTGTAGCAGGGTCTATGGGTGCTTGTGCAGGGTTATCAGAAGGAGTACCCTGTAATACGTGAACTGAATTTGTTACATCTACAATGAATGTGTCAATCCTGTTGTAAGTAACATCAGCAGGAGAAAGTGTTATAGTAGTAGCAGGAGAAGTATACTTAACACCATTTATATAATATGTTGCAGCAGAAATATTATAAGTATATCCAGAAACCCACGTTACGATACCACCTGAAACTACATCATCCTTTATTATATTAGGGGCATAGAAACCATCTGGTAGTACTGTTATTGAATTATTTGGAAAAGAAGAAACAGGTACATTTCCTAAAAGTGGATTTTCAGGTGTACCATCTCCAGACAAGTCCAGAGTTGCGGTATCTTGAGTAACTATACCTTGAATACCAGCTTTTCCCTTCATTTGGAAATTTACACCATCGTATGAAACTAGAATTATCTCACCAGATAAGATATCATTAGCTACTAATGGAGTGGATACATTTTTTACAATAGGTTTTTCACCTAAACCATTAACGTTTAGAGTGGCAGCACCAGTGTTTGCACTACTAGCTTTAAACCATACTTTTAAACCTTCTGTATAAGATTCTGGAGCAGGTCGCAAATCAACTGTATAATTATTACCACCTGTAGTATCTAATACATAGGATGATACTTCATTCGTTGCATTAGTGTGTATGTTTCCAAATATTCTCATAATATTTCTATAATTTTAGGAGTCATACCATAAACTACAGGGTAACTTGTACCTGTTACGGTAGCATCCTGAGAGTTCATCACTGTACTTCCTAATTGAAAAGTTTTTATTCTTATATTTGTACCTGTTGGTAGAGCCAAGTCATATATACCAGTTACTTCTGTAAATCCTACTGTTGCTACATTCTGTACAACAAATTGAAAATATTTTGTAGAAGTATTTGGGAAAGTGTCTTCTACTCTCCAGATTGCATATATTGTTTCACCTGTATCTTTCTTGAATCTTAGTACTTTTATATTCCCTATACTCAAGTCAGCATCAGGTTTATAGTCCCTATATTGTTTTAATTGAGATAGATAATCTCCTATGGGTCTTCTTTCATAAGTTGGGTTAGTATTAACACCGGGAGGATTTGGATATGTTAAACCACCACTTTCTGCATATTCATCATTCAATAAGGACATGGTATCAAACTGTACATAGGTAGAAGAACCATCTCCTTGATAATTATTGTATATCTTAAACCAATACGATCTGTCTATTCCATTCATTGAGAATAGTAGAATACTTCTTATACCCCATATAGCTACTACTTCCTTTTTGCTTCTTCCGTTAATTTCAGGAACACCGAATACTGAATATTCATGATAATCAAATCCCCACTCAGATAACCAAACTTCTTTTCCCTGAGCAAACTCATTGGAATAGGATATGAATTTCTTTAGAACATTTAAATCTCCCGAAAGTTCTAGTGGCATAGCTGTAGTAGCCTCACCGTATTGACTAGAACCACCATTTGTAGAATATTTGTGATAGTTTATTACATCAAATGGTACATCTACCACACCATCTATATAACCACGATTCTCCTTACTCCAATCATAAATACCTTTCAGTACATCTACTATTGCTACACCAAATCCCGGTATTACTACTTTCATTGTAGGGTCAGCAGTTTTAATACCTACACCTACACCAGCACCAAACCCCGCATCTAAAGTTCCTTTATGTCCATCATATACAGCACTTAAATAAGGAGCCATTTGATAACCAGACATGTAGTGATCTTTAGTAGCCCAATTCTTATCTTCTTCATTTCCTAGTTCTATATAGTTTAATGTATTTAAACCTTTCTTAATTACACCAGCAGGAATCCAGAATTCACTAAATTGATGTTGTGTTCCAAACAAACTATCTGGTATTGATGTATTTCTACCATATCTTCCTGCAAATACAAATCCTACTCTTGCTCTATTTTTATATACAGTAACAGAAGTTTTGTTATTAGCATCTGCCTGAATAATAGGATTGGTGTGTTCCCAAAAATTAGGATCGGTAGAATTGTTAAACATGTGGGAAGGATTGTTCAGGATAGTAGGTAGAGGAACTATACCATTATCTTTACATATCTGAAATAAACTATCATAATAGAAATCTTGTGTTGAAGGTTCATAAGACCATTCATTTTCTGTAGGTTGCAAATACTTCTCTTCCATATAAAAACGCAGAGAAGTAAGACCCATTTCTAAGAGCCTATTAAATTTTGGTAAATATACAGTCGTAGTATTATATGCTACATCATTCTTCATTACATCCCATACAAAACCATTTGAACCAAACTGTCTTCCTAGTTCTACTTTTGGTCTACTGTAAGTAGGTTCAGGAACATTATCATAATCTCCTATAATTCTTAATCCTGCCCCATAGAAATCTCCTCCACCTAAATGACCATTATTATCAGCAAAACCTTTTACTATCAATCTATCTGTAGGAAAAGGTGAAGCAACATTCATTACTATATCCTGTCCAAACAAACTACCGTCATATTGACCTATTTCTACAAGAGAATTGTCATTTTTATTTACTAGATAAAACTTTGTTGGGGTAAATCCAGCAGGACCATATTTATCACGTACAATTACTTTTTTAACCACAGGATTCCATCTTTCAGGAAATTTACACACAATCATGTGTGGAGAGTTAAACATTGCATAGCCGGGAACAAAGTTGGTATCTTCATTATTATCCAACCATGCAGTTACAGGACCAGCATTATTATCTTGCCAAAAGTAATCTTCTACTATAGGAAATTCAGCATTCAATAGTCTTTGTGGACTAGGATTAGACACAGTGAAATCATATAGCTTCAGTTTATATCCACCATTTATTGTGTATGCGGTTCCTTGATTATTTGATACCAAGCCGCTACTATTTACATAATGCATAATTAAGCGGTTTTAACAAAGCTTGGTCCATTAATAACTCTGGCTTCAGAAGTTGTATTAGTTTTAAATAATTCTTTTCTTACTTGACCTATAGAAATAGTAGTATCATCAGAAGTATAATTCACTCCACCAGATGAAGAAGCTAAATAATATATTGTATTTGCAGTGAGTCCAAGCCCAGATGTATTGATTTTCTGCCCTGCTTGTACAATCCTAAATGTATTTGCATCTACTACTTGGGAAACAATACCATCTGCATAGGAAGCATTATTACTAGTAACGGCTTGGCATCTTTGCCATATACCAGTGCTATCTTTATATACAGCCCAACCTACACCAAAACCATGACTTGTTTTAACATATTCTTCATAATTTCCACCAGAAATACCAGAAGTACCGCTTGTACCACTTGCTCCAGAAACACCTGATGTTCCTGAAGTTCCAGTAAGTCCATTAGTACCACTTATACCAGAAGTTCCTGAAGTTCCTGCAACACCTGATACACCATTTATATTTACAGCCCAAGAGCTAAATGTTCCAGTTCCTGTATTTGATACAGAATTTGCTTGCATTGCGCCAGTAGCAGGATTATAAGTAATAACTGTTGCTATAAAAGAACCTGTAGGATTATTTACAACTGCTATTGTTTGACCTGTTGTATATGCTAGATTAGGCTCTACTGTAAATACTTTAGATGTAGGATGTGCAGTGGGTATACTCATTCCTGTATTAGAAGTAGTAGCATATTTATCTCCATTCAATCCAGAAGTACCTGATGTTCCTGATACTCCTGATGTTCCACTAATTCCACTGGTTCCAGAAAGACCACTTGTACCACTACTACCAATTATACTTACTCCGCTTGTACCACTAGTTCCATTTGCACCATTTGCACCATTGATTCCTGAAGTTCCGTTAACTCCAGACGTTCCTGTTCTCCCTGAAGTACCAGATGTACCAGAGATTCCAGAAGTACCACTACTACCAGAAACACCACTAGTCCCAGATGTACCTGCAACTCCAGTTCCTATAGCAGTTATTACATTCTTTAATTGGAAATTCACTCCATCATATGCAACATCTACTATTTGTCCAGCTAAAATATCTCCAGATGAAAGGTCAATATTTACATTCTTTTTGATAAGTTTTGGACCTAAACCGTTTACATTTATACTACATACACCTGTGTTTGAACTTGCTGCTTTAAAAGATATACGTAAACCATCTGTATAAGAAGTTATAGCAGGTCTAGGGTTGACAATATAATTATTAAGTGTTCCTGTATCTTGTATATAGGAAGATTGTTCTACAGATGTTGCTACACTCGTATTACCTTTAAATATTGACATAAATAAATTAATTAAATTTTTAATCATTTTCCTTCAATTGCTTCAACAGCATGATTCTTATCAAAGAAGTTAAGTATACTGTTAAGAATTCTTCCAGTTTTACTTAATGTTCCTGCTAACAAGTTATAACCAATTACTGCTGATATAGTTTCTTTAATGTCACCAAACTTGTGCTTAGAGTTTTCTTTTATTAAGGTATGATTAAATAGTTCTGCACAGGCTACATTACCATATTTATCTATAGCTTTAGCAAGTTCTAGAAATTTATTATCTGCTTTCTTCAGACCAGTTTTAAAATGTTGATCTATAAATGAATATATTATACCATATGTAATACCTAGAGGTAATAATAAAATACCTAATAATATAGATAGTATATATAATATAATACCCATATTACACCCCTAAGAATGATTTACCTCTTCCTTTTTTAGCAGTTAATTCATTACTATAACTAGTATCTAAATCTTGTATATAGTTATAAATCTTAATCCAATCTTCATCATTAGCTACTACTCCTGCTCCAACTTGGGGTTCTAAGTCGGCTCTCATTTCTTGATTAGTAGCATTCATCAAACCTTCTCTCATTACTGTTAAAATTGAATATACATTGATAATATCATCAGCAGTACATTCTACCGTTACAGTTACTTCTTCATCTGTATATCCAATTAAAGCTGACTTTAAATTACTATACAAAGAACCAAATCTCTCAAGAGAGTAGGTACGAATTTCATCTGCAATTATAAGTGCGTGTTTTACTTTAAGTTGTACTTGCATTTTGTTTAATTTTTAATATTAACTATTAATTATATACCATTTTGTACCATTAGATTGTACCCATACCCATCCATAAGCTGATGCAATACTATAAGAAGTACCAGCATCTATATTCTCACTAGCAGCAGCAGCTACAGTAAGTGTGTTACCCGATCCATCTATCTTCTTGATAATATATATCTGCCCTGCTCTACCAACAGCAGTGGGAAGAGTTACAGTAAAACCAGCAGTGGATACATCACACAATATAGTATGATCTGTAGCAACAACTGTATAAGCACCTACCTTAGCAGTAGTATTAATAGCTTGTATATGACCCTGACCTGTGATTTGCGCTGTAGCTGTGAGGGTGCTGTTTATAGTTACCCCACTTTGGAAGATAGCTGCACCATTCTTGTCTATGGTGAAGGCTGCTAACTTGTTAGCTACGTTAACACCAAATCCACCACCGGGAGCACCAGCCCACATAGCAGATACGAACACCATTCCATTCTGGTCTACTGATAAACCTGCAAAGTCAGTGTTAGTAGTACCATACAGTATAATCTTCTGCCCTGCTACCGTTGCTGTATTAGCAGTAGTTTGAAGGGCAGTTGGCAGTATTGTAACAGTACTAGTACCTGATGCGTATAAACCACCATTAGCAAGTACATTACCGTTAAACTGACCTATATAGTTTCCTTGACTTGCACTATATCCTGTTAGTAAAGTAGCTGATGCTGTACTAGATAAAATAAGAGAACCATCCAATCTACTAGTTCCATCATCTACCCATAATGCATAGTTATTTGTACCGCCAGAGGCTGAATTCTCGATATAGAGAGTAGCAGTGTTGGTAGTAGTAGCTCCACCATCTGTAATGGTCAGAGCTTTGATAGCTAATTGAGCAAACAATGGATGGGTTCCTGAAGCGGCTTCTGTTACACCTGTTGTACCTATAATTTGAGTAGCGTAAGCAAATCCTACTGAAATATTAAAGTTAGAAGAAGGTCTAATGTTTACATAGTTGGAAATATTTGCTGCTCCCCCTATCAGGAGTTGTGATGCAGTATAAGTATTGCCCCCATTAGCAGTAAATGCAGTAAAACCGGGATTTCCTGATGTAACAAAACCGCCAGAAGTGATTGTATTAATGACTGACAGGTTTCCATCAAACTGAACATTCCCATTATCTACCCATAGAGCATAATTATTGGTTGCACCTGTAGCTGCACCTTCAATATATAAAGTAGCTGAGTTAGTAGTAGTACCAGCACCAGCAGTATTTATAGATAAAGGCTTAATAGCCAATTGAGTAAATAAAGGATGTGTACCTGATGATGCTTCTGCAACAGTTTGTGTACCTATAATATGAGAAGCATAAGAAGTATTAGCTGATGCTGAAGCACTAATACTATTCCTTTCCATTATTCTGTATTGTGTATTACCAGATAATAATTGAAGATATGCAGAAGATGAAGGTGAAGTTAAAGAGTTATTTGGAGAAACATTAAGTGAACTATTCTCCCCAATAGAGTCTGATGAAAATCCTCCAACAAGATATGTATAACCGTTAAATGTCTTTTGCCCATTAAATCCTTGATTACCTGTGGTAAACAATCCTCGGGCTGTGATTGAGGCATCGGGGATGTTCAGTGTGGCCGTTCCCCCCAATGCTACAGGAGAACTTGACCAGTTAATATCAGTTCCACTAGTTCCTGTAGCTAAAGATATAGATGAATTAGCAAGTTTAGCATTGGTAACAACACCTGTATCTATAGTCATAACGGTGCTACCACCACTTATTACTATATCTCCATAGTCTCCATCAGCAGGAGATGTACCGCTTGTACCAGAAGTCCCACCTAAACCTGATGTTCCATTAATTCCAGATGTTCCATTTATACCACTAGTCCCATTAACTCCACTGGTTCCACTTGTACCATCAATACCACTAGTACCTGAAACTCCCGAAGTACCACTTACACCGGAAGTTCCTGCTGCTCCTGTAGCACCGTCTACACCTGATGTACCACTAATACCAGAGGTTCCATTAAGTCCATTAACACCTGATGTTCCGTCTATACCACTAGTCCCATTAAGTCCATTGATTCCTGAACTACCACTTGTTCCATCAATTCCACTGGTTCCACTTGCACCATTGATACCTGATGTACCAGAAACTCCTGAAGTTCCAGAAACACCAGAAGTACCTGATACCCCGCTAGTTCCATTGATACCTGATGTGCCTGAACTTCCAACTACTCCATCTGCACCATTAACTCCAGAAGTTCCAGAGGTTCCATTAACACCACTACCATTTAATACAATTCTACCAGCAAAACGATTATCTGGAGTCTGAGATACATAAAATGTTACTGAATTATTATCTGCACTTCCTATAACATCTTCTACAAATACACCTTTTGGTAAACCAGTTTCATCCCAAAAGAAAGGAACAAGATTAGGTGTACTCATATTATGGGTAAATGTTATAGCATAACGACCACCTGAAGGTATTCCCCAATCAGTTGTAGCATTGAAAGTCATTTCCTTTGCAGCAGAAATGCCTGATGTACCGCTTGTACCAGAAGTACCAAAGAAAGTACCATCAACACCGGATGTACCTGAAGTTCCTGTAGTTCCAGATGTACCAGTGAGACCTGAAGTTCCAGCAGTACCGCTAGTACCTGAACTACCTATTATACCATCTACACCTGATGTACCGGATGTACCTGTAAATCCAGAGGTTCCAGATGTACCTGAAGTTCCATCAACAGCCTCATTACCACTATGTCCACCATTTATAACAAGTCTCCCTGAAAACCTACTATCTGGCACTTCAGGAACATAGATTGTCATATTATTTTCATCTGTTTCTTCTATTATTTCAGCAAATGCACCTCTTGGTTTAGGTGTAGTGCCTTCCCATATAAAAGGAACTAATTGGTAGCTGTCCAGATTGTGATCGAATGTTATATAATAATAGCTACCTCCATATGTATTAATTGGACCTTGCCAATCTTCAATACTGAATGGTCTGGAAAATCCATCAGGGCTTGTACCAGAAGTACCATCTGTTCCACTAGTGCCTGAAGTTCCATTAATCCCTGAAGTACCCGAAGTTCCAGAAGTACCATGTCCACCATCTATACCACTTGTTCCAGATGTACCTGAAGTACCGCTTCTACCAGATGTACCTGAAGTACCCTGATAAGCACATATCTTCTTAAGTATAGAAATTAAGCTTTCACCCTTATGTGTTTCTACACAAAGGTTTAACCCACAATCAGCTATAATCTCTGATAATTTAAGACCTGTGCCTTTAACCAGTAAATATTCTTTATTTTCAGACATAGTTAAAATAAGATAAATATTTGGTAGTAGATTACCAAATATTACCTATAAGTAGTGTATAAAGTAGACAGTATAAACTAAATATCTTCTATATTATCTTGTTTAGAAATTTCTTCTGGAAGTTCATCATCAAATTCTAATCTTCCTGCAATAGCCTTACTGGAGAAAGCGTCTTCTATATAAACCCCTAGATCATCAGCTATGCAGGATTGATAGAATAGATCAATTTCATCTTCTTTGAGTACGAATAGATATTCATACACTGATACTGAAATTGTTTTGCCTGTGGGTAGTTGGATATTCATTATTATTTTAAATTAAAATCCTCTTCTGTCTGAAACTCTAACACCCCATTCTTTAGCAGTGTTATCATCCATAGCAGGTAGGTAGGTTAATATTTCTTTTAATACTGGTACTACTTTAAATAGTTTCTTTACAGGTTTTGCTGTTTCCTGTTGTTTTTCTCCCCATGCTTTAGCTCCTAGTTGTTCAGCAGTAAATCCAAAGAATTGTTGACCAACATTCATTATTAAACTATAGCTATCTTTAATAGAAGAAGTTATAGGAGCACCGTTACCAAGAATATCTATCCCTGACTTTGGTGAATAGAAGAATGAAATTTCGTCTGTAAGTTTATCTACTTGCTTCCTAATCAAAGCTTTATAAGCTTTTTCTTCAGAATCATCGTCATCATCTGGAGCAGCTAATCCAAATATCATTAAGAAAGTCATAATTGTAATAGTTCTTAGTTCAGCAGATGTAGCTTGAACACCTTGAATAAATCTATCTACAAATTCACCTTCTGAAATAAAGTCTTGATTATACGTTCCTAAATCTTCAGCTTCTTTTTTCTTTTCAGCATAAGCTTTTCTGGCTTCTGCAATTAAATTCTCTTTACCAAATACATTATCAGAAAATGGTACAGCATATCTACCTAACGTTTCAAGGAAATTACTAGCTAAAGCTCTATAAAACATACGGAATCTACCATATTCATGAGCATGGTGAGATTGACTATATCTAAATTCTCCAAAACGTACATCCACTTGACGAGGAATCCAGTTTTTAAATGTCATCATAAGTCTCCACCATAGGTTATACTTATAATTAGCTAAATCAAATTCATCTGCTTCACCTAAAGCATCCTTAGCCATAGTTCTAGATAGTTCTCTAAGTTGCTCTACATCTACAGAGTTTCTTGATATGCCGGGAATTTCTAATACAACTTTTTCCTTTCCTCCTTCGGTTATAGTTTTATATTGGACAGCTTTTTTTATACCATATTGATCTTTATATTTTTTAACAAGGTCTTCGAATTTCTTTTCTACTCCTTTTCTTTCGGATGGAGAAAGTGAATATCTGTCATAATACTTACTTTCCTGAGCAGCCTTATCTCTAAGATTAACAATTTTACCTTCTACAATTCCTGTATTTTCAATAAGGGCTAAAAAAATATTTGTTTGTACTATCTCAGAAGTTTTTCTCATAGGAGACATTAACCAATCTTGTGAGAAAAATTTAGAAGCATCACTTACTGATAATTGAGCAGCTTTATGGGCTTCTCTATTTTCAAGATGTGGTTGAAAATAATCTAATAGTGCAGCATTCTTTTTCATATCTTCTGAAGCATAAAAAGCACCAGAAGAAAGTTGAGTCCAAGCCATTTGTAGGTCTCTTTGAGAAATGTATTTCTTATATAATTTAGAAGAGGAATATGAGCCACCAAATAAGTTGGAGATTGCAGAAGCTGCATTTACACCTAATATTCTTTTTTGGTTGATATTATTCATCCATAAGATGAACTTAGTAGCAGAAATAGCAGTTGGTTTGTAATCTTCCCCTTCAGGAATATCGAATTGGTAAAGCTTACCCATTGGAGATTTGTTCCACCTTTCTCTAAGTCTAAACTGTACAGCAAAATCAGCATCGGTCTGTAAATGTTCTCCATTTACAATAGCTCTTACATGCTGTTCCAGAACTGTTGCATTTAAACCTTTCTCCTGAGATTCTATATATTTTCCACCCTTTTTATTTAATTTACCAAATTTATTTTGTTGTAAAGTGGTTTTATTCTTTTCAAGGTGGACTAAAGAGCGTAATATTTGATCATTCTCCTGAAGGTATTGCTCTTTATGAATTTCCTTACTCATAAGTCCATATATCTTAAATATATCAAATGATCTCTCTTCAGATGGTAATTTAGATATATAAGGAACAAATCTCTTCTCTAATTTCTTACCTGTAAATGGGTCTCTTGCGCCTTCATAATTTAATTCATAATCAGATACAGTTAATGATTTTCTAAAATCATCATATATATTATAAAGTGTGTTACTTCCCTTTTTAAGAATATTATTGTCTTCTAATGATATAATATCAGCAAAGGACTTTCTTATACTTGGCAAGAAACTATACATTTCAAACTCTTCTATAGCTCCAGTATCAGCCAATTGTTTATTCTTTTCAACGAAGAAATTATATACTGCAAGTAATTCAGGATGACTTGCTATTTCCTGATATTTTGGAGATAGCCATTTATTTTCATTAAAACCTTTACTCCAAACAAGTTTATTATGATAACCAAAGGCGGTAAGTGGATGTTTTAAAATATTATAATTCTTTTCAAAATTCATTACCTTCTTTCTTATGATCTCATTGTTTTTCTTTTTATTATCATCATAAGTAGAATTTTTCCAAAGCTTAAGATTCTCTTCCAATTGTTTATCATACCATCTTTGCCATGCGGCTATATCATAATTATCTTTTACAAAATTTAATATATCTGTAGCATCTTTGCTATCAAATGCTATTTGTCTAGCTTCATAAAACTTAGCATCTATTTTAGAATGTATCCTACCCTTTTCAAAATCTACTAACATTCCGATAGCTTGCTTTTCAGATAAACCTTTTTTCTTTCTCCACTGTTCAAAATCAAACTTTAAATCTTTTAACTTCTTTAAATCATCATCTACAGCAAATGTTATTTTATTGTATGCTTTTTTAACAAGCTCATACATAAATCTTACAGAAGCAATGTTTTGAGAACCCATTGAACGGAATGTTTTCTGAAACATGTTTACAACCTTTTCAGGAAGGAGTAGGTTGAATATATTTTCCTTCTTAGCTTGAGAGTCTAAGAGTTCATCTCTCATTAAAGACATTTCTCCATTCAGGAAGGATAAGTCACTTGCACTTCTATAAAGTTTAGCTCTACTTTCTTTTGCTATAGTACCATCTTTTTGTAGGAAGGTGGACGGAGTTACCACATTTGTAATAATATCCTGATATAATGCAATAGTAGAAAGTGCTTCAGATACATCTTGTTTATCAGCCTTCTTTAAAGCTTCTTTCTCTTTAAGAATTTGTTCAAGTTTTATTCTTAAATCTATAAAGTAAGTAGCTAGGTTATCTACAGAGTTAGTTGTTCTAATTTCATATATAGCTTCCTGAACATCTTCTAAGATATTTCTATCATCTTTCCAATAACCTTTTTCTATATATTTTTGATATAATAATCCTAATTTTTCAATAATTTCATCTCTTGTTCTAGAACCTGTAGATTCTTCAGGGGAGATAATAGGTCTATAAGCTCTATCATCTTTAGATATTTTTGCAGGATCAGCATCTCCAATTGTAACTCCAGTAAGAGTATTTTTATCACCTATCTTTTTATGATGAGTTCTTATAGGAATAGCCCTTAACTTACCAAACTTTTCAGCACCATAAGCATCTTTAAGTATCCTTTTATATTCATTTAACTGTATATAATAACCTTCTTTCTTATAGTCTTTAGCACCCTCAATATCTTGTTGAAGTGTTGATTTCCAATCAAGTATGTCTATCGTACCGTTTGGAAGGACTGCAAGAAAGTCAATTGTACCAAAAATGTTTTTACTTGAATCATGAATTATTTGTTCAGTAAGGAATCTGGTTCCCTCTGGGTATTGATCCAGCATCTTACCTACATATATTACAAACTTTCTTAAAGATTCTTTCTGAACTTGGTTCTGTGGGATGAACGTTAAATTACCCATAGTTCTTTTCCTAAGTCCAGTAGTAGGGTCTATCCATGCATTTACAACATCTTCAATCATTTCATGAATGGTAGTACCTTCTAGTGCAGCTTGATCATAAAACTCTTTTAAATCCTCATCAAATGATTTATTACCAAATAGCTTCTTATAATATTCATCCTTTAGGTTAGATACCCTTGTTCCTTCACCTTCTACCTTTTTACCATCCTTATAATATTCATTATCAACTTTATGGAAGTTTTCTTGAGAGGGTTTATTTTTTATAGATTCCCAAATCTTTTTGTTCTCCTTATTTTCTTCATCTATCTTATCATTCGATTTTGCAGAAAGAAATATATCATCTACAGATAGATCAACAAATTCACCAAATGACTTAGGATTTTCATTTATTGCTTCTAAAGCTTCTTTAAATGGGTTTTTATACTTTCCAAATAACTCTCTAACCCATTGAATAATAGAGTCTAACCAAGATTTTGTTCTTAATAGTTTTTGCTGAGAAGCTTCAGTACCTTCTAGTTGGTTAATTAAATATTCAGCAAGAAGTTTTGTTACTGCTTCTTCTTTTATTTTTTCGTAATTTAAAGTACCATCTTCATTTTGGTAGAGCGGATTATTTTTATATGCAGGGTCTTTCAATACATCCCCATACATTTTATAGTTGATAATCTCCTTTACCATTTGGTTATACAATTCTGGTCTTGATTGTTTTACCAATTGTAACAAAATTGTCATAGCCTCTTCAGGGAGCGTATAGTCTTCCTGCCCTTCTACAATCTGCATTACTGCATTGATAAAATCAATATAAGCTCTACCTGAAATAGGTTGACCTTTGTATATAAGCTGTCCTACTGATTTAATATTAGTAAATCCTATAGCTTCTAACCAACCTAACACTTTGTTCTTTGTAATTTTATCAGCCTTAGAAGATAATGTTTGAGAATCTTCTTCATCTATAGGAGTTGCTGATTGAAATATATCACTGTTATCAACATTATATAAGATATTGCGTTTATTTAACTTTTTCCATTCCTTAAATCCTTCTATATCTTGTTTATTCCCAAGTATGTGTATCTGTTCTGGTTCAAATGCTACTATTTCTGTCTTATAATTTTGTTTTTTTTCTATTAGATTATCATCTGCTAACATATCAGTATACACAGAATCATAACCTTGATTATATAATTGTTCCTTATCCTTGTCAGAAATAAAACTTATATCATCTATTTTATTAACGTATTTTGGATTTTTTAAGTTTAGTAAAACTGCCAATATACCAGAATATGTAGTGTCACTGTCTTTATATATCCCATTCTTCCAACTTTCAGGTAAATCTCGTGTTTCTGAAAAATAAGAACCATTTGTCCAACCTACATCATCAGAAAGTATCCTTGTATTAAAGGTTTCAATTTTCTTTGCATTTAAACTACCATGATAAACAATATCCTTTATCTTACTATCAGGAAATATACTATCAATATATTGAGAATATTCCTTAGTAGTACCTACCTTTGATAATTCAGGATTTTGGTTAAATACAAAATCTACTCCATTCTTTATATTCAGATTATTTCCTGAAGCAATTGAATATTCCCTTACCAAATCATCAGAAGGTTCAGCTACAGCAAATACAGCTTGATCCCCAAGCTGCATTACTACATCATCCTGAAATTCATCATTTATGGAATCTATAATATCCTGATAATTTGATGACTCATCTTTAGGATAATATAACTCATCCTTTTTATCAAATAAGTTACTGTTATCCATCTTTTCAGATGCATAATCTACAATTCCATTTGCTATAGTTTCTCTATTTATGGGACAAGTCATATATTTCCTAAAGTTATTATATTTTAATTAGTTATGCAAATAAATTTTATGAAAATTATTATGTACATCTAGGTTTAATAGGTGGCTTATTTGGAGGTGTTACTTCATTAGTTTCTTCAGTAGAGGATTCTCCTTCAAAAGGTTTTATATCATATACATATAGTTTTCCTTTACCAGAAATCCAATCCTTACTTTGTTGGAACTTTAAAGCTTCTACCTTATCTAAACCTTCAGAAGCAAGCATAGCTTGTAGTCCACCAGCTTCTTCAATTGTTAAATATCCTCTATTTGTAATATTATAGATATTACCACCAATCATTCTTGGTTGAGTTTCACCTACAGGAATACCTATTTTGTCAGCCTGATTTTTACTTTTAATGGTAGTAGTTTTAATACCTTCAGCTATCTTAATGATATTTGAAGGTTGAAAATCCATAGTTTTAACTTTTTTTCCTTCTACTATAGTAGTTTTCTCCTTTTGGGCTGCTCTAGGTTTAGCTATAGTTCTAGGTGTTACAATTGCCTCTGTTTTCTTAGTTACCATATTTATAGGATAAAGCTTTCCACTTTTATCATTAGTAGAACCAACAAGTTCTTCATCTGATAACTCTTTAAATGCAGGGAAATTCAGTATTGACTTCATACCTACTACGGTTCCACCTTCAGTTTCATATAAAGGTTGTACTTCATTAAAATCTCTTGAACCATATTTATTAATAGGTTTATATAAAAGATTAATAGATTCTTTGCCCTCTTTATTCTTACTAATCATAAATCTAGCATGAGAAGAATTCTCTAATCCTACCTTTTTATATAATTGGTCAAACAAGAATGAATAGTCACCCTTCTTCATCATTTTTCCTATAACATCTTTAGGTTTATATATTTCTCGACCATTCACTACTTTTCTTTCAAGAAACTCTGGTTTAATAGCAGGAATAGATATAATATTTGGTGCTGTTTTCCAGTAATTACCAACATCGTTTGTATCTGTATCACCTTGATTTCCTCTATAACCAGCCCATATCATAGCAGGGTGAATATGATTTACTATTTGATTTCCTATAACTTTACCGAAGAAAGTTTGAGAAATCTTATTAGGTGGTTTACTTTTACCATTTCTCCAAGAAGCTTTTGGTTCTAATTCATAATCACCTTTTTCATTTGGAGCTAAGAAATGCATAGAGAATTGTGTCTTTTGAGGGACAATACCCTTCTTATAGTATGAGTTTCTTTGTACTTGCTCATCCAGATTAGAAAAGTCTGCATCATCTATTTTATCTAGAGCAGGTTTGGTAATATCGGTTAAACCAATATAGTTATCTGTACCATTTACAGGAAGTAAGTCTAAGAAACTTCTTCTACCAAAACGAATACCAAATTGAATATAAGCCCCATAAACTAAAGCTCTATAGAACTCACTCATTTGTATAGCAAATTTCTTATGCCTTTCCTGTGTATAGTTTCTTTCATCAATAGAACCCATCTGAATTAAACCTTCAGTAATTCTTTCCTTTAACAGGAAATCATCATTCATAGGTTTCTTTTTGAATTCCATTAACCATATACCCAGATTATCATCCTTACGGAATTGTAAATTCTTTAAGAAGTAGTTTCTTTTGAATGTAGTTGGATATGCTTCTCTTAAAGCATCATATCTATTCTTTAAATTATATGGTTGTTTTGTACTAAAGAATTGCTTACTAAACTTATACAGTTGAGTATATACATCTTTAGATTCCCCATTCTCAATTACGACTCCCGGTACTTCTACCTCAGTGTTCACCAAAGAGTCAATCATTGCTGACTCATAATGCTTCATAGCATTTACAAAGTCATCATTACTAATAAATGGATTTTGGTCAAACATTCTTGCAGCAATACTACGCAATGCATTTTTAGGATTTTTTCTCTGTAGAGCAAACAGGTTAATGTTTGAAAATAAACTATCAAACCATTTTAATAGTTTAATATCATTCTTTACTGCTGTATCTTCTCTTAGGGCTTCAGCACCATTAATAACATTATCTCCATCAATTTTTACAATCATATTACCAGACTTAGCTCTTTCTAGCTGTAAATCTTTTTTGGTTATGATGTGTGCATTTCTTATAGATGCTGTATCATGGTTAGAAGCTTGAATATTTTCCAACAGATGATTTGAGTACATTCTTACCTTCAGGAAGTTTACAAATGCGTGAAAGTTGGCTATTTTTTCTTCTTTAGTCCATTTTACTTCAGTTGCAGGTATACCCTTCTTTCTATTATCTTCAGCTTTTTTAATTAATGATGCCAATTGTTCATCAGTAAATCTATAATCAGAATTGTATTCACTTTCTTCTCCTGCAAAATCATCTAAAATACCTTCTACTAATTCTTTATATTTTGAATATTTAGATTGACCAAAATATGTTTTATTATCAAAGAATAAATACTCCTTTAAGAATTCCCTAATTGCAGGATTATATAAGAATAATGCGGCGGTTTTACCCCTTACTCCCATTCTTTCCAGAAGTACATAGGAACCAGCAAGTTCTGTATGCATACCCATTTCTACAATATCAGGTTCTTTTGCAACGTCCACAGCACCAGAAATATAAGCTGAAATCTTATCCATTGTAAGTTTACCTTCAGCATCCCTTACGGTAGATATAGGAATAAACTTGTGACCATTGATCTCTTGCATTTTAATATCTGAGAATGGTAGATCAATATGATCCTCATTAAGTTTCATCACCATACTATCAATATCCTTATAAGTACCTAGTTCAGATATACCAATACCAGTAATTTGAGAATTAGCAAAATTGGTCATTGCTACGGCAAAAATACCAATGTCGTATTTACCTTTAGCAAACTGATTCCTTTTAGAAGAAATATACTCATTTGAAACTAATCTGGTATAATCCAATTCTTTAGCTTCAACTTCTTTACCTAATGCGTCAAACACTGCCTTCTTGTTATCCTTGATGTGTTGTACTGAAGCAGGGGAAAGTAAGGCTTCAAACATATTAGGTGAAGAAAGTACATTTCTAATAGATTGGAAGTATTGATTTTCTATAGCCCCTTTAGTATTTTGTAGATACATAGGTAGCTTACTAAAGTCATCAAAAGAGACAAAACCATTAAATTCAGCTATTAAATTAGCAACTTTGAAACGGAAATTATCCATTAAGGATTGATTTTCCAGTTTGTTTGCAGCTTTTAATGAACGGTATTCATTTATTAATTCTTCAGTTATTCCCATAGCTTTTAATACATCCTTATAATTTAGTATTAAATTTTCTAATATGGGTAGAACTTCAGCTTGGTGTACCACCTCTTCTTTTATTTTACCATCTTTAGTTTTTAAAGGAAGAATTAATCTAGTACCATTTTCAAATTCATTAATCCATTTATCTGTATATGTTAAATATCTTAAAATTTTCTCTGCACCTTCAATACCATTTACTCTGTAATCTGCTTCTGTGTCCCAATATTGTTGTTTTACAGGAAGAGGTAAGTCATGAAATATTTCTAAACCTGCTTCATAAATAGATTCTTGTTCATCCTTAGAATTACCAACTTTACTCTTCTTATGTTCTAATTCTTCATTATTTGAGTCAATTATTTCAGAGATAGTCTTATATTCTTGACTACCTTTCATTTCATCCATGATAACACGATATTCTCTCTCCTTAGATTTAATAAAGGATACAAACCTCTGTTCAGGAGTAGAATTGTTATCATCCTTAAATTCTTCAAATTCAGGTAGCCCATCCTTACCTAACTTCCAGTTATTCAGGTAAGTACTTAATTTATCAACGTCAAAGTCAGAACCTGCTTTGGTAGTAATTGCAGATGGTACTACTACTGCATCTCCAAATGCTTCAGGTAAAAATCCTTTAATCTTAAAGAATTCTAGTGAAGATGTGGCCTGAGTAGGAATACGGAAACCAATACCTTCCAATAGTTTAGGATTTTTATTCAAGTGATCTAATAGCTCTTGTTCACTTAGAACTTTTAAACCTTTGGCTTTTCTTGCTATATTTACTTTACGTAAGTAAATGTTAGGAAGATATATTTCCATTGGGTTAGTTTCTCCTGTTTCAGGATTTACAGAATAGAAAGCTAGATCAGAAGAAGTCATTACCAATTTTTTACCTTCTGCTTTTAACCTATCGAAATCGGCCTCATTATCCACTTCTACCCATTTACCAGATTCATCTTTATATGTAGCCTTTCTGGATTTAGAGAAGAAAGCAGATGAAACCTGAATATAAGGTTTACCATTAACTGACATAGATGTAATTGATTTATCAGCAATAGCCCATAACAGGTTTGAAATAGTTGTGTAGGAAGGTGTAGTTTCAGCAGGATTTTTAAAAGCTTTTAGGTCTTCTTCTAATTCAAAGTTGGAAAGATTATTCTCATCCATTCCAAGTCTAAGTAATTCATCCTTAATATATTCCTGAATCTTACTTAAATCATCAATGGAATATTCTATACCACTTTCTTCTGAGTAGTTCCACTTAACACCCAATTCAGTAAATCTATCTAAAGTATTTTTCATCTTCAGGTGTCTTAAGGTTGTTATAGTACCTTGAGGACCAAATACTTTAGCATAATTTTCAGACTCTTTTATTTTATCTTCTTCACCCAATAAATCCCAAAGTTCCTTTCTTTCCTTTTCACTAATTTCTTCACCCTTCATAAAGTCTACAGGAATCCCATTCTCAAACAGGTTAAGATTGATATCTTTAGTTAACTGAGAACCAATTGTTTGATGTTTATCATCAGCATTTTGAGTTTCTACCTGAATACCAATAGTTTTTAAATCAATTTGAGTTTTTGGATTACCCTTACTGTTTAGATCATTTTTAGTGAATGGATCAGCATAATAGCTTGTAATTTTATTTTCATTATCCAGTTTTAAACCTACCTTTTTAGTAGATTTAAAGTTTAATAATTGATTTTTATCCTTTAATAAATCCACATATGTATCCAGTAGCTCAAATTGTTTAGCTACTTGGTAAGACATAAAATGTACTGAGTGCTTCAGAAGTGATTGATTACCATCTTCATCTACATAAGGCATTAATGTTTTTACAGGAGATAGTTTAGCGGCAGGAGGATTTTCTTTATAGAACTCTACAATTTTCTTATCTAATTCCTGTAATTCATTATTACCATTATAATTATAATAATGTGGGTGATTTACTGGTAGTTGAGAAAGCTCCTGTCTCATCAAAGCAGTATCATACTGATAGAACTTTTCATGTTCATCAGTCCATCTCCATCCTGATTTGATTAATAAATGTCTAGCAAAACCTAGTGTACCAATAGATTGACCATCTGATTCATTGGTTTTTTCATATTCATTTAAGAACGTTTTAGCAAATTCAGAATCTTTATCTATAAGATTATTTACAGTAGTAGTGGATACTACAGTAAAATCATCTACAGTTCTTTCATTGATATGATCACTAAAATCTGTTCTAAACCAATCATTAGGGGCAAGTTCTACCTTATCGTCACCTAATACAGCAATGTTTTTATTTTCATTTAACCAATCATTTAACTCACCATTTTTATCAGAATATGTTTGTTCAATAGGACCAAATAAAGATTTAGCCCTTTTTTCAAAATCTTTATATTGAGCAGGATCACCGAATACCATTTTAAACGTTTCCATATTACCTATTATGGAGTTAATTTTTTGGTATTCAACTAAAGAATTGAATTGAGATTCATTCATATTAGCTACCCCACTATCAATAGAGAATGAACCTGAATATTTCTGAACAAATGAACCATTCAGAGATTGCATGTAATATCCACCTGCATCACCTACAACAAGTCTGTTGTCAAGTAAGGCTTGTTTAGTTTCTGCTACTTCATGTTTCAGGTAGAAATCTATAGCTTTAATAATCTTATTTTTTAATTTTCTATCATTTAATATCTTTTCAGAAGATTCACCTGCATCTAATCTTTTATAGATTTCATCAAGAATAGCTGTAGAAGTTTTACCATCCTTAGTATGTTGTAAAATATCTTTAAAGAATCTCAGTGATCTACCAATTTCTCTACCATTAGAATGTTTTTGAGAAAGTTGAGCAAACCCTTTATTACCTTCTATAACAGCATTTATTTCTGATCTCAACTTAGGTAAGAATATGGTTTTGATAATTTCATCACCTTTTTCTTCCAATAGATTTTCACGAAACTGTACAAATTCTCCAAAGTTAAACACCCATTCAGTTTCAGAATCAGCAGGAATAGAGTAGTACAATCCAGATAAACTAGCTTGGAATTGTAGGAAGTATCTATCGCTTTCTTCCAATTTTGCAGTTTTTGTACCTTCCTGTTCTTCTAAATCCTTAATACCTTCCATGTACCCAAGAGAGATATTAAAGGAAGTATTTCTAGTACCATCCTTGTTGAACAGTTTGGACATGATAATAGAATCCTCAGCAAAGTATGTATCCAAATTTGGAAACTTTGCTATAAGTTCATCCCTAGTTTCAACATTATTTATTTCAGTAACTAACCTAGAGGCAAATGAAGGAGTAATATATTTTTGTTGAGGTTCATTATTAATATTATAGAATTGTGTACTTACTTCACCTGCATCTAACTTTTCATCTAAGAAATCCATCAAATCTTTGGAAATATAGTTAAAAATATCCAAAGATTTAATACTGATATTACCAGCCACTTTAGCTTCAGTCATCTTATTTCTGATTTTATGAAGCAGGGTATTTAACTTATTTCTTTCATCAATAGTTAAACTTTTATACAACTTAGGTGTAATCATCTCTGATAAACCTAAATATTCTATAAACTTTTCTACTTTTGGATATTTACCATCTTCCTTTTGTGTAAACTCAGCAAGAGAGGTGGGCTGGAATTCCTTTTTAGCTACAAGTATAGAAGTGCCATCCTTGACAACTTTACTATATAATAATGATTGTTGTGACCTTAATGAACTTTCTATAGTTCCTATAATATTTTCAAAGAATGACCTCTTTGTAGATGAAATTATTGCAGATGTACCACCACCAACAATAAATACAAATGGTTCTGGAGAATGCTTCGAAACATAATTATGAAATTTAACTCTTAAATTCCATGCAGCTTCTGGATTTACATTAATTCCGAACAATCTGATGTAAAGAGAAGTCCACACAGCTTTCTCCTCATCCATTGTAGCTACTAGTTTTTTTATTTTTTCTGCATTTTTAATAGCTTCAATCTCTGCAATTCCAGAAAGCTGTTTTAACTTATTCTTAACTTGTGTGAAATCATTCAATCCTTTAAACTCATCTAATGCTTTCAACATATAGTCATCATATTCTACAAGATTAGTCATGTAGATTGATGAAGGTTTTGGTATAGGTTGTCCAGCAATTGAATTATCTACAGTTATAGTTTTACCTTCTGGGTTAAATTTCATCTCCATTAATGAACCGAATAAAAATCTAATAGACTTAGAAGCTGATTTTTTACCAGATGTTTTAAATACATCTTGTAAATAATCATTTCTATTCTGCATTTCTTTTCTTTCATCAGTTTGTTCTATATCATTCTGTTCAAACTTAATAGAGAATTTTCTTAAGAAATCCTTATGTGTTTGTACAAGTTCTCTCCAATTATTTAAACCATATTTAATGAAATCTATAGATTTAAGATAGTTCTTTTTTAGATTTTCATCCTTTTCATTTTCAGCAGCACCAGTTAATGTATCAATTCTTTCTTGGAATTGAGCCTTTATAGGTTCATATACACTTTCATCTGTTTCATCAATTTCATCCAGAGATACTAAGGATTTAGGACTGCTCATAAGATTACGAAGCATATATGCAGTGACACCTTCCAATAAGTCTCTCTTTACTTCAACTGGTACTCCGGCCAGTCTATAGTTAGCAGCAAATCTATCTTCCCTTCTAAGTTCTCTTTTTGCAAATTTTCCAGTATCAATCTTAGAAAAGATTTGTTCAATTGTAGGTCTTACAGAGAAGAACTTCTTAATGAAATCCCAAATTATCTGGAAATAACTTCTTGTTTGGTGTTGACTTGGTGCTTTCTTACCTAATTTAAAATCTTTAAATTCTTCAGCTAATTGTTCCTTTGCTTCATGGGCAGTAGCATCCTTATAATTTATAGTTCTACCAGTTTCTCTATCAGTAAAACTGCCATTTCTGGAAGTAAACTCTTTATATAATGCATTCCATTCCTTATCTGTTAATAATTTATTAACTACAGCTTCAAATACTTCGTGATATCCTGTACCTTCTTCAGCCAGTTCATATAGCTTAATTACATTATTTACAAATTGACCCCATGCTTCTAAATTATCAGATACTTTTATAGGAATTTTAAGTCTATCTACAGGGAATTGAGGAATCATTCTTTTAATCTCTGCAATGACAGAATCCAAGTCCTCCTCGGTTTTGAAAGGTCCAGATTTGGCTACCCTGAACAAACCTAAATTAGATAATCCACCATCTCTATAGTTCGGTACTTCGCTAGGTGGTTCTTCTGAATCCTTGATTTCTTGTGAAACAGGTTCTACTATTTCTTCTTTTTCCTCAGTATCATAACCATATGATTCCATAATACCTGCCATTACAGCATCAGTTAATGCTGAACCAGTTCCTTGATTAGCAGGTTTGGGGTTAGATTTTGGTTTTGATGCTTCTTTTTTCTTTGGTTCTTCCTTTTTCTTTTCTTGTTTTTCAGGTTTAGTCTCTTCATCATAACCATAAGACTCATAGATACCTGCCATTACACTATCCATCAGGTCTGAACCAGTAGATTTTTGTTTAGCTTTTTGCTCTTTCTTTTCAGTTTTTATAACTTCAAAATTACCTTTAGTTTTCTTCTTAGCAGTAGGTACATTATCAGTTTTTACAGATATAGACCTGAATTCATATGGACGATATGGTTCTGTAGTATTCTCTACCTTATGTTGTTCTTCAGTTTTAATAGCTGTAGTTACAGGTATTGAAGTTCTTTTAGAACCATCTGGGTTCTTTTCAGAAAGTAAATAATGGGCATAAGTTTTCCATGTCCTATTTTTAAGTTTATTACCTTCTAAATAGTACTCTGTATATTCCCTATTTGCAGTATCTGTATTAGGAAAATATTTAATATTGTGGAATTGGCTCTTTAAGAATTCTTGAACTTCTGAATTTTGTACAGAAGAAGGGTCAGTAAGATCAATAGATAAATTTTCTCCAAAGAAAAGTTTTGATCCTACAAAATAGATTTGATTTTTATGTACAGGTTTATACTTACCTGCTTCATCCTTTTCTCTCTTACCTGTAAAGTAGACTATTGAGGAAAGGAAATTAGTATAATTACTATTAAATAATTGTATACCGGGAATAGATGTTGCAGCAACAAATACTTCCTTTTTATCCTTTAAAGAAAGTTTCTCTATACCACCTACTTTCTTAACCAGTTCCTTTTTAGCAGCAGGGAAAGCAGGATTATTTTCGATAATATTATTTAATTTGGAGATATGATCTTTCATCATTTCTTCCAATACAGTAGATACTACCTTTACTTGCTCATCATTTAATTTAGCATTGTTGGCATAATGTAATTGTTCAAATACACCATTATTAGTATATATAAATGGCATACCAGCAGGTAGACTAACAATTACACCATTCAACATTTTTTCACCTTTGCTGTAAACTCTTACACTTTGTCCATTTATTTGATCTTCATCCAATAAAGTTCCAACTACAGGATTTTTAGCTTGTGAACCATCCTGCATCTTTTGTTTATTAGCTATACCATTAGTAACAAAGAAGTCAAATGTGGTGTTTGGTTCCAGTTTAGTTTGAGCCAGTACCTGTTCTCTCCAATCTGTTGCAACCTTTACTGCATTCTGTAAATCTGCTTCTGAATTTTTTGCAAGATATTGTTGTTCTTCTTTAGCAGAAAACCTTGGAAGACGTAAGCTTGTTCTTACAATGGAATTAGATAAATTTGATTTAGATTTACCTGAGGATTTTAATTGTTTATCATAGTTAGCTATATCAGAATTTGCTACTTCAGTAAGTAGTTTTCTATATACGTAATCAGTTAACTTATCTTCAGATGTTAAACCTATCTTTTTAATCCCTTCTTCTCCTGTAGCCTTGATAAAATCTTCTACATATTTTACAATTTCATCTTCTGTTTTTATCTTATTCTTTACAAGAGATTCAATGTTTTTTTCTACTAGAGAAGAAGACATTTTAGGAATACCCTTCAAGAAATCTTCAGATTCCTTCTTATCTTTCTTTATCTGTTCTTTATTAATAGATGTTGTTTCACCAACTTTACCAAGTTTTTTAAGTTTAGAATCTACATAATATAAGAAGCCTTCATCTTCAATTACAGGAACAAGCTCAAAATGAGTTTCATCAGCTTTCTCTTTTGCAAAGAATTCTTCCTTGTCTTTTAAGACTTGTTCTAAGCCTGCCTCCTTTACATTATTCCTTGTAACTACTAATAGCTTTAATTTACCTTTACCTAAAGCTTTTTTAAGTTTGGTAGCATTCTTAGGATTTGTTACAAATTCTGCAAAGTCCATATAATCCTTTACATCCTGAGGAAATGTAGAAGGGTCTCCAGCAGGAAATGTTGCAGTGAAGAACTTAGTATGAAGAGGTCTAATATAATCCTGCCCATCATATATTTGTTCCTCTTGATAATCAATACCTTGAGAATTTACACCACCGGGGAATGCCCCTTTATCTTTGGTTAAATTATTGGTGATAGTGTTATCTGTAGCATCAGGCTTTACAGGTTGTTGTTTTGTTAGATCAATGTATTTATTTTTAAAGAATTTTTCAGTTTCATTAAAAATATCCTGAATTTCCTTCTCCCAAATACTTAGTTGATTCTCAATAGATTTATAACTATCCTGTAATTCCTTAATATAGTTTTCAAGTTCTTCTTTTTTAGATTTATTCAGATTAATCTCATCATATGCAGAAAGAATGTCTTCATTGTAGTTTCTTCTATTCTGCTCACCATAAAATGAATCATGAAATACTTTATCCAGAAACTTAAGGTTCCAATTTTTACCAAATAAACTTTTTGCTATTTTTAACAAATCTTTTATAAGTTTCTCTAACTTAGCCAAGATACCTTTAGTTTCTTCTATCTTATTCTCTACCCAAGCCTTTTCCTTTTTTAGTTCATCTACCTGACTTTTCAGACCCGTTAAATTACCACTAGTGATTTCTTGTTCTAACAGTCCTATTTGGTAATCTACAGAAGCTAGTTCCTTATTCCAATTTTCAATAGCACCTTCTACAGTATAGATATCATCCTGTAATTTCTTTAATGTATCCTCAATTACTTTCCTATCTGCTTTAGTACCAGTAGAAATTGCTTGTTGAAGTTGTTGAACTAAATTATCAATTTCATTCCTTTTCTGAGATATAGCATGATTCTTTTCAAATATTTTATCTAATAAATTAGATTGTTTAGCTTTTAAACTATCTAATTTCTTGTTTAAAATTTTGACTCTAGACTCATCCACTACCTGTCCATATTCCGCTAACATCTCTTCAATGAGCTTGCTGTAATTCTTCTGAAGTTGTAATTCTTCATCAGAATACTGCTGGTTTTCACCAAATGCCATCTTAGCTACAAGAGTATGTACTTTTGCAAAGTCACCTTCCTGAAGCTCTCTGTAATTCTTGGTAATTTTAGTGATAGGGGTTTCTACCTTACCACTCAATATATCTTTATACTTTTTATTTAAAGGAGTATCTTGTAGTTTTAGATAGTTATTATATCCTTCTTTAGGATCAGAAAGTAAATTATCAAACCATTGATTTTTAGATACTATATTATCATAGTCTGCTAATCTTTTCTTTAGTTCAGAAGTTTGTTTATTTTGAGTGACTTCTTTTGTATTACCTTGTGGATCAGTGATAGTTGGTACATATACACCACTTTCTAATCGTTTAGCATCTTTTAGAGCTAGTTCATTATCTTGTTTGTACTTAGCTATTTTTTCTTTTATTTCATTACCTCTGTCTATGTGATACTGCTTTTCCAGTTCAGACATATTTTCAGAGAAATCTTTAGATTTCAAGATATCATTATTCAGTTTTGACTGATACAACATAAAGTTAAGCTGATCTATAGTAAAGTCAGAAAGAGAACTATTGTTTACACCTCTTTCTTTATTTAACATTTCCAGCAACTTAGAGTTTTCTCTTTGTGCCATTTGGGAAATGATCGTGCTTTCCACTCTATTATTATAAGTTATAGCTTTTCTTGCATTATTATCCTGAGCAAATTCCAACAAACTCACATTATCTGGCTTTTTACCATTTGGTAATTCATTGATATCTTTAGCATGTTGTTCAAATGTCTTGGCTAATTCTACAAATTCTCCAGCTTTTTTATTGATAGCTCTAGGGTCCATACCTACCAGAGAAGCAGTTTCGGCATTTAAATGACTGAATTTATCACTTATATTTTCTACACCTATATTAACCAAAGACTTAATGTAGTCACCTAAAGCCTTCTTTGTAGTGAATTCTACAGCATTTGAATTAAAGAAATCATCCTTATTTGAAGTACTAATAGCAGCAAATACTTTTTCAGATTGTTGTCTTTTTGCATCCAGTTTCTTAGGGTCTATTTTAGGTTCATTGTTTTCATATACTATATTATTGTTTTCATCTCTAGTATAAATATCATTAAAACTGAATAAATTTTGCCTAGCTGTTTTAGCTTGTGCTATAGCATCCTTTGTATTGTGGATAACCTCTTTTCTTTCACCAGCAAGTTTTGACATACCTACTGCACCACCTATACCAATTAATGCACCTAATCCAATATTTTCAGCAGCTTCTTCATCTTTTCCAGAAAGTGCAGCAAGTGTTTGATGACCTAATTGTTTACCAAAACCTTTTAAAGAACCAAGAAATCCACTATAATTTTTATCGTCTTCATTCATTCTTTGGATAGCTAACTGAGCATTCTCTTCCCAAAGACCTTCCATTAATGTACCTTCGGCAGCTTGCTTACCATAATACACTGTTCTACTCAATGGGCTTGATATAGACTTCCAAAAGCTTTCACTTTCCAGATTAGTGAGAGCTTTAGAACCTACGTTAAGAGAATTATCAATTTGCAAAGCAGCTTTACCTTCTACCTTTTTAAAAGGTTTAAAGAATAAAGTATTTTCAAATGCATTGGAAAACAATAATACAGGGACGTTTCCTAAGAATGTATTTCTGGCTAATTTACCTGCTCTTTCTCTAATCTGTTCATCAGATAGATTTACATATTCAGGATCACCAGCATCTCTTTTATCTTCCATTCTTTGTTTAACATCTTTAAATACACCTGAAGCTTCCTGAGCAGATTCCATTGCTGTATTAAAAGTAAGAGAACTAAGTTCAGCCCAAGAACCAACTCCTACCTTTGAAGCAAGTTTACCTAACCTAGTTACAGTGGAGAATTCTTCAGCAAATGCACCTAGTTTACCCAATGCCCCTAACTTTGCTATACCACTACCGGGAATAGCAGCAGAAGCCATGAAAGCTACACCATCAGCAACGCTATCATTCCAGAATGACCAATCTCCAAGTTTAGAGAAGAAACCTTTATCATCAAATCCAGCTTGTTTATATACAGGAATTACGTGATCTTTATAACTTTGTTCTAAGCCTTCTAACCATTTAGCAAATCCATTATCAGCAACATCAGCCCAATAGTTATCAGAACCAATAGATGTGAGCATTGAACCTATATAACCCAAACCTTCACCAAACTTTAAAACGGCAGGTACAGCAACTCTAGCTAAGAAACGAGCAGGATTTTTAACAAAGTTTCTCATAAAGAAACCATCATTCATGTAATCATTTCTATAGTAAAAATCCTCATTATTCCTTAATGCAGAATAACCATAATCCTTATCCATGTATTTTTCTGCTCTATTGAGAGGAGACTCAATACTTCTACCTAAACCATATTTAAATTCTGGATTTTGTTGAGTTTGTTTTTTCCATGTATCTATAGCAAACTGTTTAACTACAGGATCATCCGAGATCAATGCTTTTTGGAGCGGAATAGATTTAATATCAGGAATCTTCTGAGAGGGTTCCTCAAATATAGAAAGATTCTCTGCAAACTTATCATTAATTGCAGGAGCATCCTCTGCATTTAAGATTGGAGAAAGCCTCTTATATGTATCAATTTTTAAATCTAGACCGTCTTGATGGTCAAATCCTACTACTGAACTATCTAAATACGTATCTGGCATAAGTTTATTTTCCTATTGTTGATGTATTTCCTAATCTTGTTTGAAGCATTCCTAATGCATCATCCCTATCAGGAGTTGAATATACAGGTGAATTTGGTTTTTCCTGATCTATAATATCATATACAAAGCCTCCATCTGAACCTTTTGATACCTCTAATCTATAAGCTGTACCGCTAGAAGCACGAAGGAAACCTGTAGATTGATTTCTGTTAGGTGTAGTTCTTTTTTCCAAAGCTCTCATATAAGGTTTCATTATAGATGCTAAGTTATTTTCATCTATAACTTTAAAATCATCAAGTCCTCTAAGCATTACACCATAAGGATCATCTTTTAATGTAATGTTATCTTGTCCACCATACGATTTTAATTTTTTAAGAGCACCTTCAAAATCATAATCATTTTCTACATTTTTTCTATGGTTTAACCTAACAATTAAATCACCTTTGAAATCTGTTTGACCTATAGTGATATCTTGCATATGATCAAGAGGAATTCCTAATTCTCCTGCTATTTTAGCTTTAAATTCATTGTCTTTATCATTTGAATTTAGAAATGCAAAATTGTAACCTTCTTTCTGAAGTACTGTTTCTTCCTTCATGTAATTATTTCTTGTATTTTTTACATTTTCAAAATAATCACTTTTCATTTTTTGTATATCCCTTACCAATTTATGAAGTGGATTTACACCGAAAGCACTTGCTGTAGTATTAATAGGTACACCATTTATAGAATAGCTAGACTGTTCATAACCGGAACTGGAGGTAGAACCATATGGAGTACCTATAGTAGAACCTAAGCTACCATTATTTATTTTTAATGGGGATTGTTTACCCATTATACTATTATATATATCTATAGCAGAAACAGTTACTGTATGATTACCAACTTTTACATTTACAGATGGCATCTTAGATATATCATGTATAAAATTTTTTTCTAAAGGTTTAACCCTTTCATCTACAATCTCTTGTGTATGCCTATGTAAATCTTCTAAGGATACAAGTTTATCCATTTTAGAATCATACTCCTGAAGTGTTTGTATTTTAATTGGGTCAGTTGCAGTAGCTCTAAAGTTTGCAATCCATTGTTTTTCTTCAGGTGATCCAGATGTGATATCTTTTGGCATCCCAAATCCTTGTAGACGTTTAACAAACCATTGATTCAAATCTGTTCTTTGTTGAGCTATTTCTTGTCTCTTTTTAGTTACATCATCATAAGCATCACCACTTTGAATTTGAGTAAATGGAGAAGTAGTATCATTCATTTGCCTTGCACCATCAATCAAATCTGAATTCATTCCAAGCAGACTTTTAAAATTACCTTTACCAAGTAGTTTAAGTTTGAGATTAGCATCAAGTTCCTTTTCCAGCTTATCCATTTCAAACTTTTGTTGGTCTTCTTGTCTAAGATTAGCCATATGTTCTCTATAGAACATCATTTGTACAGGATCAGCCTTCTTTTCGTTTGTTCTAAAATCATAAGAGAAACCCTCACCTATATTTTTTATATAATCTTTAGTATATATAGTTCCAGCTACAGTTTCAAGATTATCACCCATGATTGGTGAAAAATCATTGGATAACAATTTCTTTATAGTCTCACTTGTGTTTAGAATTCTATCATCTATAGACTGCTGTTGTTCTTCTAAAGATTTTATAAATTCAGGAGTTATTTGAGAAGAGTCATAAAGACCTAACTTAGCTAATTGTTTTTTACTAAGACTTTTAAGATTATCTTTATTGGCAAGAACACCTTGGATAGCAGCTTTTTCTTCTGATAATTGAGTTCTAGTACCTTGTAAATATGGTAAGTATTGAGAGGCTAATGCTTCAGGATTATTCTTATATTGTACATATCCATTTATTTGAAGTTGCCTTTTTGCTCTTTCAGATAAACCAGCATCCATACATGCATTTATCTTTGCAGCAGAAAGAGACTCATCGGAATAGGTATTTATATAATAACCTTGCACTACATCATTTGTAGCTTTATCAGGTTTACAATTCTTTAGAATACCATTCAATTCAGAAGTAGGGTCATAGAATGGCGTATACTCTTTTCTCTTTTCATAGAATTTCTTTCCGGCCATTCTATCTGTAGAGTTAACAAAATCATTATAACCATCCATAGCATAAGCTAGGTTGGTATCTGAATAACCTTTACCATCGTCCTGTTGTCTATAACGTAATGCATCATTTCTAACTTTTTCATAGTGCTTGGTCATAGCATCATCATATAGAATACCTTCATCTTGAAATAAAGGTTTAAATATTCCCATACCTTGTCTCTGTACAGAAGGATCAGCAAGGTTCATTGTAGATAATTTAGAAATTTGCTTTTCAGCATCTTTCATAAAATTATCACGGATTTGTTTATTTGCACCAATAGATAAGTTTAATCCTAAAGCATTATCATATACACTTTTTACTCTAGCAGCACCTTGATCCCAAAATTGATCTTGAGCAGCAATAGCTTTATATATATCATTTACAGGCAGTTGGTACGGCCTGAAGGCACTTGCTGCATTATAGTCATTTTGTTGATATGGAGATGTACTTACTGGCATATTAATATATCTTGTAAATTTACATTATTTTTTTATATATTCAAAATTAACATGTTATGTTAATATCTGTATGGATTTACTTTCCCACCTTTCTTTTGTTTACCCATTAATTGACCCCATGTAGGAGCATTACCCATATAAGGAGCCATTTGTGAGAAAGCTTTAGTTTTGATTAATGCAGCAATCACACTATCTGATAAACCTGAATTTCTTAAGTTTTGAATCTGAGAAACCATAGAATCCCAAGTATCACCACTAGTTCCAGACTGAACATCTAATATATTCTTATCATTACGTAAGAAATTACCTGTCTTCCAATCAAAGGAATATGCAGGTTTAGGACCAAGCGTAGCAAGGTTATAAGCAAGGGCTTGGTTAGTTTCTACATCTCTCATAACATTATTCATCCACTGATCTCCAAGATAACTTCTCATATTCCTGAAGTTAGTTCTACCAGTAGCAGCATCTCTCCAGTATTGTTGGTCAAATTGATTATTAGTATATAAATCTCTATTAATATTTTGATTGTTTATACCTCTCACTTGCTGCATTATCTGCTGGTTCTGGTTATCATATTGAGTTCTTATACCGGGAACTTGGTTAAGTAATTGCCCATATGCACCAGCAGCTTGTGCATTTCTTAATATAGGATTAAGAGTATTTAATGCTGTAATTTGTTGATTAGCAAGACCTTTTGCATCAGCAATTGTCTGTTCAGGATTTACTAAGTATGGGTCTTCTAATGTAGATTTAACATGTGACCTATATGGCATTTCTCTATCTACAGAAGCCCACTTGTAAGCATTGTACAATTGGGATTTTTTCTGCCAAGGGGTAAACTCCCAATTGATAGGAATACCATTTTGTGCATTACCTGTAACATCGTTAGGAGTGGGTGTAGGTGTATATGGGTTTTTTGTTGGAACAGGAGCAGAAGGTTTTGTATTAATTACAGGAATTTGCTCCAAAGCATCATCCCATCTAATCCCCCAAATACCATCATCTTCATGCCCTGCTGTAGGTTGACCATATTTATTGTGAAGACTGTCTACTACCTTCCTTCTTTCAGGGTCTCCAAGAATCCATCTCTGAAGAGAAAGATTATCCATTGGTCCAGTATATCCTCTGGCTTCTGCCAAGTTTGCAATCTGAGCAGCATTATATTTAGAAGCATTACTTATACCATAGTTATTTTGGAATGTATTGTATTTATCTCCCGGATGTGGTATAAAATGATTATCAGGATTATAGGAACTCATAAAACTAGGGAATAATGGGTTACTATATACAGGTCTTGTAAGCGGAATATTAGGATCATAATTAGTGGTAATAGCACCCATTTGTGCCTTTGGTAGATAAGGGTTATTTATCTTACCACCATATTTAGCATATTGCTTTTGTTCCATGATTTCATTCTTTAGATTTGTATCATATACAGGAGCAGTACCTTCTGCAAATTCAGGTACACCTTGAGGAAAATCTTTCTTTCCTTCTTGGATATAAGCTATATTTCCTAATGTGTTAGTATATTTCTGCAACATTAACATAGCACTCTTCTTCGATAGCTCATCCTTTTTAGGATCATTCAGGATAGCCATTAAAGAATTATAGTGTTCCAAATCCACATTTCTTTCTACTACCTTTGCTGGAGTATTCTTATAAGGATTTGTTACTTTACCACCTTTCTTAAGTTCGAATAGATCATGGTCCTTCTCATCCAGAGCTAAGGTTTTATCATTGGAGAATATAAAAGAATCTGGTTCCAGAAATACATCTGTTCCACCCTGAGAGTGTTTCTTACCCTTAGCCTTAAACATAGCAGACATATCTGGTTTTAGAACCAGTTCGTCCTTTTCAATCTCAACATTAGACCTGTAAGGATTTTCCTTAATAGTGGTGTTGATAGTTGGTTCTTTATATATAGAAGGCATCTCTTCAAGATTGTTCTGATAGTTCTCATTGAAGTGATACGTATCTTTATATGACATTTCTCCTTTTTTCATTATATATTATTTATATGGATTAAATTTGCCACCTTTTTTCTTTTTATTTGATATTGCTGCTGTTCCTATTATTGCTGGAACTGCTACTGGTGCATTATTCATTAACCATTTGAATTGCTTTTTATCTTTTAAGAGTTCGAAAAATCTAGGGTCTACACTTGTCTTTCCATCTAATCCTTCTTCGATAATACCATTAACCATATTTGATGTAACATCAGTTTCTGGTTTTAATCCATATGTTTTTCTCAATTCACCAATTCTTGCATGAATCTCAGTAGGATTAGTAAGATATTTATCATACTTAGATACTACTATTGGATCATCTAATTCAAAAGCTTTTGAAAAAGCTTTTCTAGCATTATCAGTTAATCCTATTTCCCCATTGGTTAATTTATGAACACCTTCATGTACTGTTGTATTTGGTATATCAAAATTACCATATTTAAATTCAGGATGTGCTATATCTACCCAAGCATCTTTACTATTACGATAGTATACACCTAAACTATTTTGTGTTAATTTATCAGTAGTTGGATATACTATATCTTGCCCTGATAATAAATCATCCATATTTTGATAACCTATCTTTGCAGCAGTTGGTCCCTTTAAAGAACGATTTATATTTATACTGCCCACTTTTTTAGAATTTATATAATCTGAAAGTTCAGCCATCATTACATCACGATCATCAACTTGTCTTTTAAGTGGTGTATGCATAAAGTTCTTATATCTTTCCTGAGATATAGGATTAGAGTACCAATCTTTTAACCATTGATTACCTTCAGCAACCTGTGATTCTAATTCATTTAAAAGTTTTGGAGAATTTTTAACAATCTGCCTATGAAGTCCTTTAGTAACTAAAGCTCTAGCACCTAAAGCACCATCTAATAACATTGCTCCTTCTGTTAAATCTCCAGCTACTTTCTGAATAGGAGCTATTTTTTCACCTAAATTATATAAAGGTTTCTGTCCAAGTGGCCTACCTGTTTCGTCTGTATTATATCCTGCATCTTCCCAATATGCTTGCTTCTTAGCAATCATATTAGCTTTCTGTACTTCATCTAAGATAGGAGCAGTACCTACTCTACCATTAGAAGCTAATCTTTTCTTTTCACCTTGAAATACTTTATCTCTTGCTTGTTCTATTGTTTCAGGATTTATATTACGTGGAAGTTGGTCAGCAAAATGATTCTGTATATCTCCTGATTGAGGTTTATATAGATTATTATAAAAAGAAGGAGGTAATGTACCACCTCTTTGATACTTCTTCATGGAACCACCATACTTTGCTTCGTTTGAGTTCGATTGCTCAATACTTGCAATATTATTATTAAGCCATATTATAGAATCATCGTCAAAGTGTTTGCTTAATCTCTGATAGATAAAGCTATTTTTTATATTGGGATTATTTTTAATTTTCTCAAATGTTTTCTTATCTAAATCTCCTTTACGAGTATCATATAAACCATTCTTGTACATTAGGTATCTTAATGCATTCAAATCTGAATATTGTTCATCAGGTTGGAAATCATGATTATTAGGAGTTTTACTAAGAAATTCACTATAACCATTTCTTTTATAATCACTCACACTATTGCTAAATTTTTCATACAACTCACCAGCTTTAGGATTAATTTCTTCATGTGCAAAATTACCTTCTTCAAGTTTAGTAAGTCTTCTCATATTATGACTATGCTCATGTGGTAAAATTTCAGAATATAAGCTAGAATTAAGTTTCTTTGCCTGACTTTGATCTAATACTACAGACCTATTCGGATAACCTTGCGATTGAGCAGTAATTTCATTTTTAAAAGCTTGACTACCAGTAGGACGAGATTCAACAACTAATGGATTATATCTATTCACTTGATAGCCCATCCATTGCTTAGGAAATTCATAGTCACCTTCACCATTCATTTTTGTGTATCTTTCCTTGAATTTATCTCCTGTCATATAAGAATTTAAGAATCCTATAGGACCAGTTATATTCCCACCTCTTTGATACCTTTTACCTTTTGGTTCTACGTGGTAGTGGTTATTATGATATACTACATCGTATTTACCTCTTAACATTTGTTGGTATGAACTAGGAAGTTTAGCCCAATCAGAAGGTTTCATATCTACAGCATCTCCTGTTAAGTGCCATGAATTAGGTACTCCAAATCCCTGATTTATCAGTTGTTGTTGTTTTTCAGGGGTACGGAATACTGAATTGAATTGTGGTGTATAACCTAATCCAGAAGAAATATCTCCAATAATTTGTTTACCAAAATCACCTACTTTTTCTTTACGGAAGTCATAGTTTGCAGACTGTGTATAAGGGTTGTCAAAATCCTGCATAGCTACAGATAAAGCCGTTAGATAATTTTCTTTATCATTCAGTTGCTTTTCTCTTGCTGCGTACTGTTGTTGTAGTTCCTCTTCAGAAGGAGCAGTAGGTTGTTGCTCTTTCTGTTTTGGTTTTACATCTTCTTCATCATCTTCGAATAGGAAGTTGTATAAATCTTCAGCAGAATATCCACCTTTTTGTTTTTTGATTCCTCCTTTTTTAGCAAGAGGGATTTCCTTTACCTTCTTACCTCTGAATTTGTGAGTTCCAGAGAAAGGAGGTAACACCTTAGAATATCCTGTTTCATCTACAGCAAGTAAGGGAATATCTGTGTTAGACATATCAATTAAACCTTGTGGAGTGTTTATATTAATATAAGGATTATTCCTATACGGACTGCCGACTGCATAACCTAATATTGATTTTTTATCAATCATTTTCCTCTGTATTTTACGTTACCACCATACTTCTTTAAACTACCGCCATATTTAGCATACATAGAGTACGGATTAGGTTGGAAATCCTGATATGGTAGTGCATCTCTTTGACCTAAAGTAGATTGCTGATTATAGAAGTATTGATCTTGTCTTTTTCTCTCTGCTCTACCTGAAAGTTCAGCAAGTCCTACTGTTGCTGCTCTCATAGCAAAGTAAGGATTATATGGACTTTTTTGTTTAGGTACAACAACTTGAAAATCATTAGGTGTACCTTTACTTTGTTCTTCCTGATCTATTTTAAACAAATCTTCACCATCTACCTTAGGTCTTATGATGTTCTGATTTGGTTGTATGAAATCATAATTAGTTTCAGTGTTTGGTTTAAGTTGTACAATTGGCTCACCTGTTATAGGATCAAAAGGTCCACCACTTTGATATTTTGATAAACTACCACCTAATCTTTTTTTAAAACGTGGGAGATTTAATACAGATGCATCTACATCTATATTATGACCATTTCTATCCTCGTACCAATAATTGCTTCCATCTCCCTGAATATCAGAAAGATTTACATACCAAGGAACATTGTATTGTTTCTTTACAGATGGAGAATTGTCTACAAATGGTAATCCTGTTTTACCATCTATAAATGGTACTACAGGGTCTCCAACTTTCTTTGCTACATACACATCCTGAGGGTTAAGTACGCCATTATTATTAGCAAATCTTCTTGCTGTAAAAGATTTAGCAAATGCATTTGCAGCATCTAATTCAGCTTGAGTTTTATACACCTGTGGTTTTGTAGGGTCTAATGCAGCAAGAGAAACAGCCAAACTTGCTACTCCACCTTTCTGATACTTTGGAGCAGGAAGATATACATCACTGTCATCACCTTTTAAATACATTATAGGATTTAATTGGTTGTTTATTTTATCAATATCTTTTTTAGACAGTTTATATTTCTTATTTTCTCCTGCATTTAAAATAGAATTGAATTGGTTAACTTTATATCCGAGTAATGTTGGTGTAAGTTGTTTATTGACAACCATTTGACTAATTGCATGAGGGATTTGATTAGCTGCGAGGCTATCACCGGGATATGTAACAAAACCATTATTCAGAGGAATTGAACCTTGTGCAGAGCTATATGCTTGCCAAGCTTTATCCAAAGCTACTTGTTCAGGAGTTACATGTGGATAGGAGTTATATAAATCTCCTTTTAGACCACCTTTTTGATATTTTTTACCTCTATATTTCATCGTAGTGAGATTAATTTTTTCACGTTTGTTAATTTACAGATAAACTTGTTAGCTCCAGATACAGTTTTGATAAATAGGAATTTGTTCCACATACTGCGGAACTTTTTTCTTTGATCTTCTGGTTTATCTATATCTATAGCTAATGGATTTATTATCCTTTTATATCCTGATTCATCAGTTGGGAATAGATGAGATTCAGCATTAGTAAACTCTCCTCTATCTTTTACACTATCCCAAAATTGGTTGATATGGTATTTACCACCTTCTTTGAAGTATAGAATATCATAAGATACATTTGTAGAGGTGTTTTTCTTAGGCCATTCTAGATTCAATTCAGGGTCCATAGTACCATAATTTAGATTCAATACAGGGGATATTTGTTCTGAATTATGTACTATAAGTCTATCAAAGTTTTCGTGGTGAACATGAAATCTATCTCTACCAAAGTTTTTATATTTATATACTTCTAATAAGTATTCTAATGAACGTACAGTGTGTTCTTGTTGCCCTGAAGTAGAAACAAATTCCAACTCAAATGGATAATCTTTACCATAAAAGTTACAGAATGAGCTAAAGGATTCGTTATGTTTCCATACTCCATTATCCTTAACTGTCATGAAATGATTGTCTGTCTGAATAACCAGATCGGGATACCAATCATGCCATGAGATGAAGGATTTATCTAAGGGAGAATACGATATTGTCCAGCTTGCATCATTAAAGTACCTTGTATCTCTAACAGATATTTTATTCGATTTGTAATAGAATTGATTATTTTCATAAGTAATATCATTTATGTACTCCCTCTTAGGTACAAAGTCTCTTTTAGTGATATATACTGTCTCGTAATTTGAATCGAATGCAGTTAAATACCCTACTCCAGATACAGGATTTTCTACTTCTGGATATTCAGGGAAATAGTTATACAGAAGTATAGGCATATAGTTTTTACACCATTGAGATACACCTTCTCTGGAAATATCATCTAAACTTTCTGTAAAATTGATGATTCTACCTTGACTTTCAGAAGGATAGAACCTACCCAAGTGTGTATTTGAAAACGCATATTTAGAGTTACATGAACCATAATTATTATCTGTAGGCATGATTTCTCTTGGGTCTTGTGCAAATAAACCACCATCACCAATAGTTATCTTTCTACCAGATTGTTCCAGTTCCAGAAAATCTCTACCCATTGACACATAAGGAGAAGACTTTGAGAATAGGAATATTAGTCTGTCTTGATCCAGCTTGTGAATACCTGTTAGTTGTCCAAAATCAGCCTCATTAAATGCAAAGAAATTAGCTGGTAAGAAATACTGCCAATTGTCTACATTCTGTAGATTGAACGAAGGGAGTGAATAAATTACTGAGTTTGGTTGATTTACAGGAATTGGGTTTGCAGGATCAAAATCATACCTCTGCTGTTGAGCAAATATTTCAGTTGTATATATATCTGAATAAGCTCTTGATATTTTAAACTCTTCAGGGAATTCTAACCTATCTGATCTGAAGATTTGAGATAGATTATTGTTAGTTTTTGAGTAGTGAGGATATTGAGTTTTTTCCCTGTAATCTACATTATAATCAGCTTCTACAAAGAACTCCATCACACAGTTGTTTGACAAATACATATAAGCATCGTCAATACGTACTGGAGATTTCTTATCATCTTTTGCACAATCCAGATTATGTTTGGAAGTTGTGGTACGAGTGAACTTTGTAAAGTTGATAGTTGTCTGATTCAGAAGTTCAGAGTAATCATACTTTGTAGAATCCAGCCAGAATCTAGGATAACCAATGTTTCTATATAGTCTATAATCATACTCTACACCATCAGCGTAATTAATATTTGCTAAGTTCTGATTAAAGAACTGCATTCTTTTCTGTACATGGAACTTGGTAATTATACAATCACCACCGTATAAAATTGGAGATTCTGTTACATCTCCATCAGAGAATTGTAACATTCCAGAATGCATAGAAACTGGATTAGCTGAACCTAATTGGCCGTACTGGTTAGGGTTCTGTACCTTAGATGTAGCATAGAATACAGAACCAGTAGATTTTACTTTATCTGTAGGTCTATCGGCTATACCAAAGCCAGATATGGTTTTTCTAGAATTATCTTTTATAGTAGGGTCTAATATTTCCTTGTTTAGTTCAAAATAAACTGATTTTTCTCTTAAGAAATTGTTAAACACATTATCATCTATACTAATAACATCAGAAGGTACATAAACTGCATCTCTTTTTAATCTTCTTCTCTTGTTACCAGATTTGACAGGGATAGACTGATTAAACAATGCATGTGCATTGTATTGATATACGTAGTCTGTATATCCAGTAAAATTGTAAATTATATCCAATACTTCCTGAGCATAGCGGATTGTACTAACAATAGATAACGCTGCTGTTAATCCCAGATCAGCAATAAGCTTAAGTACAGATTTTATAGTTTTTATATAAGCTTTAATTCCACCAACATCTCCCTTTTTGATTGACTTAATAAGGTCTTGTAAAGCTTTAATGTCATCAGCTACACCAGAACCAGTAATAGAGAGGGCTGAACCACCTCCTTTAGAAATTGCTGAACCTGTAGTACTAACATTACCGAAATCACTAGTTCCATTATAATTGAAACTGGTACTACCTGTAGCATCTCCTTTATCAGTAGTCTTACCATCAAATTGCTGATTAGTAGTAAATTTTTGCTGGTTTTTCAAACCTTGTGCTTCGAAATAAGTTTCAATACCACCTATAGCAAGGGATACCCAAAATGAAAACTGATTTAATAGTTTCAGTTTAGGGTGCTTATATACAATCTCAAATTGGCCTGTCACATCAGCTACTTCTACTGCTTCTATCTTTACTTCATTACCTAAATGATAACGTGGTTCAAAAGAGGTGTGAGGAGAATAAAAGTTGAACTTATCTTTATGATAATCAGCAAGTGGACTAAAAAATTCTTCTTTACCATTCTTAAATCTTGTTTGAGTAGATGAAATGTATTGGTCAGGAGAAAGGTCATTTACAGTGTAGTTAGAATATAGAACAGTTTGTTTTGTTTGCTGATCTGTATAGGAACGTACATTAGTCATGATACCTCTTGCTACTACTGTACCATTTCCACCTTTTCTATCTGAACGGGTAATTTTGTACCCTACAATATGAGGATTGTTGAACTTGGGTATGTTTTTTAAACGAATACCTAAGATGTTAATATAAGTTTTACCATTAACTACAGAATAACGTGGAACTTTAACTTCATCAGGAAATTTATGATAACGAATAGGTTTACCAGCATCCTCACCAAACATTGCAGGATTATCAGGATATACTTCTGTAGATTCAAAATACCCCATTTTACCCCTACCTAATACTCTTCTATTACAGAAGAACTCATTGCTATAAGGGATCATTTCTCCAGCAGTGTTTTCTACCATCCATTTAGGGACTCTATCAGGCTTATTACAATCCTTAAATTGTTCGTCTAGTTCATATACGTCTGCACCTGAAGCAAGGGCTAAATCCTTGTCTGTAGCCTTCCTACCACCAATATGCCATTTATCAGTTTCCTCACCAGTATCATATATACCCTGAATATACAGATCGTAGTTTTCATCTCTGTAAAACCCTACATCAGCACCATCATTTCTATAATAGTCAGCCTCTACTTGTTCTACTACATACTCAACATCAATTTGCATAGCTTTTAACTGGTAGTTTTCTTCCTGTCTTCCAACTAAATCACCTAAAATGAGATAGTTTGAATTAGAAGAAATAATACCCACCTTTTCCCAAGTCTTCTTTTTTACTACAAGTTTAGATAGAGGAACTTCAATGTATGAAGGGTTTATGAAGTCAGTTACGGCAATCTTGGTAGTTTTTGTAGAATATTCTCCTATATTTTTGGCAACCTTTGTTACTCCCTTAGTTACAGGATCAATATAGTTACCTACTACAATAAGAGAAAATTTCTTAAATTCAGTGTCCAGATTTGATAATTCCAAATGAATAGAGTTAGCACTATCTTCAGAATACAGGGTAATTCTATTTGTTATAGATAAAATATCAGAGAAGATTTGTCCATCTACAGAATAGGTAATTGCAATGGAATATGTACCATTTGGTACAGTTCCTATATTACCTTTTTTATATTTGATATTTGGAAGCTTTATTTTCTTGAACAATAAAGTATTATTACAGTCGGTAATGGTAGGAAGTTTGTTTAATTCTACCCTCTTTGTAAGTTGATTCTTGTCAGTAAAGGTTACAATAGTTCCTTTCTGAAACATCTTTTTAGCTACTCCAGTAATAGGAAAGTTCTGATTAAAACCCCAACAAGAGTTATTATTTAGAGTTTTATAGGTACAAGTTTTTCTGTTTCCTATACCTATTTCAGAATTAGTATCATCTGTAGAGAAGATTAAATCTTCTCCATCAGGAAGAGGAATAGCACCTATAATTTTATAAGGAGCAGAATAACACAACTCATTAGAAGGTTCATTTCCAATAGTTCCTAAATCACCTTCTTTTGATGTTCTTACAGCATTTCTTGCATGAGAATATTGCTCATGTGAAATGTATGAAGAATTCAATTCAGTTACTAATGCAGCTTTAGATGTTGTATTAGTATCTACAGTTGATGTATTCTGTAAGTTATTATTAGGCATTTAAAACAGTCTCGTTAATTAATCTTAAAGTTCTCATTTGAGCAATATCAGTAAGTGTCACTGCTTCTACGGATACCCCAAATTTTTTCATTTCACTTCTTAATTTCTTTGTGATAGAATTGTCTATCTCCACATCTGTACAATCTTCCCAACTAGAATTCATTACTATATGTTTAACAATTCCCATAGTAACGTCAGATATTGCATCAATAGAATCAAATACTTCAAGTGCAAATATTTTAATGTCTGAAATTTTATACTTAACCATTGATTTAACTACTACATTCTTACCATCTTTTGTTACTAAGGACTGAGCAGGGATAGTAAGAGTTGTTAGTACAGTGTGTTGCTTAAATATATCATCTAGGTAAGGAATTTTCAGATGAAGTCCCGGTTTACACACTCTGTTAAACTTACCACCTCTTAGCACTACTGCTTCCTGATATTCAGCTACCACAAATACAGGAAATATCTCATGGAAGATAGAGAGTAAGAAATCTAATATCCTATCAAACATATTTGTTTATTTAATGTTTTTAAAGTATTTATTGTAATATTCCCACTCTTTCTTTTTCTGCATTTCTGCAAATTCACCATACCCTTTTTCAGTAGTGATATTGAATGCATCTAACCATGCATAGGATTTCTCCTGTTGTGCTAATTTTAATAATTCTCCATAGTTACCTTCTGAATTAAATATAGCATCCATTAAAATCTGCTCCTTTACAGCCCATTCATAATAGGGTGTAATTCTGGGATTGAATGGAAACAAGATATTTCCTTCTTCATCTCTCATAGCACCCAAATACATTACATATAGCTCACCTTTTCTGAAAGGAGTATTGATTTTATCATCAGTAATACTAATCTGGTATTTTCCCGGCCTTGTCATATTTGGACATGCAGGGTGGCAATATGGATTTGAAGTAGGTGTAAGAGCTAATTCTGTCCAGTTTGTATATTCAGCTTTAATTTCCAGATCAGTTAGTTTCTTAATTGTAACATTATAATTAGGAGCACCGCCAAGATTCTCTCTGGATAATTCAGCTTCATAGATTATACTTCTGTCAAATGAGTTATCAAATGGATTCTTATATGCACTAATTACAGTGGTATTGGAACATTGCAGAGCGCACACATAATATAACTTCTCAAAATCTAGTGGTAAATCTGCTTGCCATTCTTCTACAGGGATAATCTTTTGTTTAATTTCCCTAATAGGCATACCTAGCTTATCATTACAGCGCATAACTGTTTTGATAAGTTTACCTTCGTCAATTAACCCTTCATCATCAAACTTGCTCATAGACTGTTTGACAATTGCCATTAATTGACTTATAGGACGTAATTCAAATAATTTATTATTTGTCATTTGATATTTTATTTCTAAGCTGTTCTCTAACTTTATCTGCTTCCATTAGCAGCTTTATGCCTTTTTCAAAGTAATCAGGAGCTTCTTCTTTTAATTCATTTAACTCCTCTGTTAACTTTTCTGCTTTCTCGATGAGTTTATCCATAATTAGTTTTTCCTTTGATCGTTTTTATTAATCTCTTCATCTTCCTGCATTCTCTTAGTAACCCCTGCAATTTGTTCTAATGCCTTACTATACATTTCAGCAATAACCCAATCTGGAACTACAAACTTTGTATCAAGGAATTTTACACAACTATTATCATCTCCACATTCAGAACAACCTTCTTTTACATTAGAAACATCATCTTTATAGAACCCATAGAAATTAACCTTGTGAGGGTTAACTTGTGGGAAATACCAATGACCATCTAAGAAGAATGCATACTTTTCCTTACTCATCTGTTGGTAAGGGTCTATTAGTTTATTTTGCCATTGAGTTGCAGTAGTGATTGTAAAAGAAGTTGAACCATCCAGAGATGTAATATTTTTCATTACAGGACCATCATTATCCAGCCACATTTCAGGAACTTTGGTTTTTGTTCTGTATATCTTACATCTCGTTTTTATACTTAAACATTCAGGAATTGTAGATACTTCTATTACATCTCTTGCAGGAAGAGTTTGGAAGAAGTATGTATTTCTATATATTCTTCCAGCAGATATTTCTCTCTTAATAAGCCATTGAGCATGTTCCAATAAAACATTATAGAGGAATTGATTCGTAAAGTTAGAATCAGCATTCCTCTCTCTTAACTTAGTTCTGAAAGTTTCAATTGCTTCTCTTTTTGTCATTTTATTTATTTTTCCAAACACTATGACCACCAATTACAGCCCTTGAATCTCTTATCTTTTCAGGGTTATTAGTGGCGTGTTCTTTTGCAAATTGATGCATTTCCCTGTGTGGTTCAAATGCATAGAATTGTAATATCTTATTATACTTTACAGCAGTTCTCCTTTCCCACTTCACCTTTGCTACCTTTCCTCTAGTTACTAGATTTACATAGTTTATTGATTGTCCTGCCTCATTTGAACCTTCCCTATCATATGCTTTATACTTATAAGGTAGATATTGAAACTTTATTTCCCCTAAGTAACAACCCAATTTTACCCCTAAAGGATTATAAATACTTTCATACCTTATAGTTTCACATATATCTTCCCATCTTTTCTGAAACTCTTTCCAATTAATTTGTTTCTTATATTCAGGGAATTCAGAGATAAACTTTTTATATAACTCCTTGGAAATCACTTGCATAGAGAAATCCTTCTTACCCATTCTAGGAGCCTTCTTATTTATATATATTGGTTTATTCACTTTAAAAATTAAAATTCAGGTAATATACACTATGTAACAATATAATTAATTTTAGTCATAATTCAAAATTAACATAGTATATTAAATAATAAAGGGGTGTAGAAACACCCCCTTGATGAAAAACTCATGTTTAAAATTAGTGCCCAAAGTTTAAATATTACTCTAATAATCTTGTATATATGTTATGCAAACCACTTTTCTCTCTGATCAGGAAAGCTTGCATCTCTCCCGGTGTTAAATAACCACTCTTATGTTCCCATTTAGATTTAGAAGGTGTTAGAGCAGGAACCCTATAATGTTTGATTCCCTGATGATCTCCACTAAGTTCATTATGTTTATCTCCCAAGAAGATATAATAATGGTTACATTTACCCCATTCCTTCCTGAACTCTACAGGGAATCTAACTGCTAATTCTTTACCATTCAGTTTGTCACCATGATTATACATAACTGCTGTATCACCATATCTTTCATACTTTCTTGGTTCAGTTTCATCATCATTCACTATAACTCTGTCATTGTTCCTATAGTAACATTTTAACCAATCAATCAAATGCCAACCTACATATTCATCATGGTTGCCGGGAACAAACAGAAGCTCTACACCATCTGCATACTCAAGTAGGTTTTCTATATTAGTCACTTCATGATTACATATTGCTCTAAAAGCATTATGGTGAGACATTAGATTTTCCTGAGGAGTTCCACCAGTTGTCATACTGTTCCATTCAGAGTTAAACTGATCAGAACCAACAATATATGTAATCTTTTCAAGATCGTTAAATGCAGAAGCTTCCTGAAGGATTTCTATTGTTTTTTCTTCAATCTGTGTAAATCTATCTTGTATATTATTTCTACCCTTTATATCTACTCTATTGAAGTGAGCATCTTGTTTGGGGAATACAAGTAGAGCTTTTTCTTTCTTGAATCCAAAGTCAAAATATTCAGCTACTACAGGAGCAGGTGTATAATCCTTTAAGAACTTTTGGAATGCTATGGAGAATACAGTAGCATCTTTAGGTTTGACTAGTTTAGCCTTAACCTGAAATAAAGGTTTTATAACCAGTTCTTTAGCAGCATTTTTAGCTCCTACTTCCCACTTATTACATTCCCATGAAGCTATTTCCCATTCTTTTGTATCAATCTCACAATATTCAATCAAATCTTCTAGAGTGACGATTCTTCTATATGTTTTACCATCAACAAAACATTCACCTTTTTCATTGAATTTCTTATTGATGTATTCTTCTTGTTCAGCAATGATATTCTGAAGCTCTGCTTCTTTAGATCCAGATAGAATATCTTTTGCTGATAGTTTTGCTTTATAGATAGTTTTCTTATCTGTTTTAAATAAGTTGGCTAGGTATCCAGCACCTTTTTTAAGGTATCCGGGTCTCTCTACAAATTTGTCAATAATGGCTTGTAAATTCATTTAGTTGTGTTTAGGTGGAAAAGAATAAAGGAGGTATTAACCCTCCTTTATTTCTTGGACTTTAGTTTGTATAAATTGAATTAATGGATTTGCAGTAACCCAAGGAAGTTGACTTAATGAATTCAGTACTTGATTAAATTCAGATTCAGTGGCTTCAAGTTTGAATCTTTTTTCCTTAGGAGCCTGTGCTTGTTGTTGATTTTTTTCTTCCATTTATTTTGATTTGTATATGTAAATAAACTTTACATTATATGTTACAGTTGTATAATACATTATTCTTTAATAGGATTGAGTTCAACAAGAGTATTGAAGTATTTTGGAATAAGATTACCTTTCAAATCTCTGCTGAATTGTAGTTTATTTGTTTCAGGATTTACAAAGGTTTCATATCCAAATTGAAAACTATCCCAACCTTTTAGGTAAGCTTTGAGATGTTTGTTATGAAAGTTGATTCCTTCTCTACCTTCTTTCTGAAGAATCTCTCTGTAATTCTGTGAAGTGATTGTTACTCCTAAATATTTCCTTTCGTATTTCATGTATTTCAATTTATACGAATTTACTAAGTATAAGAAGATATAGGAAATATTTAGTGTTAATGTTATGTAATAATATAAGGAATATATTGTTAAGAAAATGTTAACGAGATGCAGATGGTAATTCGTATGTGTATTTACCAGAATCTGCATTCACCTTGATAGTATTTTTAAACATTTCCATACCTTTTTCTCCAGTATAGAGGTTATATAACGGCATATCTGTTTTCTTTTTCATGCTCCATAAATCAGTTATAGCACTATCCAAATCTACTCTCTTGTATAGATCATAGGAATGTTTGTATGATGTATTCAGTTGTTGCCATAATCCTAAGCTTCTTAATTTAACCTTTCCAGAAGTTTCCAGTTCCCTGATTACTTCTTGGCAGAGAATATAAGGTTGTCCTGAATAGTCACGTAAGTCCTTAAGTTCTTCCTTGTATGTTCCCCACTTTCCTTTCAGAAGTAGGTAGGTAGCCATTGATTTTTTCCAATCTGTAGTTTTCATACATCGTATACTTTCAATTTTTCTATCTCCATTTTTATTCTATATTCATCCATTTTCTTTTGATGTTCAGCCATTTCTATGTTGTATATCTGCTGCTGAAGTTTTATTTTATCAAATACAGATTCAGTAGATTTTAATTTTATCTTCTTTTCAGCTTCTAGACCACGTAAGATTATTCTACATATAGATTCAGTCATTCCAGAAAAATCTATCAAATCATCAACTTCTTCCTGAAGAGTACCATAAGTCCCTTTAAGAAGAATATAAGTAATCATTGATTTTATTTTATCTTGTTCTGTCATATAGAAGGTTTTGGTACAAGCTTAAAAGTTCTTGTTGGGTCTTTTACCCATACATTCATATTGCTGAAAGGGTTGAATAATTTTATCTTCTTATTTTCATCACACCATTTTATTACCTCTGCACAAAAATTAACATCCTGCCCTGAATAGTCTACTAAATCATGAAGTTCTGTTGCAAACATTCCCCATGTTCCTTTTAACATTAGGTAAGTGATCATTGATTTTCTCCATTGTTCATCTGTCATAAAATTCTCTTCCTGCATAGAACAAATTTAAAAAACTTCTACAACTTTTCATACTTAAAAAAGTTAAACAAAATAATATATAGCGCAAATCCGCTACCAGTAAGGATTTCATGGGAAGTTTTTTGATATACATCAAATGTTTTTTGATATACATCATAAAACTAGCTGTATACATCAAATTTCTAAAAAAATATTTAACATACTTTGATGTATTTGTCATAGTTTTATAGTATATTTGCTTAGAATTTATTACAATTTTATACAAAAACGTTTATATGTCACAGATAGTATACTCACACCAAAAGATAAATCATGAAACCGGAGAAGTTACAGAATCCAAGTTTGTAAAAAAAGAAGTAAAGAGTACGGATGAGTTCATATTCCTATATATAAAACATATAGGAACTCTAGCAAAACTTCCTTCTTGTGAACTTAAAACTTTAATATGCTTATCTTCTCATATTAATTGGGAAACAGGTGATATAGGTTTATCTCCAAATATTGTAGATGAAGTACAGAATTGCTCAGAGTTGACTATCTCTTCTATACGTTCAGCTATATCAAGGCTTGCAAAGAAGAATTTTCTGCAAAAGGTGAAGAATAATTGGTATAGAATAAATCCAGATATCTTCTGGAGAGGTTCTGAAATTAAGAGACAAAAAATGTTTGAATTAACTTATCAGTGGGAAATAAAAGAGTAGGAATTTTAAATTCCTATAATTAAAAATTTTTTATTTTAATATAGGAATTTAAAATATTTATGTGTGGAAGTGGTTGGAATCGAACCAACACCTGTACAGGGCTGCGATTTTACAGATCGTCCTACCTAACCAATAGGTAGCTCACTTCCATGATAAACTAAATTTTACGTAATAAACTTACCTAGTTTATTATATAAAAACAAGGTTACTATATTGATAATCAAGTGGAGAGTACAGGATTCGAACCTGTGTCACCAAAGATGACCTTCCATTAGCAACGGAGTACATTACCCCTCTGTCAACTCTCCATTTAGATATCGGAAAATTTCCGATAATGTTGGATATATTATACAAATTCACTCATTTTGTTGACAATATCCAGCATTGCGGTGGGTAGAGGAATCGAACCCCTGTCAGTGTTACCTGCCTTTAATTTTCAAGATTACGCCATTACCAACTCTGGCAACCCACCAAATTATATCCAGCCAAAACTACCCCAAAAAGTAGAGTTTTGGCCGGATATAATGAATCTATATCTCGCCAAAAGTGCTCCTGAAAGGATTCGAACCTTCACGCCGAAGCAAGGGTTTTTAAGACCCTCATGTACTACCAATTTCATCACAGGAGCATTTGTACACCTAGTCAGATTCGAACTGACACTACCATGTTCCTAAGACATGTGACTCCTTCCGATTGGTCTATAGGTGCATAAAATAAAAATCCCGACCTTTTTGAGATCGGGATTCTTGTAATAGTAAAAGTAAAATCTAAAACATACTATTCCCAATCTCTTGTAAATTCAAGAGTGATAAACTGGAATAATATGATAGTAATTTTTTCATTTTTAAATAAGGTAAATAGTTTGTTTGAGCCTGTCTTCTGGAACACTCCTTACTTTTCTGACATTTGCTCTCAGTATAGTCTAGTCGGTACTTCCTAACCTTTCTCAGCCTTTCAGAGGCTTACTACTTCGGTAGGTTTCAGAATTTTAAGACCTCATACAATTTTATAGTGTTACTCTCAAAAGAACTATTACAATACAATAATACAAAATATTATTTAATCTGCCAAATTTATTTTCTTTCTTGTACAGGGTGTCTCATTAATATAGATATTGCTATAGCTGCAATTATTCTTACTTCCTCTAATGCTTTTTCCGAATCTTTAGAAAGAATATATTCTTTAGCCTGTATTGCACGATTGGTTAAACTATTAACCCTCTCATCTAAGGGTGTTGGTGGTACATGTGGACCTTTGCCACTTCCCCAATGTTTTTCCTGCCATTTGATTTCATTTTTTAGAATTCTCAAAGATTCTAAAGATTCAATAGCATCAATAAATTTTTTGTTATCCATAAATATTAGATTTTAAAAGAAGCCTTTTATACCCTTCATATCCTTATTATCCTCATCCCTTTGTTTAAAATATTCTTGAATCTGTCTTTTCAATTCTGGACTTCTATCTGTAAGCTGATATATCCCATTCCAATCTTTCTTTAAATCCAGAGAAGGTGTGAATTTATTTTCAACAAGGATTTGCCATCTATCTTTATATCGTCTATTAACCTTAGCTCCATGAAAGTTATGAATCAATCCACCTTTCATATAACCTATATTCTTTTTGATATATTTTAAAGCTCTATCTTGCCATATCTTAAGCATCTCTTTATATTCTTGCTGCACTTTACCATTAACTGATTTCTGCCAATCACCAATTAAACATCTTGCCATATGATTATCTCCAGAACCAAGAATAGCCCAATCAATTAACCCACCTAAATCAGAAATAGCTTTCCTTGTAGCTGCCCATGCATATCCAGTATGCCACGAATTAGGTCTTCTCCATTTACCGTTGTAACAGTTATTTTCAGCAACACCATTAATATAATCGTGTACAAATCCCGTACTCATTGAAAATGGTACATAGTCTGAATCAACATCTATAGCCACTTCAAACATCTGTATCACATCATAGTGCTGTAGCTGATGAATACATTCTCCTACCCAATCAGGTCTTATAAACTGTATATCTGCATCTATCCAAGCAACATATTCCCAATCAGCAGGAAGCCTCTGAATAGCCAAATTAATCATGTTTTCCTTTATCCAGATTTCATGATTGGTCTGTACTTTAATTACTGTATGTTTAGGAGAGGGATGTTCTTCTATTACATGACTTCTTTCACCAAAAGAACATTCAATTGTAACAAGGTGGGCTTCATCATTTGAAAGTACGTAATGTTCAAAATCTTCATACAACTTCCATCTTTGTCTATATCTTTGAGGATTGAATACGGGAGCAATTACATATAGGGGTGTATTTACTTTATCATATCTATGAAAGTTGGATATTTGATTTTTCATACATATTAAATATACAAAAAATATTTCAAAATACCAAAAATAGTGGAGGATACGGAATTCGAATCCGTACTGCTAGAATGCAAATCTAGTGTGCAGCCAATAACACTTATCCCCCACTATATCTACTTCCTTCTATATTTAGGGTCACTACCCCAGAATCTATAGTCACAAATATCATATTGATTTGTGATAGTTCTATAGTGTGGAATTACTGGTTCCATAGGAAGATGCCAGTAATCTTCATATCTATTTCTTTTGTAGAAATAGAATTCCATTTCATTCCATTCAGGAAACATTGTTTTACGATATTCAGTAAGGATTTGCCTTACCCTTCTTCTCATCTTCCTAGCATGAATCTCTTTCATACCTGAAGTGTGGTCTTTACACAAAGGAGTTCTGTAACTTCTGCTCATAGTAACTAAATTTTAGTTACAAGGCATCAAATACTTTTTTCATGATTAAATATTTAAGTGCTCAAGCCAAGATTCGAACTTGGAACCTTCATCGTATCAGGATGACCGTCCACCATTGACATACATGAGCATTATAAAGTGGACTCTATAGGGATCGAACCTATGTATCTCTTGATTATGAGTCAAGTGCCTTCACCAACTTGGCTAAGAGTCCATTTGTACTATACTCCTCCTTCAGTGGTGACTGAATCACAACTTAGCCTCAGTTGCTTCGTAGATAGATTCTACAGAGGGTATAGTACTATATGCAGAGAGTGGGGGATTCGAACCCCAGACCTTTTGCGTGACAAGCAAATATGCAGCCGTTACACCACACCCTCCATATTGTATTCCTGAACGGAGTCGAACCGTCATCTTTGGCGTGAAAAGCCAACGAACTAACCATTATTCTACAGGAACATGAAACATCAGACCGTATGCCCCTAAGCACCGCTAAGGCTTTCTAATTCCACATCTGATGTGTGCAGCATGTCGGACTCGAACCGACTAATTCCCCCTGTTTGGAAGACAGGTATGCAACCAGTTACACCTATGCTGCAATTTGCTAGGTCAACCACTTTCCCTAGCTTGGTGACTTGAGGGTTTTTGATTAATTCCGCAGAGTTGTCACTTTACCCTAAACTCCGAATGGCGGTTAACGTGATTACCGAAACGTAGAACTTTAAGCAGCTTCTTTCAAAGCTTCTTCTATATTAAACATATTGCTTCTCTTTCTGCATTCATGGTTAGCTGCTCTTGTAGCTATCATATCTTCAGATTTGAATCTTGCATTATGATAACCTTTAAAAGAACTAACCAGATTAGAAGAAAGTGTTTTCTTTAGATCATTATAGTCAAACTCCAGAATAGGACTTACAGGAAGTTCATCTGTAAGTAATCTAGCAGCTTCCAGAGTTCTCATACCCTCATCATAAAGTCTCATATACTCTACCTTCACTCTATCTACTTCTTCCTTAAATACAATATAATGTGCTCCTCTAGTGCCATATCTGTAACAGATTGTAGTGGCGTATATTGTATTAGCTTCAGTTTGAGAATCTGTTCCAATATGTATTTTTAGGTCAGGATATAGATTCAATTGTTCTAACGTATGTTTTATGATATTTACGTATGAACCATCCACTTTTTTAAAATACCTTTCCATTGGACAACAATTTAAAGTTTCGGAGGCAGGATTTGCACCTGCGACTAAGAGCTTATGAGACTCTTCTGCTACTACTGCATCACTCCGAAATGTTTAGCTGCCCTGCTGAGAATTGAACTCAGACCTCAATGTTAACAGCATTTTGCTCGACCTTCGAGCTACAGGGCATTAGTACACCGTACTAGGGTCGAACTAGTAACCTACTGCTTAGAAGGCAGTTGCTCTTCCATTGAGCTAACGGTGCAAAGAGTGCAGTTGACTTCTAGCTGTCATGTGGTTACTGCACGTTTTATCCACTTTGTAGTTCCTATAGGATTCGAACCTATGACTATCTCCTTGTAATGGAGCTACGCTACCAACTGCGCCAAGGAACTATTTTATTTCCCAAGTATATTTTTTATCTGCATCTATAATCATGATGTGATCTTTGGGATAATATTTTCGTTGAGTCATATTAAACCTTCTCCAAGATTTAAGCTCTAATTTTCTTAATTTTGATAATCTGATTATCATATATCAAATATAAGAACTATTTTAATTATTTCAAAGTGCTCCCTAATGGAATCGAACCAGTATCCCTAAATTAAAAGTTTAGTATTCTACCATTGAACTAAGAGAGCTATGAGTAAAAAGAAAAACCCCAAAGCTCTTTTCAGCCTTGGGGTCTTCTTTTATCTTTAGATGTTTCTGTTATTTTCCACCACAACCGCAACCACCACCAGATAATAGAAGCCCCAAGGCAATCTTCTCGTTGCCTCTCGCTTCAATATTATCCACTATCATATATAGGTATGACATTTTGTGCGGTGTTAAATTTTAATTACAATACAATATTACAAAAAATATTCCAGATTACCAAATTTCTATAGAATTATTTTTTTACCAAGTAGTAATTGACTGTCTATAAGACCTACTCATAACTTTAAACCTGTTAGAATTTTTAAATCTCCTTACTGTAGTTTCAGAAAGACCTAATTTTTCTGCTAATCTTTCATTACCCCATTTAATATAACCGGGATTGTTGATTAAAAAGTTTTCAATTTTTTTCATATTTAAATATATTTAGTACACTAAAATACACAAAGTATTTGAAAGTATATTAAATATATTGTTAAAAGAACACCTAAAAGGAGTCGAACCCCATAGAGGACTCGAACCTCTACATCTCCTGATTCGTATTCAGGTGCATTTCCAGTTTTGCTAATGGGGCATTATGTCTAATTCTATGACAATTTACACGAGGGAGTACGATTCCCTAACCTCCAGAGCCGTAATCTGGTGTTCTGACCATTGAACTACAGGTGCTTATGGGGTGGAAGTGGGTATCGAACCCTAGCCTTCTCCTTCACAGGGAGCTATTCTACCATTAAACTACATCCACCATTTTAAGTTCCCAACCAAAGATTCGAACTTTGACAATGAGTGCCAAAAACTCATGTGCTACCGTTACACCAATTGGGAATATGCACGTATGGAGAGATTCGAACTCCCACCAACGGTTTTGGAGACCGTCATACTACCATTATACTACACACGTATATGAGCCGTTTTATAGTCTTTCCTGCTCAGGACTTTAAGTGGTAATGAGCAGAATCGAACTGCTGACACCCAGATTTTCAGTCTGGTGCTCTACCAACTGAGCTACATTACCATAGAGGCCAAACAGGTGATCGAAACCTGAACCCATGTTTACAAGACACGTATTTTGCCACTTAAACTATTCGGCCTTATAGAGGTCAAGAAGGGAATCAAACCCTTGTTTCTAGGTTTTGCAGACCTATGCCCATATCAACATTGACGACTTGACCATATGTATAGGTGGTGAGATTCGAACTCACGACCCCAAGCTCCCAAAGCTTGTGCGCTAACCGGACTACGCTACACCTATATAAAATAAAAATCCCCACATTTCTGTGAGGATTCTGTATCGTTGAAAAGCTGTAAACTATTTCATTATCGGACATACAATACATGAACCCTCACATGTGCCAAAGGGACACTGCGTAAACGGTTGCCATGTATGTGTACGATTCATTTTCATTACAATACAATAATACTAAATTTATTTGAAACTACCAAATTTAATTTAATAAAAACATTACAGTAGTATTCCACATTGCATGTACAGCTACAGAAGACCAATAAGAATACTTATTCTGAATATATACCCAACAAAGTACCATACCCAATACACCTTGCATAAATAGTGAAAATATACCACCATCATGAGCAAATCCAAATTCAATAGAGCTAAATATAGCTGCTACCATAAGTAATTCCCCACCTGCATTAAACTGTTTATCTAAATATTTACCTAATGTAAGTGGTAATTTTCTATAGTATAATTCTTCCCATAAAGGAGCTATTATACATGTCATAGATATTTCTAATATAGATTTATCAGTATCATTATCTCCATATACAGGTTGACCAACTAATTTAGCCATAAACCACGCAATGAAGAATGACCATAATACAAATGCTACATAACCAATTGTGATGTTTTTAATTTTATTCATGGTGGAAGAGTTTTATAATTAGAAATAAAAAGGGCTGTAGAAACAGCCCTATAACATATCAGTAGCAAACCAACAAAGCCTACTGTGTTTAAAAGTTTGGATGTATAACAACTCCAGTGAAGTTTACTACTACTGTTTTAGAAGTAGAGGAAGTAAATGCAGACTGAAGTTTAAGTTTTAATTTCTCAGCAGCCCTACGAACAATATATCCGTATTGCTGAACTGTTTGATCAGCAGATGCTTGCGGTGTATCTATATAGTTAACACCTTTCAAATCTTCTGAACCAGCTAATTCTGTAAGAGTAATGCATGTTGTAGGTAATGAACCTAGTGTAATTTCAAACTCTTTATTTGAAGATTGATAGTTACCAAAACTTACTGTATATGTAGCACTACCTTTAAATTCTACAGAACCATCGAATCTATATCTATATTTAGGTTGACCAGATACAAACACTACATTAGCATTTCCTGTAGCTATAAGGGTTAAATCTTTCCAAGTACCATCAAAGCACGACCTTGCTATCTGGATAGAAGGATTGGTAGAAAGTATATATGGGTCTAAAGTAGTACCTGTACCGCTTTTATTTATACCAGTACCAGCAACAATTTTAGTTTCAGAACCATCAGGAGCAGTATATGAAGTTTTTAACTTACCATCATCACCTAATGTAAGCTGATTACCATCATCATTTGAAATGAGAGAAGAAGGAACCACATCAAATTTCACCTTCTCATCAGCACCGGGATTTACTATAATTTTAGATAAGAAAGTACCATTGGTTAACTTTTCTGTTAGATAACCATTAGTAGTATCAGCAGATGTAGCTTTAACTTTTACATCTACAGGAACACCACCAACAGTAGAATCTATCTTAAGCTTCTTATCACAACCTGTACCTACAATACTCAATGAGATGTTTAATCCGGCCTCAACTTTATCAAGTAAGGATGCAGGACATGTATCACTATCATCGGCTTTAACCTTACCTTCATTATCTTTTAAATCCTGTACAGCAATATTTACTTTGTTTAATACAGTATCACCCTCATCATTATTTAATACACCTAATGCAGTAAGTTCAGTTCCTGTATAAGTAGTACACTTAAACGTATTAGGATTTATACAACCACAATTGTCGTAGTTGCTTTCTGCACAAGGGTCAACATTATTACAAGTATCGCAAGACATATTTTATTATTGTTTTATTAATTAATTAGAATTCTGTATATCCAGCAGGAACACAATCAGCAGATACTACACCTTTTATATAAAATTTATGATTTTGTGTAGTGTTGTTAACTTTAAGTTCAGGTATATCAGAACCTAACACTTTAACAACAAGAAAGACATTCTTTGAATTTCTACTTGAGTTTTCTACCTTTCCAGCAGTTGCTGTAATCCTATAATCATCAAGATTATTTATTGCTGTAGCTAAATCCTGTAATGTTAACGAATTAAAATTAGAAGGAGAAATACTTAATACATCAGTACCTAATACTATAGCTTCAATTAAATATGATAACGATGTAGTACCATTACCTATAGTTTCCCAATCAAGTAGATAACAATTTTCTGTTAATTCAGTTATGGTTAAACAAGAAGAACTAGCAATTGCATCACCTGATTCAGTTGTATAAGTTACTTCAGTAGCTGTGTCATCAATATATATGGGATCACCAATTTGTGCAGTTAAGCTATTAATATGGCTACCCAACTTATATCTTAAAGTTACAGAACCACTAGTACCAGTTATATTTACTAAACAAGATGCCATTTATATATTAAATTGAAGATGAAGGACAAGCAGGTAAGTTTGAATATCCGCTATAGTCAGAATATGGAACAGGTTTAAAATAAGCCAATGGATAAGTAGAAGAACCAAAACCATCCTTACTTGTTTCAGCAACTATTTCCAACTTTTCTATAACACTAGGAATAGTTTTGACTACAACGTAGTTAATACATCCATTATCTCCATCACCACCATCTGAACCTGTTACAATAGAGTCTATAAATATACCTGCTGCATCTGCTGCATCTTTTAATGGTTTACTAAGTGTATCTACTATAGTAACACTTGGGAAACTTGCAAATGCAAAACAACCTAAATCGTTTGGACGTACTAAACCATCAACTGTATAAAGAGCACCATTATATCTCCATCCTACTATTGTAAAACCTTGTGCATCCCATAAAATAGTATCTGAATTATCATGATCCCCAACTGCTATCTGAAATGCATAGCATTGTAAAGATTCTAATTCAGGAATATCACAAGTAGACTCTAATACATCTGCATTATCAGAAGCTATAAGAGTAGCACCCGGAGGTAAGGTAAATGGTTCCCCCGGTTTTAATGTTACTGATTTTACTATACTATTTGTAATTGATGACATTTTAATTTATTTTATATACAATCTTAACATCTTCTGTACCAGCATTTGTAATTACACAACACTTAGAACCAGATACTTTAATTGTTTTATTTAAGCACTTTTCACAAGTAAGTGAGTCTGTACCAAGTTTAGTAGAGATATTAATAGTTAGATCACCAGATTTAGTAAGTGATGGTATTAACACTTCAGTTTCACCATTATTAGATATAGCAAGTGTAAAGGTTTCAACATTACCTTCTGTATCTTTAATAGTACCTGTACTACCTTTATCTGTAAATGCAGCAGGAATTGAAGTTCCAGCACCAGAAGTAAACTTGATGATTATACCATCTGCATCTTCATTCATATAAGCAGTGAATCCAAGTTTAACATCATCACATGTTACAGCACAACAGTTTTCTTCCATGAATTTTATTCTGGCTTCATGATTAGCTATAACAAGTAGAGCATTATTTAATGCTTCTGCTAATGTAGCAACTGTTAAATCCCAACCTGTAAGTAAACCAAATTTAGTATTCCAATCAGAAGGGATTTTGGATAATGCTGTAGCTATATCAAAAGGACTACCTGTAGCTGCCTGTAAATCACAATGAGCTTGTGCCACAGCCTTTACCTGAGAAGATGTAGGTTTAACTCCAGCATCTACACAAGTAGCAAAAGTTAATTCTTCAACAGTTTTTGTATTATCAAAATTATCAATTAAGCTACGAAGAGTAACTACAGTACCTTCCAGACTTTCAATTCTTTGTTTATGATTACAAAGATTATCTATAATTAATTGATCTAGTTGTTCTCTTGTAACACCTAAGCTATTACCGATATTATCAAATTGCTCGTAACACTTTAGGTTTATATTAATTTTAGAATCCTTTTGCAATTCAGCAATTGCAGAAGATAAAGTATCAATATAATCTTTTAAACAAACTTGATTATCTCTAACTAAACTTAGGATGGAAGTAAGTGTAACTTCAGTAGGAGCTTTTGCTTTACATATATCTAATAAAATATCTATATCAAATTTAGATAAGTCTTCTCCAGCTATATCCTGTAACTTACCTACAACTTCCCAAATTAAAGTATTTAAGGAATCACCATTACATATACCCAAATACTCTATATCTCCACCATTCCACTCAACACATGAGCTAGGTGTAGGTATACAATTTGGAACTGGATTACATTTTACTTCTCTCATTTGCAATCTTTTAACTTAATTTGAAATATTAAGTCTTGTAATTTTTGTTTTGAGGAATACGATTCGTACTTCTTAGAGAAACAGGTCTGAATAAGATATTTATCTGAAAGTAATTGTTCATACTTCAGATCAGCAAATTTCTCCTTCAATTGATTAACACTGACACTCATTGGTATATTGTTCTAGGAGTTTTTCTGCCCATTTATAAAGTTCAATACCCTCTTTCTTTTCAAGCTTTTCTTCAACTTTATACTTGGCAGCATCAGCAAATTCTTCTATTTCTCTTAACTTATCTCTATTCTCTATATATTCTTCTCTGGAAAGATTACATTTATTAGAAAATAATATATCTCTTTGTTCTTTGAGTTTATTCAGTAAATGCGTATTTCTTAGATGATACACATGTTTTACTGTAAAAAGGTTCGGTTTAAATGATTGCTTTATTTCATATATTCCATCTGGAAGCTCTATCAAATCATTAGTATCACTTACTTTATGATATCGTAGATTAGATGAATTTAATGCTAAAGAGAATCCTTTTTGAACAAAAAATGTAACCCAAGTACTTTTATTTGCAGGTAGGACTTCAACTAAATAGTTTTGTATAGTTTCAGTGCTACAATACTCAGAAGTATCGTATATCCTTAAAACTTTTTCGTTTGAACTATTAGAATAATCTATAGATAATTTAGTACTTACCACAATATATAATACTTAAAATATATGAGAAATACAAATAATTGTTTAAATTAAAAAGCGGCAGACATTATTCTGCCTACCGCTTTAAGGTTATTTTCATTAACTAGGATTAGCTATTTGTGTGAATAGTCAAACCTGATTTAGCTTCTACTACATCAATGATGTTAGTTTCAAATGCTGTAATAGTTGCAGTATCTGTACTCTTTATTGCAAACACTGCTGTAAATTTCTCACCAACATTACTTTTTCTGAAATTACGCTTGTAAGAAGCAGTGAAAGTTATATAATACAGTTTGTAGTAAGCATTTCTATCTACTTGACCTAACAATTGCATATCAAATGCTTCTCTCATTCTTGGTTCCAAAGAGAATTGTTTGATGTGATTAAGGTAAGCATCAGTTTTCATGATAGACTCACGAACTACCCACTCACCAGATTGACGAGCAATTCTACCAACTTTGGTCTGTAATACAGAAGGCCATTGAGCAGCATCACATCTGTCACCATCTTCCTGAAGAAGAGATACTTCCATTTTAACAGGTTCACTGTTATAGTAGTCAGTAGGTTGGAAAGAGCAATCTCCAAATTTCTTATCTACGTAACCAGCAGTTACTCTAATACCTACTTTTCTATCAGCTACAGGAGTAGCAGCAGCTACATCAGCAGGGTCAGTTTCTGAAACAAATACCCAAGCTACATTTTCAATAGCAGGTAATTGAGCATATTGGAAGGTAACATTATTAGATAATGCAGCAGCAGTAGCTGGAATTTCATAAGATTCTTGCTCAACAGTGTAATCATCAGTTTGACCATCTGTAGTAGTACCAGCACCAACTACCTTAGCCAAGCTAGAAATATCAACACCATCTACAGCACCAATCCAATCTGCAAATTCTGCAAGTCTGTCAGAACCATCAGCATTCCTATTCAGGGTGATTCTCATAGTTCTTGTAGCAGTTACAGTACCGCTACCTTCATCAGTTGCAGCAGCAAATGTAAGATATGCCTGTACACCAAATTTTCTAAGCTCAGTGTGATTATTGATTTTATCAACCAATTTTTTAGCTTCTACAATTGGATCAGAAATTGCATCTGAACAATCACCACTTTCACAAGGAGTAGTGCAATCTTCAGTAGGAGTGTGAGAAACTACATACTCTTTAGGACCATTGAAGAATCTATAAGTAGGTTCACCATGAAAGTAGAACTTAACTCTAGTAGCTTCACCTTTTTCAAACTTCAATCCTTTACAAGTAGGAGAACCATTGTATCCAAGAATCCACTCTTCATTTTGAATAGTTACAGGATCAGAAGTATAGATAGCTTCTACATCTGTACCCATGAAGAAAGGAGATTTATGGCTAGATGCTACTGGTAAACCATACCAATCTTTTCCACCAATTTGACCTTGTGCAAAATAGAACTCCACACCGCTACCGCCAGAAGTGGCAACAGAGAAGTTTTGTCTGTCAAAAATACCAACTTTAGCTGCCGCTAAGTCAGCAGAATGACCTGAAGTAGCTACACCGTTATTAACTACGTAAAACGGAACATGATAGCTGTTGTTTTCCATACAAATGTTTATTTGTTTTTGTTATAAATATTAATTATTGTATTCTCCTCTTTCCTGAGATATACCTTTCTGATTTAAGGATTCAATATCTGAAGCTAATATCTTACAAGCTTCATCTATTAATAGTTCACATACACTGTCATTAAACTCTATCTCATCATCTAACTTCTTAAAATCATATACTTTTGGTTTTCTGTAGTAAGTAAGCTCTGCTTTATTCACTTTAAAATCACCAAAATGATATATATGAACTCTATTACCTATAAGAGTATGAAATGTTTCTTCAAAGTCAAAAGAAGGAACTGATCTTAGTTCATCTACGTTGGCTTCCTCTCCCAACTTTGATTTCATTCTTATATTCAAACAATTACCTTTACTTACTACAGGTGTTAATCTTTTGAAGTATAGATAATCACTTGGTAATTTTCCAGATTCTGCATAGAAATCCCTATCTCTTACAGTTAAACTATCCTTTTTTAAAAGAACTTGTAAATCATCTACTCTTGTATCAGTCTCTTCATCACCTTCCTGAGTCTGATTTTTACCTCTTTTTAACCTTCTAACAAGATCAGTTACAGCTTTGTTGAAAGCATTTTTCTTGTGGTGAGGCCAAATTGAATCAAAGTCAGCACTTGCTCCTTTGTTCAACCTCAAATCCATACTAGCTGATGCTTGTCTTACTGTCATTACGATTTCCATTTTTCTTCAACCGAGTCTCTCAATTTCTCTAAATCATGAGTAAACTTAGGTTGACTTAATTTTGCTACAGCATCTTCGATAGTATTACCTAATACAGTACCGTCTGCTGTTGTATATTTTTTCTCTCTTTTTACAATGAAAGAGTAATAGTCACCTGCCTTAACATATGCCTCTGTATACAAACTAGGTCTTGTTTGTTGACCTTTCCATTTCTCTGCATACTCCAAGAACCTCTTTGGCATATTTCTCTTCTTCTGAGTTACTAGCTTACCATTAATATAATTAATATGGTAAGTAACTAAATCTTTAGGAGAAACTGATTTGGTATAAGCACCAAAACCATTTGTGTCATACTGTAAACACCATGCTAGGATAAACAATGATTCAGGTTGTTCCTCTTTCAGATAGTGAAGCATTGCGTGAGCAGCACTTCTAGTAAGTTCTATATCATCTGAACTATCATCTACATCTGTTTCCAGAGCCAGATAATGAGGGATTTGGTTCCTTTCAGCATACTCTTTAGTAGGAGCTACTGTATCTATAAATGCACCCCCAATTATACTTAAGTATAATAAAGCATGTGAAACTTTTTCTGTATCAAAGAACAATGCTTCTGTTTCATTTGTTAACAACAAGCTATACACTTGTTTGTTCTCCTTCCAGAAGTACCTATTTGAATCATCTAGTACTTCTTTACCACCATATGCTTTTACTAAAACAGGATATAATTCCTTTATAGCTTTTTTAACAACTTTCTTTTCTTCTTCGTTATACCAATGGTATAAGTCAACTTTATCAACATCTAATCCTGTAGTAAACCTTAATCTAGGATTTCCTGCACCATCTACACCTACTTTAATTACTTGTCTTTCTGTAGTTCTTCTAAATGGTTCTGCTGTACCTGAATATCTTACTGTAAGATCACCTTCTTTTTCAGCCTTAGGAGGCGTGTTTTTGATTTGAAATCTAATTGACATTGTTTTGTTGGTTTAAATATTATATTTTTGTAAGATTGGTTGGTTATCCAGCACTACCATCGTGGAGGTTCTTACTTAGTGCCAAGGAAGCCCTACGGAGACTTCCTATTATTTACAGGGCTGATGTGATTAGCACATCTTACCACCCTTTTTCTTCTTTTTACTCATATTATATAATTTGAAGATTATAGAGCAGCAATACCTGTTCTTGGGTTCTTTGGAACCAACTTCAGCAGCTTAGTTGGGTCTTTTACAATTGCTGTATCAGCCTTACCTTTAAATTTAACTTGATAACCACTCAACTCATCAGAAGCAGCATGAACCTGAATATTCTGACCATTGATATTAGCACCACTTCTCAACAGAGGGTGAGTTTCTTCACCAGCTTCAACAACCATTTTCAGTTTGTTGCTAGTCTTTCTTAAGATAGCTAAGTTGTCTCTAGAAGTGTTGTAATCTTCAATCAACATAGTATAAGAAGACAATCTGTAACCAGAAGCTAATATAGGGTTTACAAATTCATCAGCTTTTACAGGGTCAAATCCGGGTTCCCATTCTACTCTCAGAATACCAATGTTAGGAATCTGATAGTCAATGAATCTTGGTGCTCTGTAAGACAGATTGTTAGCATCACCAGTAATGAAACCGTGATCTTTGTTCTGTAATTGAGCAGGGATTTGGAATCCTTTCTTAATGAATTCTTTATAGATTAACTCTTGACCACCTCTACCAGTTTTAACTACGTATATATTAGTAGAGATACTTTCTCTTAATTCTACTTTACCAAATTCAAAATCTTTGATAGCATCAGTGATAGTATCAAGACCGAACAGATCAATTGAATAAGTGTGTTTGTAACCAGCAAGGTCTAATTGGAACCATACACCGGGAACAAGCCTTGTTGTATCATAACCATCTCTAAGGATATTGATTTGGTCAGACCATACCATCAGGTCATTGTTTTGCTTTTGCAGCATGTTAATAGCAATGCTATCTAACAGGTTTACAAATGCAGCTTCACCTTGACCACTTGCTTTAGCTTCCTTCAGTTTCTCAAAGTACATCTTGTACTGCTCAGGATTCTTAGTGAAGTCTAATACCTTATTATCAGCAATACCTCTTACTTGATAGAACTGCAAACAAGCTTGCTCCATTTCAGCAATCTTAGATTTGTCAAATCTTGTATTAGTATTCAGATATTCTACTGCACCTGTAGTTACTCTATAAGACTGTTGCAATCTTGCATTAGAGATATAGTTCTTATATTTAATAAGAGAAGGTACACCAGAAACAGACCATACAGACTTATTAGAACCGAAGTCTAAACCACCGATATCAGCAATCTTAATGATTTGTCTTTGAGTTTGGAATTCAGCTTGGGTAACATAAGGAACCTGAGGATTCACGTTCAGAGTAGCCCAAAGCTTAAAGTGTTCACCCATTTGCTCAACCTCTCTATCAGCTACAGTAAAAGAGATACGAGAAGTAAGGTCAAACTTGAAGATTGAACCCGGACCTAAATCTCTACGGGTAACTACAAATGGAATCTCTTCACCATCTCTACCTTGTTTATCTGTACCAAGACCACCGCTTACTAAACGAGTAGTAGCATCAGCAGCAGAAGGAAGTTCAAATGTGTAGAAATCAGCATCAGTATAGATTACCTGTGCATTATCTATTGCCATAGTTAGCATAGGTGAATCAATCCTTTGTTTTAATGCCCATAAATCCAGAACACCAAATTCCAAAGGTGTTTCAGGAGCCATTGCAGTCACATAGGGGATATCAACGTGATTCTTGATACCAAGCGACTTGCTTTGTCCGATAAATATACCGGGGTGGCCTAATGTCCCTAACCCCGAAGTTGATGTTTGTATCATATTTAGTTATTAAGATTTTAATAGTTTGTTATCTTCCAAAGCCCTTAAACTGACTTCTTCTAACTACAGGTCTATTTTGTTCTACAGTACTACCATCATTTCCAGTAGCACCTCTAGCTTCTGTAGCTGCTCTTAGTTTTCTTTCTAATCCTGTAGCTGTTTTTTGTGCAGCACTGGCAGAAATATAATTTGTAAGGGAATCTTCATTTGCAAGTAGTAAGGCTATTTTACGTAGCTTCTCAAAGTTTTTACTTTCGAATAATTTATCTATTTCAGTATAGATTCCATATCCACCACTTTCAGGGTCTGGTGCTCCTATAAGATCATATACAGCAGCCTTTTCTTCTTTCTTTAAGGTTTGTTTACCGAAGATTGGAGATTCTATAACTTTAACAGCACCATTATGGATTTCTTCTACTTGCCTTTGGTAATTTTGTTGCTCTAACAATTTTTGTTGCTGCAATCTTCCAAGCCTTTGTTGTTCTGCCTGAATCATTGCGGGTTTTAATTCCTTTGCAGCATCTAGAAGTTTATCAGTAGTTTTTAGAGCTTCAATTTGTGTATCAATAAGTGCTTTAGATTGACCAGTGGATTCTAAATTCATCCTAACAATAGCCTCAGCACCCTCAATTTCATCTTCCTTTATATTTGCAACAGATTGTATATTTTGTACACCTTGCAGGAATGGAATCATTTCAGCAGGGTTATCAACTAATTCAGCATATTGTAAAGTAGCTTTCCATGCTGGAGATTGTGAATTATATACTTGCTCTTTAAGTTGTTGTCTTTCTTGCTCAAGTTTATAATTTACCTGAATATCAATTACTTCATCGAAGTCTTCAGGTGTTTGGGGAATAAATTGAACTGGTTTTCCATCTTCACCATCTTGTTCAATTGCTACAAATTTTCCTGATTTAATCCTATCTTGAAAATATCCAGATATATCTGAAAAATCATACTTAGGCTTTCTTCCCGGTTTACCTTTATCTGCATCATCTCCTTCATCTAAAATTGGAGTTTCTTCTACCTTCTCCTCTACTTTTTCTACTTCTCCAGTTGGTATATTTTCTACCTTTTCTTCTACTTTCTCTACAGGATTACCAAATAGATCAAGTTCCTGTGTTTCCATTCCAGTAAAGCCTGTTTTAGGTATAATTACTTCTTCTGGTTTTGTCATTTCACCTTCTGAGCCAAAAATATCAACGAATGTTGATTCGCTTAATGAATTGATTGCCATCTTTGTTGGTTTTTATCAGTTGTATAATTTGATTATAAATATTTTAAATTAATTTACCAAATAAAAGATAGTAGAACTATTTAGAATATGACAGTATACACTAAATATGCACACTACATTGATTTATTTTCTTTAGCTACCTTCAGTGCGTATTCCCCTTTAATCTTTTCCTTCTGTAAATCCATCTGTGCTTTTTCTCTACCAGCATTTATTTTATCAATTTCAGTCTGACGTTTTATGTTATTACTATCTTTAACTTGCTGATTCTTATTAGCTATCTCCTGTTGTTTCAGGAAGTAGTTAAGATTTTCCTGTGCATCTGGAACTTGGTTAGTGTTAACATCTGTTTGCATACCACCCATAGCTCTGATTTCAGCAACTTCAACCTGAGTTTGATTTCTCTTATCATTCTGAGAGTTGATAAACTCGTTGTTTTGTTGTTGTTGAGCAAGAAGTGTCTTCCTTCTTTCTTGTTCCATTTGCATTTCATGATCTCTTTGAGCTTGTTCTTTAGCATCAGCTTCCATCTCACCTTGTTTAACCACTGACATAATCTTAGGTACTGATTGCTCAATCAATGCTTGTAGTTTAGCAGAAGGTTTAATAGGCAGAGTATTTTCTTCCATCAGGAACTGAGAAATCTTCTGAAGTGCTGCTCTAACATTAGCTTTAGATTGTAGATATATATTATAATGAGGAAGTGTATTTTCCATACCTTCTATCTCTAAGAACATCATTTCATCACTATCAGTTTGATATATATCTCTGTTAGATTCATTAAATGTTGAATAATACTGAGTAGCATCTAACATCCTCTGTCTTACTCTTTCCATTAGATTAGAGTGCTGTTCAAAGTATTTCTCTGTTTGAGTTTCAGAAAGATTAATACCTTGCTGTACAGAAAATGCTGTCTCTGAAGCTTTCTGTCCACCTGCTCTTTGTCTTGTAATTCCTATACTTTCACCAGCCATCCACTTCAATTGATCTCCCATTTGTAGATAGAATTGAGCTTCTTGGGCTGTTGATAACGGTAATACTTGTGGAAGTGCTGGTTGTCCTAATCCTCTAACCATTTCAGGATCAAGTGTGTAGTCAAGAATATCAGATTCTCTTAATCTATCTTCATATTCTTCTATTGGATCTACTCTATTAGTACTATTATTTAAGTTGTTAGTACTTATCATTCTTCTATCTATAGCTATCTTATTACCATAATCCTTTAAGAATTTCTTAGGAACTTGGTTCATTGCTATATTATGTAGAATCTGATAAGGTTTAATTCTATCAATAAAGGAATGAGGAACTGTATTAATGTATGAGAAGTCACAACCCTCTACAGGAGGTAGGGAGTCAAATGGGTTATCCTTGCCTTTGAATTGGAACTTTACAGGACCACCATCTATATAAATAGATTCTAATGTATTTTGAGAATTCATCCAGAAAGTATGTTTCTGGTTTGGTGAAATCTTCATTACGTGTCTCCATTCAGGAACCCATGTCCAATCTATATGTTCACCATATAACAAGTTATCTTTGGATTTTTCTTTTATAACGGATGTATCGTATGTAGGTTCTACAGTTACTCTATAATTCTCATCTATCCACTCACCGGGAGTAATAGTACCATCTCTGTCAATCTTTGTCAACCATCCAATTCTTCTCATACTTCTCCAGTAGAGTCTCATTACTCTGAACATTTGAGGGTGTCCAGTTACCATTCTACCCCATACAGGATTAAGAATATCTACATCTATATTATGATCGAAGTTTGGACTTCTCATAAAATTGTAAGCCAATTCCTTACCTAACAAGGCATCATTCATTGCAGGATTAAGGTCTGTAGCTTGCGCCCAAGGTTTAGATAGATCATAATAACTACCCTGATGAGACTTTAAATAGTCTGGTACAATAATATTAGCAGTTTTAACATAGATATCTCTCATTTTTAAGATATCCTCTTCCTTCATTCTTCTACCATACCTATTTACTATATCTCCAGCAGACATAAAATCAAACCACAAGAAGTAATCTCCTTGAGATACATACTTAGTGTTTGGTCCCTTATGCTTATCTATGTATTTTGGATTAAGTAATTCTAATTTGAAATCATCATCCAGAAGGTCTAAGTGCCAGTATTCACCATCTGTAATCAATCCACATTCAAAACCATCCGGTTCTATTTCCTGTAGATTGTATCTTCTTTCATGAATCTTTACTGCTTTCTCTGCCCACTTTACCCCAACACTTCTAAAATTTCTTGATTGGGCTTCCAAATCATCCATTTGCTGCATTAATTGCTGCATTTGTTGATTATACTGATCAGGATCAGTATCTGGTGTTATACCCATTTGAGCAAGTGATTGTTGTTTTTCTACAGCAGCAGATTGGAGAATAAGTTCTTTAAACTGTTCGGATTTCTTGCTGAAAAGTTCATCCTTAGAATATGGGTCTATAGCTTCTATAGTCCATGTATTTTCTCTTTTAATAAACTCTCCTCTGAGAATATCAACAAAATTGGGAGCAATAGGATAGAATTGTTGTAGTGGAGAATTATTCTCTGGTGGAACAATCATCCCTATAGCTTGGTGAAAGGGATTGACTTCAGGATTGATAATATAATCAGATTGGTCTAACAAACCATGTCTCAACCAAAACTGCTTTTGGATTTTGGTGGCTTTCTTTTCTACATTATGCCATCCAGCAGTTTCGTAGTAGTCAGCTACAGCATGAATCCAATCCTCTGTTTTTTCTTCCAGAGTTAACATCTGAAATGGAAGTATATCATCTATAGCTCCATTCAGTAGTACATTTTTGTCTAATTTGAAACCTTTATATAGGTCGTGACCCCAGATTAGCTTGTTTGCCATTTATATTTAAATATTAAAGTAATGATTGTGTTTTCTTCTTTTTTGCTGGACCTTGATAGGTTTTTCTCATCCCACCCAACATATCTATTTGTTTAGGTGGTTTATATGTATTTTGTGGAGTTTCATCCTTCACCTCATTTCTTCTCTTAATAAATCTGTTCTGCTGGTAAATCTTAGCTATCATTACAGCAGCACCAAAGGATACAACTCGGTCAAAGTTTCCATCTTCATTAAACTGGATAAGTTCTTCTATTAGCCAGTAGTCATCTATCTTATCTATACCACGAATAGCCTTAAGAACTTCATCTGTATTACCTTTATATATTACACCATATTGTGTTAATAAGTATTCTTTTATATAACTGATAAGTAGATTCCACATATTATTATGTGGAGATATAGTGAACCCAAACTTGGACTGCCCACCACCACTTGCTATATTTAAATCCTTAAACATAGGAACATCAGATTCCTTTGCTAAGTATTTTTCAGCCCTACCATTTCTCTGCATGTAGTTGATAAAGTTTGGCTTAGAACGTTCTACAAATGCAAACGCATTGTACAACTTCAGAAGAAGCCAACCTTGTTCATTCGTAGCTTCAGTACCACCATCCTTTGCAGAAAACCTTCCTCTGTAAGTAGCTACCAGCTTATCACCTTCTATTCTTGTTTTAATCTTACCATCTGTATCTCTATATTTAACTTCTATAACTGTTTTAAATATATCCATAGAAAATACAGATTCAGAAGTGGTTGTGTCATCAGCTTCAATGGTATCCACTCCAGCAAAATATGTAAAGAACTCTGCGTTTTCATCTGGTGGTTCGTATATAGTAACTACACCTCTTTTATCAGGCCATTCTGGTTTGATTGGGTATTGATGTTCTGGTGGGTTATTTCTGCTATCTAATTTTACTACACCATTTGTATCTTCATACAATAAACCTTTCTGAGGTTTAAATACCCACTTATCTTCACGTTCCTTTAGTTCAATTCTTTCCTGTTGGTTCTGAAGTAGGATAAGAGGAAATATTGATACATTCCTATTCTTAAAGGCATCATCAAGATAGATAGGGTGCTGAGAAACTTCCAACTGATAATCTTCAGGAGAGATTTCAGGGTTATTCCTCATAGATTCATATTTCTTAGTGAGGAATTCAAAAGCCTCCATAACCTTTGAATTACCATTCTTATCTATGAATCCCGGCATTCCCCAATGTTCAGGAATATATAAACCTGTATCTGTAGGTACTCTATTTTTATTTACCCAAGTATTCTTAACTGGTAAGAACCCGTTTGATCTTGGAGCAAACATGTACTTCTTCAGAGGTCTACATTGTTTCAAATCACCTACAGAACCTGCTGCTATGAACATACCAGTAGTATAAATACCAGCTTCAACGGCAGGTTTAAAGAAACCATAAGTAGCATCCAGTTTAGGAGCAATACCACCTTCCTCATGATAACCGTAAGCACATGCACCACCAACACCATTTGTAGCATTGATTTTCAATGAGATACCAGAGATAACAGACATTCTACCCTTGTATAATTTCTGCCCATCCTTGGTTCTAATCTCCTTACGCTGCATCCAAGAAAATTCCTGATCTGGTTGATTATCTCTTTTCCAATCAGTATTTTGGTTTAAGAAATCTTTATATTTAATTAAAAACTTCCAGATACCATCTTTGATGTTTAGGAATTTCTCATCTGAAGCAAAGAGTTTATTTATAGCATTCCTATCAAACCAATACTTATTAATAATCTTAGCGCAATGCAGAAGTGAAGAAGCCATCTGACGTTTCTTAGTCAAGATGGAATGTAAGTGATGAGCTTCTGCTCTTTTCTCATATAAAGAAAGGTGATATTGAATATCCCGTATATCAGGGAAAGTATCTATATCACCCTTTTCCTTGTTGGCAAACTGACAAAAATTCAAGAAGAAATAGTAATCTCTAGTTAAGTACCAGAGTGTATTTCCTTGTTTATATATTACACCTCTTACACATTTTTTACCTTCCGTTCTCCAAAACTCTTTTCTCTCCTTTGAACCTCCGGGGTGAAAGGTGTAACACTTATGTTTTTCAAAATGTATTGCTTTTTCTCTAAATGCTTCTACAGCTTCATCAGTAAACTTGTAGTCACATTCATCATTCCATACACTGTCTAGGAATACAGCTAAGTCCTCTTGGATATCGAAGTCTGTTTCACTCCAAACCTTGCTATCTATATCATACGTTGGTATTCCTTGAAATGGTACAATCATAATTAATAATCTTCATCTTCGTCAAAGGCTAGTTGTCCACCACCTCTAACATTTATCTGACCTTGTTCTTCTTCAAAGTCTTTATAGGCTTGTTTGAAGCTTTTACGCATAGCTTCATACTTTTCCATGAGTTTCAATATATTAGTAGCATTACCTTCTCTAGCTGCAAAGTCTATCTCTATATTGGATAACTTCTCACCAATTTGATCCATCATAGATTTAATACCTTTATACAATCTATAGAAAGTAGTTGAGTATTTTTCTTCTACACAAATGAGAGCTTTTTTAAGAACTTCATCAGTAGAACTATCAAATGGTAATCCTAAGTCATATACAATCTGTTCTTCCCTCTTTTCAATAGGAACATCTGAATATGGATTATCATCCTTATTCATACTTTTCATATAGTGTAAATAAGGAATCACTTTAGGATATTGGGTGAAATATTTATCAATAACAGCCTTAATAGGTTCTATTATATAACAATCATCCTTTGGGATAATCACCTCGCCTTGCAGTTCAAAAAGTTTTCCTAGTGCCATATTAATTTATAATGTTAAGGAAGGGGATACGTGGAACATTAGGATTTAAGAGTTTCTAACATTGCTACAACTTCCTTCTTTCTGTAAGGAACTTCTATTTGTTTCTCAAACAGGATTTTTGGTTGTCCATTATATAATATAGGAATACCATCACTATCTCTTTCAATTGGACACCAGTTAAGAATAATTGGTCCCGGTTTAAATCTACCCTTATTGGCTTTCCAGATAAGGTACATATACAGAGACATTTTCAGGGAGTAGATATTTCCATTACAGTTCTCCAAGTGGTGTAATGGTGGCATGAGCATTTCAGGCTCATTGTAACCATTATCATATGCTTTGAAATCAATAGATTTATCTGTTTTATGATCTCTTACAATAATATAATCATCCTTTATTTCCACTTCATCACTCTGTCCACAAATCATATAATCCAAGTCGTAGATCATTAATTCAGGATATACAGTATTATTTTCTAGTTCACATACATTTAATGCATACTTGAACTTTCCATCATAGTCTGATTCCTTTATCCTAATTTCACCCTTCTTGGCAAGCAGTTCAGTTTCTTTAATCTTGTGAACTATTGTTCCTGCTTCACTACCTTTAATTCTTTTATTCTCCCAATCCCTTAATACTTCATCTACTGTCTTTATTATACCTTTATACCTTTTCAGGTTCTTCACGTTCTTCTTAGCTATCTCAACCCAATCTTTAGGTTGTTCAAACTTGTGCATAAAACCAGAAACAGAGATAAGTTCCCTGTTATCTAAAGTGTAATACTTATGTCCATTCTCTTTAAACTTTACCATACTATACTATTGCTCTAAAGGTTAATTCAAGTTCTTTTGAACTATATACTACTCTTACTTTCTTAGTTTGAAGTCCCGTAGAGTTAGGGGTGAAGGTTACATTAATCAGTGTAGATTCTCCCGGCTTCACCTCTGTCTTATTTGTAGATGCAGTTGTACAACTCCCACAACCTGCAATAAGGTTTGTGATAGTTTCAGTTGTTGTACCATTATTGTTTAAAGTATAACTAAAATTATAAGATTGACCAAGATTCAACTTCCCTAAGTCAATAGATGGTTGGTTTGCTACTAACATTATTCAAACAGTTTTATATTATTAATACGTTTGTATATTTCCCAATTTTCTGCATTCATCATTTCAGGATAACACTTTCCTTCACATCCTCTATCTTCCATTGTCTTTCCCAAGATTTCACATCCACATTGAATGCAACTACCTGATTCCCAACACTTAGGAGATTTAATAATCACCTGTACCCTTCTCCATATAATCTGTTCGTACATATAATCTGGAAGGTCAAAACCACCTAAGCTTCTTCTCTTTTTCCTGAACCAAGCCTGAATTACAGCATATACATTCCTAAGTGTTATTTTGGCTGGATTGATTGCTGTCTTTCTTGCTTTCAGGTAACTTCTCAAACTCATTTCTTTTCTGTTTTGTTTCTTTTTTAACCCTTATAAATTCATCATAATCTTTAAGTCTTTCCTTGAAGTTTAAATAGAAAGCCTGTTTATCTATAAATTGTAAGAATGCTCTTTCAGATTCAAAATCCTTATATCCTTCTATTTCATAATATACAGGATAACAACCCATTATTCTCTGCATCCTACTTCTTCTAAGGTGAAAAGAACCCAAACCTCTTATCTTAATGATTAATTTCTTAGGAAGATCAAGCTCTTTAACTATTTGTTTCTGAACAAAATTTCCTAAATCTTTATACATCTGTTCAGGTAAACCAGTTCTCTTAGATGTAATCTTATATATTTCCTTACTATCTGATTGCATCTTTAATTTTTGTGGGAAACTATATGTTGTAGAACAAGTTTATCAAATGAAACTTTTGGAATAAACTCATTATTTATTCTCAGAACAGTGTTACGAGGTTTGTCTAACACTTTTAAATTAGTGTACTTAGAAAGTGTATTTCTAATACTTTGTGGATTCTTTCTCAATTTCTTATCTAAACATATTTTGAGAAAGTTAGATTGTTCTTCTACATTCCTATATCCACCAAATAGATATAATTCTAAAAGGATATCTATATCATTTTCAAAGGGTTTTATTCCATTTTGTATAAGTTTAGTATAAAGGTGTACTCTTAATACATCTCTTTTATCACTAAACAAGATTTTATCTGAAAAAGATTTGATTTCCATTGTCGGTTTTATTATACTTAATATACATAAAAAAAATTAATCTACCAAATTTTCTTTAGTAGATTAATTTAATATATTAAAATAACTTACTAGATTATAAAGATAATCTAGAGGAATGTAACTCCACCTTATTAGAAATGAGAGTATAGATATCCATTAGTTGCTTAAGAGGAACACCTTTATCCCTAACCATAGCTTCATTCCAGATAAGAGCATCATTACCCCTTGTCTTGAAGTCATCAAAGATTGAGGGACATGCTGTTACTGGAAGATTTAAGATTTTCTCAATAAGACTTTCCCTATAATCCTGTAAGTCTCTAGCTACCTGATCTTTATTAGTATCCATAATTGTGTTGATTTTAGTTTTCTTGTCATGATCAACAAAAGTGAAAGACCTCATGTTTCCATCGAGGTCTTTATAATGTTGTGCAGACGTATAATGATCTGATTTCTTGTCATGCATAACTTTAAGTTTTAATTATTGAGCTTCAACGTCATGTTCTGCTGATAAAACTGGTTCTTCTACAACTTCAGTTTCTACTTTAGCTTTAGCTTCTTCATTGGCTTTATCAATCTGTGCCTGAATCTTTTCCAGATTGGCTTGTCTTTCTTCTGCTTTCCTTTTCTTATATTCAGCAAATAAAGGTTCTAACTTGTCAGATTCCAAAGCATAGTACATCTTCTCATAGTGAGCCTTCCATGACCTAGCTTCTAATTCTTGTTGTACTACAATTTGTCTCTGTTCTTCAAACATTGCTTGTTGAAGTGCCTGTTGTTCTTTCTGTTCTTTTGTTACCTTACTCATTGTAATTGTTGATTTTAAATATTAAATAATTTTATTTAAGTGTTTGTAAATTCTATCCAACCTAAAATTTTGGTAATTAATGCATTTGATAAGTCTAGTGATTTTTCCAATTGCATCACTTGGTTCAGGCTCTGTCTTATCAGCAGTATTTTCAGGTTCACTCTTATCAGTAAGGATCATATTTAATGCAATAGATATATCATTTACAGTGTTTCCTAATCTAGCGTATTCATTCTCCAGAGAGTCATAAACTTCCTTTAATGCTGAAGATTTAGCTTTAGGTGCATCATCAGAAATATATGTTCCGCAATTACCAAAGTTCTTGCTTAAATCATAGTCATACATAATTGTTGGTTTTTATTTTATCAAAAGGTTTAAAAAGCTTTTAGCTGCATTATTAGCTATTTCATGAATTCCATTTTCAATAAATAGATATCTTGTAAAGCCTGTTCTTTTTTCTAATTCTCTATGAAATTCATCATAGAAAGCCATAGCTATGTTAGCTTGCCAAGTATAATAATAACTACCTTCTGAAGTGTCCTTCTTCATTTCTCTTATGACAATCTCCATAGCTTTTGCCAATTCTGAATCCTGTTTTTCCAAATCTGTATATACTTCTTTCATATTTATTTATTTTACATAATAGTCTCCATACATCCATTCTCCAAAATCTACCAACTGATTTAAAAGATCATTTGGGTTTAACTTCCTACCATCTACTTTCTTACCATCAATTGTTAGTTCAGGAGAAGTTGTCAGGATACATAATGCTGCCATTAATAATCTGCCTTCTCTGCTGTTGATATCAATATTATTTAATGTCATAGGTTTGTATTTTCCCAGAAGAACACTGGTTTGTTATTAGTTTTTGTAATATAGAAATCTGGAACTAATATAGATTCTTCAGATAGATATAAGGAAGTAAACCTATATTGATCTGGTTCCAGTTTAGATTTAACTAAGAGTTTTACCTTATTCAGATTCTTTCCTCTGAAAATACTACTTGTAACAAATAGGTATTTAAAACTCTTGTCTATATGTTTATTTATCCAACTGGAAAGATATTTATCAAATGGGGGATAAGTCTTTTCATTTTCATCCCACACCTGAGACATATTAGCTTTAGGGAGTTCTAAATTAATCACTTCATATAACTCATTGTGATTCAGGTAGGATAGCTTGTGGTTAACTAGCTGTACTAATCTAGAGGAATATTCTGGAGAACAATTTACTATAATTGTATTATTATCTATAAACCCACTACTCTTGATCTTCTCAATCAAATAATTACTCTGAGATAGTTCCCTTTCTGGTGATACATATAATATTTCCATACTTCACAAAGTTAATATATTTTCTTATAATATCAATAATTTATAATTAGGATGTTTTTCATCTGTTATATGAATAGCTATATCACCATCAATATCTTCTGTAAGTAGAATAATTAATTCTGACACATTTATATGTCCATCATCCAGAAGTCTCCTTAAAATATCTATCTTACTCATTAGCTTCCTACCTTTTCATTTGTACCATCCCAGACAAATTCTTCTACTGGAAGGTGTTTATTACAACCTACACAAAATGTAGCTCCATAAAATTGGGGATTCCTAGCATAAGTTTCAGCTATAGCCTGTCCCATTCTGGTCACTGCTCCGCAGCCGCTACTAAGTTGTTTCTCTGTCCAATATCTACCTACTACTGGAGATTCACTCTCTGGATACTTCTCATACTTTACATAATAATCCTTATATTGTTCCTTTTGTTCTGCTGTAAGGTCAACCAAAGGATATTTAGGTTGTAATCCTTTATGAACATAGCTATCTCTATAAGGTCTTACAAATCCTTTAGCTCTTTCCTCTTCTGAAAGAACCAAATAGCATTCATTCTGACCTTCTGATTTCTGCCCTTCTACTAAGCAAGGGTCTTGTGGGTTTGTTGTTAATGACATATTATATAATTATTTTTGCTGGTTTAATTATTATAGATTCTTCTGGTTCCCAACACCTACCATTCATTCCCATATTAAGTTTAAATCTGATCTTTTTACATGGGGCAAGTATTGTCATCTCATTAGTTCTTGAATACACTGCTATATTAGTTATAACACAATCTTCATCTATAAATGAAACATCATAATATGGAGACTCTATTTCAAATCTTGAAGAGTTGGGATTGGGAAGTTCATTCCAAATCTTACTCCATTGTACTGCTGATATACTAATCATATCAATTTGTTGGTTTTACCTGAGCTTGTACAAAACTCCCATTTGAAAGTTTGAAAGCCATTCCGTTATTAATCTTATATTCAAAAGCATCTTTCTCTGTAAGAATGTTTACAACAGGATCATCTGAACTGATGAACATCTTCGTAACTACCTGACCGTCATACTTTTTCCCTACTGAAATAATTACAGCATTCTCTACATCTACTAGTTCTAATATATCCATTATACTTTATTTAATTTAATAGTTACATTATGAGGTGTTGTAACTTTTATAACATCTTTGTTTTCTCCTTCTTCCTTATTAGCTGGAATAGAAGGAAACCCTTTAATAATTTCATTCATTGTCCTCTGTATCTTTTCCCAATCCTCACTAGGAACATCTATAGTAACTGAGATCGGCTTATAATTATGCCCGAATAAAGCCTGAATAGGTGCTGCTATTTCATTGAATATCATAAAAATTTCTTTTTAAAATCCTTAAGTGTTTCAATATCAAGCCTTTCTCCTTCCTTAAGAGCTTCCCATGCATCCTTATCCATAATAATCCTACCTACATGGTCATCTCCAATACCAAATAATAGTTCTACTGTCTCTGTATAGAACTCTAATCTCCAACCTTTCTTATTAATAGCCACCTTAGACTTAGGAGAAAACTTAAGTTCTTTTCCAAGACTAGCATAATTATCTACTTGTGAACAATAGACAGAGTTTAATCTCCCTTCATTTGTATTTCCTGAATTTACATACATATTGTTTCTGTTTTTATTTTATTATATTCTTCAATTTTAACATACCAAATATACAAAACATATATTAGAATTCCAAATTTAATACGCATATTTGTAAATATACACTTGTATGCCCCCCTACATATTGTACCCCTGTCTTATATACCCCCTCTCTAAAATAACCCCCTATGATGTGTATACTTCTTTTTGGGTATAAAATATTGCGTATGTCTCTTTTTGAGGAGGAGACCCACAAAATACCCCCGCTCTTTGTTGGGGAAACCGATATACCCCTATCATTTATTATTTAACAATTAAACAATTTTTATGGCTAAGATTAATTTCAAAGACTATGCAGCAGGAAGTCAGAATGCTGTTGCTCAATCGTTGCTCCAATTCGTAAAAGAGGGTGAAGAACAAGGTTTTGAACTGGTAGTTCCTAAGGGTGTGAAGGGTATTGTATTTAAATCCAAAGCAGGCAATCCACAGATTGCATTTCGGAATGATGAAGGTCAGGTGATCTTTGTGAGAATCAGTGCCGCATTGGATGCAGCCTTGTCTGCCAAAGAAGACGGCATTTCCTTACCCAATCAACCTGTTTATCATGTTGATCTGGATAATGGCGGTAAAATGCTGGTTGTAGGTATGAAGGGTGACGGTCTGGAATTTGTGGCTGCTGATCCTAAGAAGATGGCCAAATATGCTGTATCTGAAAGACCAGCAGTAACGGCTGATGAAGACGGTGATTAATCAAAGGGGCTTTGCCCCTTTTTTTAACTGTACGACTCACGACCACAAGGCACAAAAGAATAATGTAGGACTATACGTTTTTTATAGTTATACATTATTCTTTTTTTATATAGATTAAAAACAGGATTTACATCCCGTAAAAAATGGTTTTTTTGTCCGATTTTTACATAGGTTTAGGTACATGATATATTTTCTTAATATATAACTATATTAAGAGTTTAATCTTTACTACCATGACCGAACAACAAGTAAACGACCTGTACGAAAGGGGGGAATGAGCCACACTAAGGAGTAAGTGTTTGACAATCAGGGAGTTATTAAATTAATTGCCTGATTGTTTTTTATTTGTATATACAAATATAAGGGGGGAGTGGGAGAGGAGAACAACAGAATAACAATACAGGGATTATAAAAAAGAGCTAAATAAACATATTAATTTTGTCTGCATTATATACTAATAGTAAACAAATCAAATAAACACTTAAATTTTAAACTATATGGATAAGATATTTATTGTAATAGACATCAATCTTGCAATAACACAAGATGTATCTATTCCTTGTGTATTTGGTAATATTGAAGATGCATTTAAATATGCATTAGATGATGTTATTAAGAAAGATGGAAGAGATATTAAAGTACATGGTTGTGAGATAGAAGGATATATTTCTACTACAGATAGGATTAGTAATAATAACTCTCTTGGTTCTAATTATGGAGTGAGTTATAAGTCTTATTATGGTGGTTATCCTTGTGCTAGAATGATAATGGAAAGAAAGGTTAATTAATACTCTTAAATATTTACTAAACAATTAAACTAACAAGTATATGAAATCTATTCAAATCATTCTATTGTTGTGTATCCATATAGGAGATGATTTTCCTAAGACTATGGATAAAGATGCTATACAGAAGAATCTCAATATTCTTATTGAGCAGGATTTAATAATGCAAGATTTTAGTAGTAATGTAATAGCTGGACATAGTTATAAAGTAACAGAAAGAGGTAAAACGCTGATTTGTTCATTATATAATACCTTTCTTGATAAGGTGTGGGATTTAAAATAACATTTAGTAGTTCAGGAGGGATTATTTCTTTCTGAACTACTTTTTTGCTTACAATACACATTAACAATTTAAATACTGCTGCATATGCAAGTCAAACTCTGTTATTTCAATCAACATTGGAATATTTATCTGTATACAGGTACAAATAAGGGATTTTACGATGCTCCTTGGATAAATATTAAACCAACTGAGCAGGTTATTGTAAGAGGAGATGAAGGAGAATACAGATTGCGCACTTATTCTCATCCTGATATTCCTGTTCTATGCTCATTTGGATTCTGGTATTACGATGAAAAGAGAAGACCGGGACATGGTGGTGAATGGTCATCTAATAGTAGGGTTATTAATGAGGTATTTGGTACAGACCTTTATGAGGTGGCATTAGACCAAATATCTATGGCTGTTTCTCTCAAATGGCTCAAAGAAGTATTAGGAGACAAAGTGGTATGGGAACCAGACGATATTTGGGGTAGTATTATTACTCATGTGAAGGGTGAGAAGAATGAACATGATAAATGGGTTACAATACCATTAGTCACTTCAGAAGATTTAATAGTTAATAATTAATTAATATAAGTAGCTCAAGGGTTTATACTTTGGGCTACTTTTTAAACTAACTAGTTATGAAAAAGTACATCATTATCATATTAGTTCTGTTATCACTTATATTTACATCCTGTTACAGGGATGGATATGGATGTAGAGGTAATAGTAGAATTATTACCAGAGTAAGATAAACACATTATTTAATTCTTTAATTCACATTAACAATGAAAAAGTTTAGAAATCCTTATTTAGTACAACGTTTATTAGCACCTACAAGAGTTGATAATCCTTTCTCCTTTGGTGGTGGAAGGATAGATGGTGGATTTAGTGAAGAAGGAATGACTGTATTAAAACCTATATTTTCTTTTGATTATATGGGCAGTGCTGAATTTGAATGGGGTGCAGTACCTGAAGCATTTCAGAAATTATATGAAGCTGATCTAATAGATGGATTTATTACAATTGATAATATTGGTACAGTATGGTATATCTGCGCTAAAGATATAGCTGAAGATGTAATAAAGTGGATAGTGACTGCTATGAATGGAAAGGAAGGCTATTTAAAAGAGCGTTTAGGTTTACGTGGTGCTTTAACAGGAGATAGATACGATCAAAAATACAAGGGTTGGATTGAACTGGACAATCCATTCATGTTCTTTACAGACTTTAATATGTTCCAGAAAACATGGCAGATATTTAGTAAAGAGCCAGCAAAATAACTAAGCCGGACGATTAAGTTAAGGGCGGTGTTTCTACACTGCCCTTTTGATTTCACTCTACTTGGAGAGTATAAATAGGTGTTAAGCCAAGTGCGTTGGTATATATATTATGTATATATATCAGATCACATTAAAAACTTTATTATCATGGCACAACATCATTTTCACACTAACTATTCTGATTATTCTGCTGAAACGAAGTATGGATTAAACAACATTCCTACAGAAGGTTTTGTTAGTATTGATAACCAAACAACTACTACAACTGCTGTAGTTAGACAGAATGTTAAGGGTTATTTTAAATTATCCCTATTTGCTATTGCTCAATTTATCAACGGTGCTAATCTATATGCATTTGTAAGGAATGACAGTAAGGTGAGTGGTAAAGAAATGCATTTACTATCCAGATTAGCACTATTAGCATTAAATGCTGGAAATGATGGATTTGAAACTTCTCTTGGTTTAGATAGAGAAGAAGTAACAATCCTTAAAAATCTGCTTACTATTAGAATGCAGCATTGTGAGAAAGAGCGTGATGAACGTTCTGAAAACTTCAATCCTGATACATATATTGGACAGAAGCTTCTTTTGTTAGATATACGTGAATGGCTGATGTGTGATGTAATTGAAGACAAACCTATTCCTGTAGCACAAGCAGTTGCTAATAATTGGGATAATGAAGTGTAACCTTTTTGTTAATGTGAGGCCGAGGGAGCAATCCCAAAGCCTCACTTTTAAACTTAACTGTATATGGAAAATGTATTAGAATTAAAACATGTCACATTCGATGATAAAGTTCGTAAAATGTGGAATATACATATGAATGATTATTATCATCTAATCAGAAATAGAGAATTAATAAGTAATACTCTTTATAGAGTGGGTGGATTTGGCGTTGATTTAAAAGCTGATTATTTTATACTATTAAAGTACACCGAAGCTTATTATGATGATACAATCACAAAGGATAAAGACAGAAAACCTCATCTGAAAAATCAATGGTGTATTCTGGACAAGAATGGAGTGGAGAGGGTAATCTTCAAATCATTTGAAAATCCTTATTTAGTGAAAGATAGTCAGATTTATACTATTAATAACAAATATTACAACATTGAAACTGGAGAATTCTATTGTTATGCTCTTAAGGAAATGGAATCTACTGAATATTTATTCCTAAATAGCCAGTTTGATGAGAATAAATCCAGAAGAGGTGTAATGAAAATCAATAAGAAAGACGGTACTTGGGAACTATTTAAATAATCTCTAAACTACTGTATATGAATAAAGATTGGACACTAGAACTATTCATGAACCAATTAGGTTATGAACTTGTATCTGATGATGGTATATATGCTAAATATCAGAATAAAGGTGGAACCAAATCTACCTTTTATGGTATAATGGGTAGAGGAAAGAGACTAATCTATTTCAATAGAGATTTTGATAAGAATTATGTGTTTGTAGGTATTGAAGAAGATGGTGGTACAAGAAGAGTATTTCATGGTGGTTGTCAAACTGGAGAAGATTTGATAAAGATATTAGAGTTGGTATATTAATAATTATGATATCCTTTCTTTTAATAACCAAAAAGCAAATCAAATGGCAATCATTTGCGGAGTCGTCATGAGTAATGAAGATGCTCTTGAGTTCGACTTTAACTGACTGTAGCTCTTTAAAGAGTTAATAATAATCCAGAGTAATTAATGCTCTGGATTATTTTTTAATTACCTTCAAACAAAAAAACCATGTTCTTAGCAAGTATAACAGCTTTAGTACTAGCTATATTTGTATCATTTGCTGTATTACACGATTTAAAATACCAAAAGTACAATGAAAGTGAGTGGACTACACCCACAATAAGAATAATGTGTATCATATTCTGGGTATTGTTCTATATTATAAATCATCAAATAAAATAAAAAAAAATCATGAAAACAGTATTTCAAACCATTGCTTTATTGCTATTAGCATTATCTTTTTGTTTTGTATCTTGTACATCTAAAAGTGGCCATCTTTTAGACAATAAGAAACAGGTAAGTCAACAAACTACCGTGATTGACATGGGTGTAGATAGTACAGTACGTGTTAAAGTATTGGAAAACAGCACTATATCATATGCTATAATAAATAAATCTGTTGTTAATTCATTCAGACCATATGATACTGTATGGCTGAATATGAAAACTCATCGTATTGACGATACAGATACTAATACATTAAAGGTAGTATTGTGTCCTGATAGATTTGGTACATTCTATGATGGTGAAGGGAATGAAATTCCTATAGAAGTGGTACAATTATATGTAAAAAGCCACTTTGTTCATCTGAATGTAGATGAAAGAACAATAGTAGATCAATATTTTTATTAAATATAAGGAGCTAGAAATAGCTCCTTTTTTAAACAAACTATATATGGAATCTAAGAAAATAGTAATTGATAGTACAGATAAATACCCTATAAAGGTTGAAATACTCATTACTACTAATAGAGAAATTACTGAAAAGGAATATGATGATATACTTTACTCACATGCAGAAGAAATAGTAAGGAAAATCAGGACTCAATCCATGATATTGGACCCTAAAGTTCAAAAAGATGCAGCAGAAGAGAAAGAAGAACTATTATCATTATTTCCAAAACCTATTTATGTTAAAGAAATACCAAATGAATATAATAAAAATCCATTTAGTCCTTGGTTTATTGTTACTACTCATGAAGGTCCAATTAAAATAGGCTGGAGAAAAAGAGTTATTCATATTGATTGGAGTGAAAGTGATATTTTAGAAACAACGGATATACTTTTCAAGGATGAAGATGTAACTAAAGGAGATAAATACATTCATGCTTGGGGATATCACAAAGCAAAAGAATATATTGATAAACTTATGAGTTAATAAATTCTTTTAATCCATTTAAATTAAATACTATATGAAAACAATTAACCCTAAAACTACAATCTTCGTTATTGGATTTGTATTATTAGATTTACTTTTAATCTATTTAGCAAGCAAATAAATCAGCAAATATGGGAAAATATATTAATAATATCAATGGTAAACATTTACCTGCAACAGAGAAAACAGAATTTATTCTGGAGAATGTAAAAGGTTCTATGGTAATACCTCGTCCTGCTCAATGGAAAGAAGATATAGTATGTGTAGTAAGCAATGGTTATTTCGAAGCTGCTGCATATGCATTTGATGCTCAGGAACTTGAGGAATTCAAATACCCTGAAGATACCAGATCTAAAGTTTGGCTTTATGTTCCAAATGCAGCACAATTTATTGATAATTTTTAAAACATGTTTTTATGGATAAATATGATAAGCAAATTAAATTCCTTACAGCTAATCCAGAAAGAATAACTAGACAATGGGAATCAGGTATAGGTTTATTTCAATTTATAGATAGAAGTTGTGATGATAATGAGTCAAACATAAATAGTGGTTGCCTTACTATGATTAGAAGTAATATGAGTTGTGTAGCTATTATAAATAGAAATGTAAATAATGAAATTACAGAGCAGATAAGAAATGATGAGAGAATACCCATAAATAGTAATGATATAAAAGTAGAGCATCTTCCTATATTTGCAGAATGGCAACGTAAGGTTGACCAATTAGAGGGTATAAAATCCTGATTATCAATGGAGCTACTGTAATAGTAGCTCCCTTTTAATCTATTTAGCAAATAAATAAAACAATAAATAATGAAATTAAGAGAGTATATACAATCAAAAAAGAAAGTTATTCAAGAGATTTTAGATTTCTTCAATAATAGTAATTTCTCTAACGTTGATTGGTATATTGAACGGGGAGAATCTGATACTGGAGAATCTTATGAATTTTTAATTTATCCTAAAGAAGAGGATAGTGATGGTTTCTTTGAAGGTAATGAATTAATTATTTTATTATCCATGTTTCATAAACAACGTTTTACGATCTTCCTGCATTTAAATGATACTATTAATCATCCAAAGGAACAACCAAAACTAATTGTAACAGTAGGTATTGATTTAGAACGAGATTTTGATGATTGGAAAACTTCAGGTGGGAGAGGAAGAAAAAGACATAAAGATTTAGATAAATCATGGTAAAATTTATTATTTAAAACTACTGTATATGAAAAGAACTTTGTATCTAAAATTAGTACCTGTAAAGCTAATAGCTAAGAAATGGAATATACATGGTGGTACGATAGTCAATACTTCTACTCTTGTAATGGAGAAACCTACACTCATCCTTACAGATGCATGTGTAATGGTGAGATGTAATTCCAAAGGAGATATTAATTGGGAACACACTGCTATATATAAAATGGAAGATTTAATTGGTAAAAATGTTAAATTCTTATAATATGTACTCAAAACATTTCATAGAAAGAGTAAAAGAAGTATACCCTGATTATCCTTACATTCATCTATTAGCAGATGAAGGGAGTCTTTTACTAGGTAGAATTCTGTATGATTGGTCTAGTAACAATATATCTGTGGATGAAGTATTATCAGCTACCAGCCTGAAAAGGCTTCAAAAGAGAGCCATAGAGTTAAAGACAAGGAAAGAACTTTACAGGGATTGGCTGGAGGAAACGCAGTCATCAGAAATAGAGCACATGGAAGATTAAAATAATCATTCAAAAAATATTAAAAATGCAGAAGCTAGTACAAGTGGTTATGCTTCCCACTGAAAAAACAGGTGTGGTAGGTTTAATAAATCTAGGAACTCAACTAATTCTTTTAAAAAACCCACCTTATCAAAAGAATATTGATAGGAGTATTGCAGCAGGAACCATTAAGCCTCAATACTTGTATTTTACTATTGATGAAGAGATAAAGGGAGATGATTGGTGTTTGTATCAAGATGAAGAGGACATATTTATTGGACGAATGGGTATTGCTCCAAAGGAAGCACCGTTGCTTACTAATGATGAAGGAACCTTTCTTGTATGTGATGAAGACAGTAAGAATCTCAAGAAGATAGTAGCTACTACTAATCCTGATTTGTGGATAACTAAGAAGTTTTCACACTATAGTCAGGATTTAATGAAGGTAGCAGTATATAAGGATGTGTCTACAGGTATTGCTAAAATCCCCACCGACTTCATAGAAGCCTATGTACGTGAACAAGGGAAGATAACAGAGGTAATGTTGGAGTATGAGTATTCCAGAGAAGGATTTCCTTATACTCCTGTATTCTGTTCTCCAGAGCGACTCAAACTTCGTAGCAATGGTGAAGTTATCTGGTCTCCTGTAAAGGAACGCAGTTTTACCTATTCTGAAGTTATAGATATACTTAGAGGGTTTGATTCTTATGTTAGTAGGGAAATAGGTATTGCTATTCCTGATGGCGGTTCTTGGTTTATTAAAAATTATCCTCAATGATTATGAAAGATACATTCACCAGAGAAGAAGTAATACAATTACTCATAAAAGAGAGACAAAGAGCAGTAGATATAGCCGATAGCTTTTCCGAACAGGCTGAAAATCAATATAATGATTTTAAAGAAGCTGAAAAAATTACCAAAAGTGAATCTATTAGAGCTATAGTTCTTAAAGATGTAGCTAATGAATGCAGATTAGTAGGTAATGCTATCTCTGGATTAAATGCTCTTTCTGTTACATTAGGAAAAACTATGGAAAATGAGATAAGGAAGGAATTTGATAAACTTTATCCACCTCAAAATTAATTAAAAATGGAATTAATATTCTTATCCCACATACTACAAGCTACTCAAGGTGCAGTAGTTGGTATATTTAAACATCCTATGTCCAAAGGAGATGTAGAGATGGTAATTGAGAATGATGAACACACATTCACTACTATTACAGTAGGTACATTCTTAGGACTACAAACATGCTCATACCCTAAATCAAAATTCCAACCTATACTATTTCCAGATGGAAAGAGATTGTCCGAAATGATGGAGAATCCTCAAACTTTCAAAGAATGGTATGATTATATAAATAATTAATTATGAATACATTTTTAAGTATAATAGGTGTAGGTGCTTTAATTTGGTTAGTATTTGCATTTACTAAATACAAAGGTGAAAAGATTCAAGAACATTTAGAACGTGCATACTTTGAAGGTCAAAAAGATGCTTTACAGGGAGATATTAGAATCAAAAGGAACAATGATTCTTGTTGGATATGGATTAAATCTCCTTGGAATAGCGGAGAAGAACCTATCTTTGTCCCTAATAAAGTATGTCAATAATATATTTAAATTATTACAGCAGCTATCTGTAGGACAACGTATGCAGGTGAAAACCCTGCTTACTTATGTGACAACCTGTTAGGGAATACGACCCACCGCTACTGTGGGTGTCTAAACAGATGTAGTCAATCGTCTGTCGTCAGGATGATGGGGTAGCCATTCCCTCAAGGACGTAAAAAGTGACTACCGTAGCGGGGCTGCTGTATATCTTATTTAAATCTGCTCAGAGTAATCAAATAGCAAGGGGTTGTGTCTTGAAAGATAGACTGCCTTTGCAGCTATGACCAATAGCGTTGTTTGATGAAAAGAGATAGAGACTAGGGCAGATGGTGGAAATACCATGCAGTCATCCTTGTGAGGCTTCCCTAGCTACTATTCCCTTTGGTCAGGGACAGGTTTAATTTTTTCATATTCAGTTAGTTTTGGTCCCTCTGATATTTCTATATCGGAGGTTTTTATTTACTTTTAAACTAAAATAAATCATGAAAACCTTTGTTAAAATAATTCTGTTTATAATAATGTATATTATAAATATACCAAACTTTATAATATTAATATGGATTGGTATATGGAGAATGAATTTTAAAGATGTAAATCAATTTTCTGAAAACTTGGCTGATTCTATTTGTAACTCTTTAAATCTATTAATATGAAAAAGAATATAGTACAACTAATTTCAGGAATAGTAGTTATAGTTGGATGGATAATTTTACATACATTAGCAACTGATAAAGATATTATCTGGACTCTACCTGTATTTACTACAGTATTTTTACCTGTAGCGTTATGTACATTAGTTTCATTCATAATATTATATAAATCTAATAATTGGTTCAAATAATGAAAGAAGCCATGTATTATACAGGAAGAAAACTAAAAACCAAAAGTTTAAAAGGTTTTCCTGCACATATAGAATTTTGGGTTTCTAGTGATAAAACTACAACGATTCTTAGAAGAAAAGTATTACTACCTTATGATAAGGATATTAAGAAAGATAAGAATTTCAATCTAATTAGAGTGTTTAACTTCTCCAAAGGTAAAGTGATACTTATTCAACAGGAGATTACAATGAATCCCAATAACATGATAGATACTGTAAATTTAATATTAACAGTATTAGAAGAAAATAAACTGATTGAACTTATTAAAGGTACATAATGAAAAAGATATTATTAATGCTGGTATTGTTTGTCACCAGCTTTATAGTAAAAGCACAAACAACGTATTATGCAGAATATATAGGTAAAACACTTTGGAATAAATATTCTAAAAAATGGGATTATCAAATGCCCAAAGAAACATTCCAGAAGATTACTATATATGGAGATGTTATTTTAGTGGAAGATAAAGCTAAATCTAGATATACTGTTCATAATGTAATTGATAAAAGTGAAGGGTATTATTACTATACTATATGGAACGCAGTAGATGAAAGTGGTAGAGAATGTGTAGTAAAACTATCCAAAAGAAGTGATGAGAAATACAGTGAACTATGTGTATTTTATATTAGTTATAGTTCTGGTTTGTATTATTGGTTTGATGATAAAAAATCTTACTAATGAAAATTGGAAATAAAGTAATTTGCACTCTGCACCCTGATTGGGGTGCTGGAGTGCTTTCTTGTATCTCTGAAGGTAAAGGATTCATCTATTGGGGTGAATTTGGAGATATGAGAGACAGAAAGTATGAATTTTGTGATTTATCATTAATAAAAATTGTTATATGACAATACATGATTGTAAAGAAGGTGTAGTGTACTATTACATACTACAAAGTAGTAGATGGTTAGGAAGGTTTGTTAAAATTGATAGAAGTCAATTATGGAATGAAGCTAATCTTGATATTAAGGGTGAGCATCTTTATATATATAATACGGGTTCTACAAATCTTTGTGGTACAAATAAAGTATTAGAAGTAAGAGAAGCTACACCTGAAGAGGTAGAACATTATGAACAATGTGTTGCAGCAAAGAAATATGTAGAATACAAACCTTCTATTAAATCACCTCAAATAATTAATAGTTATGACATTTTCTGATTTAGTAATAGGAGGTGTATATTATGTTCATTGTCCTAAGTATGGGTTTAAATGGATAGTTGAACGTGGTGAAAATCTATTTAACCGATATGGTATAGACTTAACAATAAGTAATGACCCTCGTCTTGAAAAAAGTATGGGTTCATTCGTTGAGGATTACGAATGGGAGATTCGTGAGGCTACAAAAGAAGAAAGAGAATGGTTATGGAAATCTATAAATGCAGATAATATAGTACCAAGAGAAAGTATTAATCCTATAAATAATAATTATGAAATATACTAATTATTCTGATCTAATAGCAGGGCAATACTATGTATTCTATTTTAATAAGAGTGATAATACAGAGTTAAGAGTTATATTTAAATATGGTGGGCGTGAAAATGAGAAAAGGCACTATATTGATGCTGGTGATAAATACAAATTTGATACATGTTGTAGATGCAGTGGTTATTTTGTTCCTGCTTCTCCTGAAGATATTGAATGGTTAGATGATTGTATTGCAGCAGGTAAAACTGTTCCCAGACCTACAAAAGTTAATAATAATTATGAAATATTTTAATTTTAATATATGAAATTATCAGAATGTATTGAAGGGGTCAGTTATGTATTTGAAAGTGGTAATTGGCCTTATTTAGGTATATATAAAGGTATTAGAGATGATGAAATTATTACAAATTGCTGTTTAAATCTTGAAACAGCAGAATTTTTCAAAGAAGAAACACGCTTAATGGATTTGGAATCTCTTGAAAATGTTAGAATACCAACTGACGAAGAGGTTCAATGGTTTAATGCATGTATTGCAGCTAATAAGGCGGTAAATAAAGCAGATATACCAAAAATCAATAACAACTACGAAATATTTTAAATTTTACAAACTATTATAAACTTTTTCTTTATTTTTAAACTTTAAAATTCAAACTAAAATGAGTACAAAGAAAGCAACTGGAAAAGAGACATTAGCATTGACAACAACTACAGAAGTTCCTGAAGTGATTAAAGCATTGCAAGCACAAATTGATGAATTGAAAGATATTGAAACTTCACAGTGGAAAACAAGTGGTAATCTGGATGGTTTTGGTAGTATTAAGGAAGAAAAGAAGATTGAGAACTTGATTCGTGCTTATTCTTCTGTTAAAGGTAGAGCTAACGCTTATGAAGATGCAGCAGATGATTTAGGTATTACTACCTATCCTCAGTTTAATATCAATGGTGGTACAGTAGAAGATTGGAAGCATGATATTCAATTGAGAATTGCTATTGTCAATCATAAAGAAAAGCTGGATAAACTGAAAGATTTTAAAGCTAAAGCAGAACGTTTCCTTTCTGAGGAAGATCAGAAGAAGATGTTATTCAATGAAATGTCTGCATTTCTTGGATTAGGTAAATAAGTCTCTCTTTTATTGCTTAAAGTCCCTGCCTTTTAGGTGGGGACTTTTTTAATTATTTAAATCTGTATATATGAAACAGATAACTCTTATACTAACTGTATTAACATTATTAGCCTGTAAAAAGGAAGATGTATCTCCAGAAACAAGTATCATTGAAGTGGAATCTAATTATAAAACAGTTATATATCTAAACTTTGAAGGAAAGAATATTGTAAATACTGATTGGAATAGTATATACAATATCCAGCAAGTAAATTGTGCTCCTTCCAGTTTTACTAATAATCAGAAACAACAGATATATGACAGTTTGATTAAATATCTACAGACTTTCCACATTAGACTTACTGTAAGAAGAGATATTTACGAAAATGCTAATCAAAAAGCAGAAATAGTAGTTACCCCTACAAGCTATTGGGCAAAAATAGATGGTATGGGTATCGCAGCAGTAAATTCTCTCACTTATAATATCCCTGCTTTTGTATTTAGCGATGTATCAAACAACAATATCCGTAATACAGCCCTTGCAATTGCACATGAAGTAGGACATATTGTAGGACTTAATCATACGAAAACAAATAATTCATTCTATAATAGTTCTTTCATGGGATATCCCTATCTTAGCTCAAATCCCATATGGACAGAAGAAGACAAACAAATCATTAACCAAAATCTACAATAATGAATAAGAAATACAACAGTATTGAAGAAATTATAGGTATAGTCATTAAGTCTGGAAGAGATGATTATAAGGTTATTAAAAATGAAGACAATGAAGACGAATTTGGTCTTATTAATCTTAAAGTTGGTAATAAATATTTTAATGCATCATATAAATTACTCTATTTTAATAAGAAGTTAGAGCAAGGAATATGGAAAGTAGTAACTGAACCCAAACCCGAAATCAATAATACCTACGAAATATTCTAATGAAAAAAGTAATCAAGATAATGTCCCTACATGGAGAATACTATAGTGTTGAACCAATCATCTTCAGTAGTGCAAGTGTACACTTTGAAGATATAACTGGTATAAAACGTATAGTTGGTATAGCTGACATAATTGCTATTACATTAACAGAAAAAGATATTAACAATGAAAAAATTCATTAACAAGTTCTTCAAAGACTTTTGTTGGCATTCATGGGATTATTATAATCCATACAACAGAACCTGTACTTTATGTAATGAACATCAAGTACAATTTCATAATACTTATGTTTCTAATGGTATGGTAATTCATGTAGACGAATGGGAAACAATGAATAAAACTACTAAAAATGAAAGATTTAAACCTGAATTGGATTAAACTCGGTCATACTGGCTGTAATTTTGCATCCATATTTGCTAAAAATCCAGAATGCGTAGGTTGGAAAAGAATAATCAACCCTCTAGGTTTCTCAATACCAGAGGGTTGTTTCATTTTATCCCTTATTTTTCCAGATAGAGACATTAATTTTGTTCGTAATTGGGCATTAAACAATGGGTTCTTTGAAGAACAGGTAGCCGAAGGTCTTACTGGACTTAGATTAAAAGTTCCAGAAGGTATCTCTTGGGTACAGTATTTTGGTCCTGATAGTCATGTAAAAACCAGACAAGCACCTATGCCTGAATTGTTAATGTGTGTAAAACTACCAGCTAAATACTACTGGAAGGTAGGATTTAAAGGTATATTACACCTTGCTCATGGAGCTATAGATTGTATTCGTAGTAAGGTGGTAGATAATGTTTGGGATACATCATTTAAACGTACAGCTAAAATATTAGGACATAAACCAACCATTACTGAGGCTGCAAAGACAACTTTTAAAAATAAACAATTATGAAATATTCTAAAGATAGACCTACTGAATTAGTAGGTAAGAAATTTATATATAGTGAAAATGAATATAGGATTATAGATTATGATGATAAGAGTAACAAATTTCTTACAAAATATCTAAATGGTATACAAAAAGGTGAAATATTTGAAATGAGTGCTGATCATTATACATTTGGATATTTCAATGATGATACTTGGAAAATAATTGAAGAAGAACCTCAAATAAATAATAACTATGATATATTTTGATATGATACACGGTAATTATTACTATTACCGCAATAATAAAAATGAAAATAGTTTAGGCTGGATAATAAAATTTAATGAAATTAAGACTTGTTCTGCTTATTCTGAGGGTCAATCTATTTTTAATTTAGCCTCTGTTAATCTGGATAATTATGGTAGCTTTTATACAAATGATGAAGGGGGAGATAGTAGATTTCATGATATAAAATCTGATGAATATTATGATCTAAGACCTGCTACTCCTGATGAAATTAGATATTTGGATGAATGCATAGAGAACGGAAAGAAGGTATTACCTATTCCAATCTTCACTTCTCCAGTTGAAGGTACAATTAAAATAATTAATGATTATGACATTTTTTGACATGGTTTATGGTAATTATTATTACTATAAGAATGATGAAAGTACAATAGCTTACATATTGAAATTCAATGAGATACAACCATATAAAAACTACAATTCTTTATATGTTTTAGCTGCTGCTAGTATCAAAGGTTATGATACTTTTATGGATAAGGAAGAAGGTGGTAGTGATAGATTTTTGGATATTGGACCGAAGAAAAACTATACATTAAGACCAGCCACTATAAAAGAAATAATGTGGCTTGATGAGTGTATAAAAGAACAAAAATGGATAAATTATAATCCATCCAAATTACCTGAAAATCAGATAAATAATAATTATGAAATCTACTAAATACAAAGTTGGAGATTATGTAAGAGCTTTAACTACTGGTTTTTATGATGATATTGTAGTACCAAATAAGATGTATAAGGTTGCAAGACTAGAGAATGATGGTAGCGGAGTGCATATAGAAATAGATAACTTTTTAACTTTATATATGTATAATAGTGAAGTAGAATTAGCTAACAGTCCACAAGAAATAATTGATTCGTATGAAATATACTAAAGAAAATATAATCAGTTTAGTAGTTCAAGCTGGAGAAGGTAAAAATACTTCAAAGTATACAATAGTTGCTCCAATAGATAACACAGACTTTGCACTATGTGATTGTGATGGTGATACATACGGGAATTATCATTTTTCAGAATTTAAAAAATATATTGAAGAAGGTACGTGGAAAATTGTTGAGCCTGTAATCATTAATTCATACGAAATTTATTAATCATGAGTGAAGAACGCTACATTGGTTACGGACTTCTCCTTGATTTACCTTCAGGAAGAGTAGGATTAGAATTAACACTTAACCAGCTATCAGAACTGTATAAAGAAGCTGTAGAAAATAATGGTAAGGTGAAGGTTCTAGTCCTACCTGTTAAACCTGAAAATGTAACAGAGTGGAGAACTCATTCAGTTAAGATAGGAGAAAGCAAATATAAACAGAAACTTATAAAAGAGCATTAACATGAAATCAAAGATTGAAATTATTGATGAGACTGTAGCTTATTATAGTGAAGACCCTAATAGAAGGGCAGTAGTAATGACTACATGTAAGTACCGCACTCCAGATGGTAGAATGTGTGCATTTGGTAGGTGTATGACTGAAGAAAGTTTAGAACTATATGGTGATTTTCAAGGTGGTGTTATGAGACTTTTACTTAAATGTTATGACCGTCCACTTTCAGATGTGATTCTCCTAACAACAGTTATTAATACACCATTAAAAGAAGAATATCAAGGTCATGAGCTTACTTTTTGGACAAATATACAACGCTTACATGATGATTTTGATTACTGGAATTCAGATGGATTAACTGAAGAAGGAAAGGAATACGTAGAAGTTATGAAAAATAAATATAAAGGGTTATAAAGAAACATTAACAAAAATAAATTCAAAATGAAACAATTACAGCAAAAGATTCAAGACCAACTAAATAAAATGACTTCAACTGGTAAGCTCTTTAGAAGTAGTATATCAGGTTCTGAAGTATGGAACATCTATATACAATCTTTTGAAAATGATCCGATCTTTCGTGACCCCAACAGTTCTACACATAATTGTAACCTGTGTAATAATTTCATCAGACGATATGGTAATATTGTAGCTGTATCTCCTGAAAATGAAATTATGACTATTTGGGATGTAGAAATTGAAGGTGAGTTTGCACCAGTAGTTAAAGCTATCTCAACTAAATTGAAATCAGCTAAGATTCAGGATGTATTTTTTGAGACTTATGCTGAACTTAATAGTTTGAACTATGAGAAGTGTAAAAAAACAAATACTGTATTCAGATTGGGTATAGATAAAAATCATAAACAGTATACCAAAGAAGAAGCTGATAAATTTGGTGTAGTAGAAGAGGGAGAAATCAGAACATTTCATCATCTTCATGTGGATATACCTGCTGCTTTTGTAGATATGAGTGGTGCTTCAGTAGAAGCTCTTATGGGTAGCTACAGAGATGCTAAGAATGTATTTCAAAGAGCAATGGAAGAGATAAGCATAGATACGTTACAGCTTGTTAGAGATTTAATAAATCAAGGTAGTTTACTGGATGGTACAACACATCTATACAAAGTAGAGCAATTCATTCCATTTAAACAACAATATAGTGAGATTGGTAAAAAAGATAGAGATAATTGGTGTTGGGCAACTTCTTATAAATTACCTATTGCTAAGTTTAAGAATGAATTGATTGGCGTATTATGTTCTGAACTTTCTGAAGGTAAGGAACTTAACGAAGCTTGTCAGGCATGGAATAAGCGTGTTGATCCTGCTAATTACATGAAAGCTACTGCACCCATCACCAAAAAGCAAATAGCAGAAGCTGAAAAATTCGTAGAAGAGAATGGATATGTAGAATCATTTGATAGAAGATTTGCTACAATTGATGATATTAAGGTGAGTGAAATACTTCATGCTAATGTTGGAGATGGTAAAATTAAGAAAGTCTCTATTTTTGATAACGTAAAGTCTACCTCTACCAGACATAAGAGAAGTGAATTTGATAAAGTGGAAGAAGTGAGTATAGAAAAGTTCATGAAAGATATTCTTCCTTCATGTACTTCTATAGAGGCTTTCCTCACTTCTCAACATGAGGGTAATATGGTATCTCTCACTACAGCTAACGACAAGAACAGCAAACCTATCTTTAAATGGGATAACAACTATTCTTGGACCTATAATGGTAACTTAGCTGGTAAATCACAGATTAAGCAAGCTGTAAAGGATGCTGGTGGTAATGTGGAAGGTGTATTGAATTTTCGTTTAGCTTGGAATGAATCTGGTGAAGATAATTCTGATTTGGACTTGTGGGCTATCGAACCTAATGGTGTTAGAATTGGTTTCAGCACACAATACAGAAAAGGTAGACCGGGATATGATCGTAGTTCTATGTCTGGTCAATTAGATGTAGATATTATCAGCCCTTCTGGTAAATTAGCTGTTGAGAATATTACATGGACTGACTTTAACAAGATGAAAGATGGAGTATATATAGTATATGTAAATCCATATCATGCATCAAATTCAAAAGGTTTTAAGTTAGAGATTGAATTTGATGGTGAAACATATGTTTATAGTTATGATCGCCCTGTACCTGTAGTATCAAATGTACATATAGCTGAAGTCACTCTAAAAGATAGGAAGTTTAGTATCAGACACTTACTTCCTGTAGTTGAAGGTACTGGTGCTCAGAAAGAAATCTATGGCTTGGAATCTAACCAATTCCATAAGGTGAATCTAGTATGTTTGTCTCCTAATCATTGGGAAGGTAACAATGTAGGAAATAAGCATTATTTCTTCATGCTGGAAGGTGCTAAATGTCCTATTTCAATTCGTTCTTTCCACAATGAGAACCTGATTCCTGAACTTGCAGCACATAGAAAAGTGTTAGAAGTTCTAGGAGCTACTCATACTATTAAACCTAATGGTAAGCAATTATCAGGTTTAGGTTTTAACAGTACTGTAAAGGATGAATTAGTAGTTAGATTAAAAGGTAGTCATTCAAGAGTAATAAAAATCAAATTCTAATGGGAAAAATTGTTTCAATTACAGAAAAAACACCAGTATCAGCAACATTACCTGATGGTAACTATGTAGGTATATGGGGTGGTAACATCATTGAACTAAAATATAATAATAAAACTTACGAATTAGAAACAGAAGTAGGTGTTAGGGGTATAGGTTATCATGTTGTAGTGATTGTTAAAGATGGTGAAGCCACATTTCAAGAACTAAAAAATTAAATTCTAATTTTAAAATCAAAACAAAATGGACAATTTCAAAAAAGCCAGCCAATTAAAGCTAAGATTTGTAACAAACAAAGGTGTATTATCAGTTGAACAATTGTGGGACTTAACCCCAACTCAATTAGCTACATTAGTTCGTTCTATTAAGGAAGAATTAAAAAGTGCTAATGTGGATGATGAACTATCCTTCCTGAGCGATAGTATCCCAACAAAAGGAGATATTGAAAATCAACTCCGTTTTGAGATTGCAAAAGAAGTATACCTAGCTAAGAAAGCTGAAGCTGAAGAATTGAGAGATGCTAAAGCTAAGAAAGAACACAATCAGAAGATTCTTGCTCTGATTCAAGAGAAGAAGGAAGGTGAACTGAAGAATAAAAGTATTGAAGAATTAGAAGCACTTCTTAAATAATTGATTATCAGGGTGGTGTAGAAATACATCACCCTTTTTTAAACTTTTTACAATGGAAACAGCAATAGAAATAGCAATTAAATATGCTGAAGATAATATAAAAGCTTGTAAAGATGGTACTATGATGAGTTTTGGTGAAGCTATTTGGGGTGAAAATGCTTGGATAGAAATAAGAAGATACCTAACAGGTTTATTACCTACAGAAAGATTTAAACTTGAAAAAGCCTTCGAAGCTGGAAGTCACTGGAATGAAAAGTATAATAAATATACTGATGATTCTATAAAAGTTCCTGATTTTAAAAAATATTACGAAGAAACTTATGCAAAATAAATCTATACTCCTTATAGGTCAGGCTTTACCTAGAGTGAAACAACACGTACCATATGATAGTACTATGTTATATGAATGGTTGGAAGAATGCGGTGTATCTATGGAACAGGCACAAGATATATTTGATTTTGATGCTGTTTATGATAAATTCCCCGGCTATAATGTAAAAGGTGGTCACGCTACACCAACCTATGAACAGATGTTAGAATATTATAATAGATCATTGAGGGAGAAGATCACTAAATATAACAAAATAATCATATTAGGAAATGTTGCAAAAATGTTTTTACTTTCTACCAATTCTCTATTGGGAAAGCACATACTGTATTTAATTCACCCTTCCAGACTAAATTTCAATCTGTATCAGAGGAACAAAGAAACAATTATTTCTAATCTGAAACAGTTTATTCATGAAGACATTTACCATCCACATCACCTTCAGTAAGGGGAATCAGTTAATCTTCTACAATGTACAAGCTTCTACAGAAGAAGAAGCTATTCAATTAGTAGTGAAACTAATTAAAGGAAAACAAATCTACAAAATTTCTGCTGAAGAGGATAAAAAAGTATTGGAAGTATAAAAACTATTTATTAACATTGCAAAACTAAAACCGCTATTTAGAAACTATGAGTAAGTATTCCGAACCACAAGTTGTAAGAGAACTAGTACAAAAACAAGACATTGAGATTAAAGGTAAGATGATTATTATTGATAACAACAAAGGAGATATTGGTATCAACTCTAAAGGAAAGATTGACTTCCTGACAAGATACTGCGGTTACTTTATTACTATAGCTAAGTAACCTCCATTGGTGCTTACGGGGATTTGTATTTACTTATCCCCTTTTATTTGGCAATTTCAAGAAAATATCCTATATTTAAATCTTAATATGGGGGTGTAAGGAATTGATTCACAGTAATAGGTAAATACACAGGTAAGAGTATCTAGTCCTCGCAATGCTAGGTAATAATAAATGCAGAAACTGAGCTTTCTGATATGACTTTCGATAGCTTAATGGCTTTCGTAGGTGCTGAAAAAGTAGCTGCTTAGTAGCCCTACTATTCAGTGGAGATGTAGCTAAGGCTTTTCCTCCCTTGGGGTTTGATTTAACCTTGCAACAGAATAAATCAGTAGAGGGACTCCCTTAACAGTTAAGGCTGACCTTAAGCACTCTACTTAAAATACTATTGTATATAGGGGGTGAAGCAATAGAAACCAGAGGGGAAACTGTAAAGTCACCGGGATTGTTGTAAGTATATGTCCAAATGATAACAGAACTTTCAAAACTACGGTGCAGGTATTAAATATTAGTTTAATATCAGTACTAAACCTGTAAGTGCGTATTTATTGTATTCTGGAGAAGACAGGGCTTCGATGCCCTCACCTCCACAATTTTTTCCTACACATCCACAAATATTTTACTATATTTAGTATAGTTTGTATATTTGTGGTATGAAGAAATATAAATATAAGAGAAAGTTGGTAGAAATAGAATGTGATTATTGTGGGAACATTCATACCAAACCTGAGAGTGAATATAATAGGAATAAAATAAAAGGGAGAAAAAATTACTGTAGCAGAAGTTGCTGCGGTAAGGTAACAATTAAACAAAATATTCCTAAAGAGAGTATAGTATGGGAACATCTTAAAGGTATTAATAGAAGAGATAAATATACAGGATTTAGAGAGCATATAAGAAGAATTCATAATAGACATAAGAAAATTGAATTGACCTTAGATGATTTACTGGAGCAATGGAATAAGCAAAATGGTAAATGTATTTATAGTGGTGTAACTTTAACAAATCCTATTAGTACAAGAAATTATTATAATAATCCTATATGTACAGCTTCTTTAGACAGAGTTGATAGTTCAAAAGGTTATACTAAAGATAATATTCAATTCATAAGTTATTCTATGAATTATATGAAAAATAACATGACTCATGAACAAACTATTGACTTGTGTAAAATAATTTGTAACTTTTGGGATAAAAAAGATTAAATGATATAAAAATAGGAAGTGTGCCGTAGGTATTATTAACGTTTATCGGGAAGCCTACAAGTGCTTAATATCCTTCCTATTTTAAATTATTAGGTATAGATGGTGTATGGAGTTTGATTAACCCACTATGGAATGATTAGTAAACAGCCTCACACTATACCTAAAGCTTATCAGATTTTGCCATTTGATAGCTAACCAGCCGCTTTAGTGCTGAAAATTCACATGAGAGAAAGTTAACCCCTTGATAGGAATATCAGGGGGTTTTTTAATTTTGTTAAACATTTTCTAATTATAAATCAAACAAAATGGCAAGAAAGAACAAAACTATCAAATTCTACTCAGATGAAGAAAAAGATATCATCAAAAAAGCAGTAGAAAAGAACAACTATCCAAGTGCTCTTGCTGGAGCTAGGGATTTAGCCCCTAAACTAAACAGGCCCGAAGGGGGATTAGCTTTAGTAGTAGCAAGAATGATGAAGAAAATAGGTCATCCTACAGCAAAAAATAAATCCAGAGCAATGAGTAAAAAAGCTATTGAACCGGATAGTAGAAAATTGAATTCTAAAAAGGCTAACTTACCTAAAAAGAATCAATTATCTTTCCCACTGAATAGTGTAGATTTCGAAATTAAAAACGGTAGAATTTGGATTAGTTTTTAGTCCATTTTAGAGAAGTCCCTCAATTGGGACTTCTTTTTTAATTCCATAACTAAATAAAAAAAACATGAAAACAATTGAAACTATCCTTAAGGATTACAAGAGTGAAACAATAGATGGTAGGGATTTAAGTAGACTTGTACAATTTTTAACTGAAGAACAAGCTTCTAGTATTGGTATTAACTTTAAGGATGAATATAAAGGTAAGCATGAACCTATACCATTTACAAAGGAAAATGTATTGAAACAATTAGAAAGTGATGTAGAATTTGGATTTGAAAAAGCTCTGAATCAAAGAGGTATATCTGCTGGATTGATGTATGATGTAGTAAAAATGTGGAATTGGATATTAGAAGAAGGGTTAGAAGACTTTGATGATTATGCTTATTATGGATTACCCTTATTTAAAGCCACTGCTGTAAAATACAACTTTAACAATCCTATAGGAGAAGATTCAGGAAGTGAATCTGAATATAGCTGAATATAACAAGAATTATTTTCTTATATTTGTCATACTTAAAAACAATTCTTATGCTTAGATGGACTATTATTTTTCTTGTACTTGCAATCATTTCTGCAATTTTTGCTTGGGGCAATATAGCTTCTACCTCTGTAGAAGATATTGCTAAAATAACATTCTACGCCTCTTTTATTTTATTTGTTCTATCTCTTTTTGCTGGATGTAGGAGATTTTCTGATGAAACCGATAAACTTGATGAAGATTGGGGGTTTTAACCACTTAATATTTAAACTATGAGAAAATATTGGATTCCCGGCGATCCTTCAGAGGACGAAGGAAGTGAAGACTAACTATTTACCAAACAAAAACTAACAATTATGTACATTATCTTTCAAGACAAACGAACACTTGAGTGTTTTTCTGTATCTCAAAATGCATTAGACTTTCCTGAGTTCTTAGAATTTGAACAAAGGGGATTAGTAAAGAGAGTATTTGTAGGTAAAAAACGAGATTGTGATAAGTATCTTGAAAATGAAGTTGAGGTAGAAATGATTTAATTAATATACAAAGGGGGCTAACAACCCCCTTTTAAATTTATTATTATGGTATCAAAAATAACAGCAGGTATTAAAGTTTCAGTTGAAACTTTCTACCAACTAGATTATTCAAATCCAATGCAGTCTGAATTTATGTTTGCTTACCGTATTACTATTGAAAATCTAACTGGACATGATATGAAATTATTAAGCAGACATTGGTTTATCTTTGATTCTGAAATTGGTAATAAAAGAGAAGTAAAAGGTGAAGGTGTAGTTGGTATGACTCCTGTTATTGAATCTGGAAAGGATTTTCAGTATGTATCAGGAGTAAATTTACATTCTGAAATGGGTACAATGAATGGGTGTTACACTTTTCAAAATCAATCTACGAAGGATTTAGTAGAGGTTAAAGTACCAAAGTTCGAACTTATTGTTCCATTTAAACATAATTAATTATGAAAGAATTAATATTACAAAATATAAAAACTTCAGGTAAGAATACTGCTGTATGGTGTGAGAACCTTGAAGAGTGGGAGCAAGTACTAAAAATAATAGGAAATCCACAGGAACTTACTAAAGCTAATTATAATAGTTATAGAAATGAATATCCATCCATAAATGTTAATGATGGACGTTATGGTCATAGAGGATGGTATATAAATAATTCTTATGATGTATATCTAGCAAGTGAATTTATCAAGGCAAATACAGGACCACAAATTATTAATTCATATGAAATTTATTGATTATGCTTCCAAAATACGGATATATTAAAGATATGACACCAGAGCAAACTAAACAACTAATAGAGCTACTGGAAAAAGAAGGATATAAAAAGAATTCAGATAATTATGATTGGGGAGAAGGTAAGTTAGCTTGGTATAATGATAAATTTTATAGTCATATTCTAGACGATTCTAAACAACCATTATACAAATTTGAAGATGTAATCCAAAGTGAAATTATTAATAATTACGAAATATATTAACTTTATGATTATCGGAAATAGAAAACATGCAAAACCTTTTTTGAAATGGGCAGGGGGTAAGACACAGTTGATTCCAGCGATTAAGTCTACAATACCAAATGAGCTACACAATATCCCATTTACTTATGTAGAACCGTTTATAGGAAGTGGTGCAGTATTTTTTTGGTTTCTAAGACACTTTCCAAACATACAGAAGGCAGTTATTAATGATGTAAACAAAGATTTAATTGATACTTACCTGACTATAAAACTTTATCCCAATGATTTAGTGAAAGAATTAAAAGAATTGGAAAAGGAATACCAAAGCCTTGATTCACAAGAAAAGCAAAAGGAGTTATTTTTAAATAAAAGAGCACTTTTTAACTCGAGAAAAAACAGCATAGTTATACAAAGCTCTTTAATGATTTTTCTAAATAGAACTTGCTTCAATGGGCTTTATAGGGTAAATAGTAAAAACCAATTTAATGTTCCATTTGGCAGGTATACGAATCCTACTATTTGTGATACGGAAAATATTTATAATGTTAGTGTAGCTTTGGAGAACGTGACAATTCTCAACCAAGACTATTCTTCTACATTACCAGAAATTGAAGGTGATACTTTCTTTTATTTCGACCCTCCTTATAAACCTCTTAGTCAAACAGCATCATTTAACTCATATGCAAAGGATATTTTTGGTGATAGTGAGCAGCAACGCCTAAAAGTTTTCTGTGATGAGCTTGATAGAAGAGGAATCAACTGGCTTCTTAGTAACTCAGACCCTAAGAATACAGACCCTAGCAATCACTTCTTTGATGACTTATATAACCATTATTACATTAATAGGGTACGGGCTAAAAGAACAATAAACTCGGATGCATCTAAAAGAGGAGATATATTTGAATTATTAATCCACAATTATAAAATATATTAATTATGGAAAAGATAAACGCCCCATTTACAGAAGAACAGGTAAAGAATTTAAACGATTATCAAGATTTTGGCTCGTTTCATCTATTTACCTGTTGTTCTCCTTCAGACGTTCCTAAATGTGAAAGGGTAAGTGGAAAATCTGAAGGGTCTTTAATAGCTACTAAAAATGGTTGGGTATGTCCTTGTGGTAAATACACCCAAACATGGACATGGAAATTTATGACTGAATCTCAAAATAATACTAATGAGTAAGATACCTACCGCAGAAGAATTTTTAAAGGAGAAAGGTTTACCAATGACTGCCAAACATTCATCAGAAACAGGGACATACTATATCATGGATGCTCTGAAGGATTTTGCCCAACTCCATGTAGAAGCGGCCCTTGAAGCAGCAGCCGTTAATGTAAAAAGACTTCCACCTGATGAGGAATATTGTCACAACTGTTACGGTACATCAGGAGTAATAGATGTAAATTCAATTCTCAATGCTTATCCTTTAACTAACATTAAATAAATTTTTATGAATGATAGAATATTAATACAATTCCAAAGTGAAGATCAAGCCAATTACTTTTTTAATTGGTTTAAAGAAGAAGGGTTTGGTATGTTACAAGGTAGTGCTGTAGGAGATATCCAATTGACACCAGATTTTACTTGTATCTCTTCAGATGAATTACCGGGAGCTACTTCAGACCCTAACGCTTATTATCTTGAAATTGAATAAATATGAATAAAAAGAAATTTCCCCTCATACCTATAGAAGAGGGATATGTAATGGTAGATAGAGAACTGGATATATATGATCATAAATACTTGGTAGCTATAGATAGCTCAGGAATATTCATAAAAAAGAGCTACAATAGGACAAGTATTGAAGGAATATTATTACCACATAATTTAGGAGGTTCTATTGCATATCCTGAAGATGCAGAAGGTTGGACTCCTATCATAGCCCATACAAATATCCCTTCTTTAAAGGATAGTGGACTTCCACTGATTCACATTCCTAACAAACTTCACCAGTTAGCAAGAGAATGTGAGGTTGATGAAAATTACCAACCTAAAAATGCCACATTTTATTATGGATTTATAAAGGGTTACAAAGCAGCAGGAGGTTTCTCAGAAGATGATATGGTGGAAGCATTCGAGAAGGGTTATCTACAATCAGGACTTGACTCATTAGAAAATCAAGATGAGAAACCTTCGAAGTTAAAAACTATTAGTGATGCTTCCGAGGAATTCAGGCAATCCCTAAAGAAACACCCTGTAGCAGTTGTCGTATTAATGGAAAGTGATGATAGTGATCCGTATGAAGAGTTTAAAGCGTTTGATTTTAAACCCAAAGTAGTTGACGGTTACATAAAAATAGTGGAGGTGATTTATGAGGAAGTTTTATGATATAAAAATGAATTCAATCAATTAAAATTATTAAAGATGGACTTCAAACAATTTATGGAACTGGCTAAAGAAAAGAAAGCACCTATCAGTATTTCAAAAGCTATTGAAAATAGTGACATAGTCAAATTATATCTTTTAATATTATGTCAGAAATGGTTAAGAGAGGAACATAGAATATTTGTCTCTGTAGATTTTGAAAGTTACCAACCTGATGTACCTAAATATTCTGCTGATGTACATAACCTATCCTCTAAGAATATGGGAGAACGGCTATTGGATGGCTTTACTTTATGTGATACCTACGAACAAGCTCTTATGGAAGGGGTCTATGAGAGTCTAAAACTACTCTAATGGATTATAAAGGAATATTCAATGTAGCACAACAAAAAGGATATAAGCCTTTTCATAGTATTAACAGACTATTATCCAAACCTCTTATATATGAAAAGTTGTTATATATGGAATTGTGTCTTATTCAAAAATGGTTTAGAGATGATTTAAAGATTGAAATAATCATTTCTAAACATTTTGAGACTTCTTATCCTGAATGTTGGGGCTATCAGATAAATCCGATACATGGTTATAGGATTTTTAACGAATGTTGGACATATGAAGAAGCATTGATAGAAGGAATTTATCAAGGATTAAAATTAATTTAAATAATAAAAAATGAGTATAACTTATAAACCATTGACTAAAGAACAGCTTCATCAAATTAAAAAAGGTGACGTAATAGAAAGAATGCTTGCATTTTCTATCCCTGTATATTTGATTGTACAAGATGTTACAGATAAGATTATTGATTGTGGATGGACATTTGACAGAGATACAGGATTAGAAATTGATGAGGATATTTCCACTACTGCTTCATACATTCGTAGGGTGTTAACTGAAGAACAAAAGAAACAAGTTAAAGAAACAGGTAAATTAGAAGATATATGAGTAAAAAATATTTCTGTAAGTATTTGCCAGTTTCAGGAGAGATAAAAGAAGGTGATACATTTTGGAATCCTTCTACATCTGAACATTTATCTGCATCTAAAGAGATGTTATCGTGGAATTATCCTACACCTAATATATGGAAGAAAGTGAAACTCTTTCTGTGTTCTAAGGACATACAGGTAGGTGATAATATTGATTGTGAATATAGTGTAGACAGAGTCCATTTTCATAAAGTAGGAGAAATTGCTAGAGATGCAGGTGATTGGGGATGGGAATTAAGAATTGAAGAGCCTAACCCTTCTCAGCCATTAAAATCAAGACTCTTTACAGAATTTATACCTAAAGATTATGCTTTCAAAGTAATAGGAGAGATTTCTTCTGATGCTCTTGGATATATAACTGAAGGTGCTGAGTTTGATGAGGAACAAATAAAACGAGACATACTTATAAAAGATACTTTTGATAATGATTATACGCATTATCACCCAAAAGGTGATGAAGCATTTATTATAAAAGGTAGTACTGAAGAGTTTATCAAAGAATATCCTATCAAAATCAAAGGTCCGTGTGGACATTTTCACTAAAATAAAACTATGACAAAGAAACACGAAGAGATAGAATTATTAAGCATACAGGAATTCTTTAACAGATTTCCTGTATTTAAACTATCAGAAATAGCTAAACTTGCAAAACTTTCAGCCACTTCTGTAACGTATTATAAAACTGGAGACAGGAGTCCTTCTGAATATACACTCAAACAATTAAATAAGGCAATACAGAAGATAGCTAAAGATTTAGAAAATGTAGAAATATTTTAAATTATGAAGACATTTATCAACAAATTTCAAAGAGATGTAATTATTAGAGAGAAGGGTTCCCAAGTACGGGAATCTGATCCAAGAAAGTTCTTTACAATATGGCATGTGAAATTTTGCTCTGTCTTTGGTTTTGGTTACTGGAAGGATATCTATAAAGAACCATTTACTTACGGGTCTCATACTCATAATATTATCTTACCATTTCTAAGAATTCAATTTGGTAGGATGTATTATATACCTAAAAATTAATAAGTTATGACCAAAGAACAAATCAGAGAGCGGCTATTGCAACTACATCGAAGTGAAAATGCTTTGAATAAGGAAATGTCCAAAATAGATTTTGAAGTGCGGCAATTAGGTAAAAAGAAGGCCAAACTTCAAAAAATGGTTTCTTCCAACATGAAATACCGCAATCAATTGATCAATAAACTTTAGAGCTATGATAAAAGAACAAATTGAGCAGCTTTTACTTCCCCGGTATAAATTAATAGCCGACTATCCGGGTAGTCCTTTTTGTGATGTGCTCCAGCCAGTTCTATCCGTAGAAGAAATCTTATCCGAAGATTACAGTATGAAATCAGAGGAAGATATAAACAAGTACCCACATATTTTCCGACCCCTTCAATGGTGGGAGCAGCGCACAGAGGAAGAAATGCCCAAATATATCCGTATTAAAGATCGTGTATGGCAAGTTGAGTGGAAAGAATGGCTTGGCGAGTGCCGCCCTACTGCCCCGCTGGATTTTACCCGCAACAGGCCCAAAGGATATGAACCTTTTAGCCATTACTGGCATTTTGATAAGAACATATCCCTCCCTATAACCGAAGCCGAATTTCTTCACCAACAAACTCAAAACAATGGATAAAAACACAGCGCCCTATAAAGAATTTGGGCAAAACATTGACAAAGCAGAAAACCCAAAAGATGTATTTGTAATTGCCCCCGGCGAAGTATTCAAAGAAGGCGACCGGGTTTATGGTACATGGGTAAATGTGGATGGCAGCACCTATTATCAGGAAGGCATTATTATCAAAAATCCGAAAACGGGTTTATGGGTGCAGACCGAACCGGATGGTGGCATTACCGAGATAAAAAGATTCTTATTTCTTAACCATCAAACGTTTAACAATGGACACTAAAGCAATCCAACAGTTAGCCGAAGAAAAGTTAAGCGGTTATGAACAAGAACACTTTGCCCTTTCCAGACAGCACGTCCTTTCCGCTATGGTCGAGATGTATGAGGCCGGAGCCGCCGCTGCCTCCTCGCAGACAGGATGGGTCAAAGCCTCTGAACGGAAGCCTAAAGAAGAAGGTTTGTATTTCGTCCGTAAATCTATTTACGGAGGTTTGGGGTACACTAAATATACAGCCAGATTCGAGGAAGAGGATTTTTATGATGACCATTATAACGACAGGTCACTGCCATTTTATGTTGAAGGATTGGAATGGTTAGAGGAAGCCCCGGCCCCGCAAGCTATCCCCGAAA